ACTGCAGCGAGTGCAGCTGCTAATGCCAGTGCTACTGTAGTTTCAAATTCGGGCCCTGCTGGTTCTCCTGTAGTAGCTGCAAATGCTAAAGCTGCAGGTGATAAAGCTGCTGTTATAGTAAAAACACAATCATCTTGGTTATCAGGAATATCAAATTTTTTTAGACGTGGTCCTAAGAAAGAAGAGATAGATAAGAAAAAAGAAGAGGCTGAGAAAGCTAAGGCAGCTGCTGGAGCTGCGGCTGCGGCAGCTGGAGCTGCTGCGGCTCCTGCTGCCGCTGCTGATAAAATATCTGCAGAGGATACGGCTAAACTTGTGGCTGACTCTAAGGCTCAGGTTGAGGCTGAGGCCAAGGCTCAGGTTGAGGCCAAAGCAAATGCTGAATTGCCTATTGACCCTGCATTACAAAAGGAAGCTGAAAAAACTTTTAAGGAAGAACTTAAAAAATTTACTGATAGAGATCTTATTCTTAGTAAAAAACAAAAGGTTGCAAACAGCGATAATGATAACATAAAGGGTATTAAACAAAAAATAAATGAAGTTTTCGAAGAAGTGAATACCACATATGTAGAAGCCTTTAAGAAAGCATATATTGAAGAGTATCTTAAACCGAAGGATCCTAAGATAAAACATACCGACCGTAGCAAAGATGCCGCAATAAAAGTAGCAGCTTCTGCTGTAATTCCAATTTTAAAGGCTCGTAAAAGTATTACAGAGGCTCGTATACAAGAAATAAAAACAAAACTTGAAGATACAAATTTAAAGGAAGATATAAAAGAAAATTTGCGGGAAGAAAAAAATATATTTCTGAATGAAATAGCTGGTATAAATTTAATACTACAATCAAAATGGTTGGCTCCTGCGGCTCCTGCTGCTCCTGCTGTTCCTGCTGCCAAAAAGTCATTGTTTTCTAGATTTGCTAGAAAAGGCGGATCAAGAAAGAAGCGCAGAACTACCTCAAACAAGACGCGCAAGCATTAGTCAGCACGTCGACGTAGTCGCTCCCTAAATATCGGTGAATCCGTCAAAACACTTAGTAAACTCAACAATACTCGGTCGATTGTAAGAGCAGGCGACCAAGCAGTGTTCAGAATATCCAAACAAATAGATCCATCTGCAAGTACAAACTGACTACTGACTTGAGTCAGAAGACGGACTTTCGGTGGCTTGAATGGATATGTCTGAGGAATTATAATCTCTACATTTACATTCTTACCTTCCAAGTTAGTTTGAGGTGGTCCAAAGAGTGTTGCCGTCCACAGCAACAGATTGTTATCAACCGGTTCTGCCTTGTAGAATTCGCTAATTCCAGCCTGATCTCTTTCCATCTCTCGGATTTCTCGAAGAATACGCTGGCTAGTCATTGAGTCTACCGTCATAGACCAATAAACATAACTCAATTTTTTATCTAAAGCACTGCAGAGCACATAGACTAGATGACAACGTTATTCAATCCTTATGCATTCGCACTCAGAAGACTCACAATTGAAGATGATGAAGACAGCTGGTGGCGTGGATTCATTGCTGGAGTTGTCTTTGGATGGTCCCTTGGTATGATCATTGGTTGCGTCATTGGAATCGTAAAGACTTATTGATTGATAGTAGAAATGTCGAACGATGCCAAACAGTGCCCCTGGTGCCAACGATGGTGTCTCAAAGATGCTGCCTGTGATTATGTATTTGCCTGTGGTCTAGAAACAACCGGCAAATTCGTTGTGGGTGCGGGGTGTGGTCGTACGTGGTGCTGGCAATGCGGCAAGAAATATTGCTGTCCTTACTATGATCCTACAACGGGTCAACGTCTGCCAACGGCCAAGGACCATCACGACCCGTTCTGCTGTAAAAAAGAGGAGGGATTCAAGGATATTGACTATTGCCCCGGTGGGCACAGCTCGCATTGTGGTCGCAGATGGTAAACTATACCAGATATATAAATTATTCATAGTATCTAGTTTAGAATGAATAATTTGTTTGGAATGGCTAACGGGAAATACTTTGGTGAACCGCCATTCTATGTAGACAAAACACAGGCCGCTGGTATGACTGATCTACCGAAACCTACCTTAATAACTTGGATACGAAATGCACCGTTTGTGCTCATCACCACACCGAATTTTGTCTGGGCTACCATTTCATTAGTTCTCTACGTTAACGCGCCATATACGCTTGGCCCCGAGTCAACTGCAGCGCTAGCACCCATAAGTTCAGCCTTTTTCCTAGAACGCTTCCCTCTTTGGTTTGGCATTACCTTCGGCTATTTTTCATTTTGGCACATCGCTCTCTACTATTTTAATATGGCGCAACGTCCTTTTATTGCCAATCGTGTCTATACGATTGATAAGGTTGTACATAATGCATTTTGGACGACATCGGGTATTGCCATTTGGACCGTCTTTGAGAATGTATTTGCATACTTGTGGGCAACCGGTCGTTTACCTTATATTTCTGATACTACTTCCATCTCTACACCATTCGGTTTCTTTGCCTTTCTAGCAACTCTTATGGGAATTCCCTTGTGGCGTAGCATCCACTTTTATTTTGCCCATCGCTTCTTACATTATACTCCGTTATACAAGCAGGTACACAGCTTACACCACAGAAATACGGATATTGAGCCATTTTCAGGTTTATGTATGCATCCGGTTGAGCATTTGTATTATTTTGCCTGTGTTCTACCAAGCCTAGTTTTTTACTGCAGCCCGTATGCATTTGTTTGGAATGGCGTACACTTACTCTTGAGTCCTGCAGCTAGCCACAGTGGATATGAAGATCACTTTCAAAGTGATGTGTTCCATTATTTGCACCATCGGTATTTTGAGTGTAATTATGCAGGAAGTGATGCAGCATTTATGGATATTCTCTTTGGAACATTTAAGGCTTCTTTTAAGGATCATCCGGTTGATAAGAATGGACCCAAGCCTCGTGATGATGCCAAGAGTACCTTACGATTGCTTCCTACCCGAGAGTTTACTACCTATCTAGGTGCGTCTACCCTCTGTGTACTCGCGTGGGCTTATACAGCTGTTCAGAAATATCCTGTATCTACAAACCAGGCACTCGCTTTATCCTCAGCTGTAGGATTTGGTCCTGTTGTTTTCGCAAGTGTAATGAGCTACGTATTTGGTGGAACAACAAGCCATCCTGTAAAAATGTCGCTACTAGCGAATGCACTCCATCTATTGTTTGGTGTACTGTTCTGTAGTGTTCCGATAACCTATGGATGTATGCTCGCAATTATGCCAAAAAATTGAAATACTGTAAAGTTTAGTAGACTCAGTATAAAATGCTCGAGATTATTTTCCGCCGCTTGCGAGCTCTAAGACCTTCTCATCCTATTGCTCCTCTAGGTCGTTGGTGTATCAAGGATAAGACAAAAAATAACTGGAAGATTGATATGGCAAATACAGATCATTGCGGTACCTGCTCATATGATAACCAAAAGCCTGTTGTAATTAAGACTGAGTCTATCACAGCAGGGACCAACGAGACCACCAAATCTGCTGTAGCACATCAACATCTCGGTCAGCCGTGTGAGCCGCAGGCGGTGGCGGCTTCTGAAATGTATCAGTATAGAGCTCATCAAGGCCAATGAACTTGTACGGATCGCTCGGATGAAATCCCTTTCCAGGCCGCTTGAGTTCAGCCTTCGCCTTCTGCATTGTGCAGAGCTCTGCGCCGTATGACCAGAAGGTCGTTGGATCAAGATCCAGACGCCATTTGAATGCATTGAATACCACATTCCTGTCAAATTCCATATTATGGGCTATGACAAGGTTGCATCCTTCAAGCGACTTTTTGAACATCGTCATAACGACGGTCAGATCAGATCCAGTCTTAATCGCCATCTGCTCTGTAATGCCGTGGAACTTGATGCTCTCGTCAGGGATTTCCCAGTCAGTCGGCTTGATGATGTACGTCTGCTTCTCTACAAGTTCCTTATCCTCGTACACTGACCACGAGATGGACACCAGATCGGGCCAGTTGGCAGGCTTAACAAGAGCACTCAAGGTACGCATCTTGGGTAAACCAGTGGTTTCCGTATCAAAGAAGAGAACTCGACTCATTACTATGATAGTAAAAATAATGAAAGTGGTTTCATTTTTACGTGCTAATTGCGGCATTTAGTCTAATGATTTCATCATTGCCTTTGCCATCTGTAGTTCATCATCCTGATGCTTGATCACCTCTCGCAGCATTTGCTTTGCAATCGACAACTTTAGTGAAGCCTTATCTACAGCCTCCATCGCCTCCTTTAGCGAAGGCAGCGTTTTACAGACTTCTACATGCATAACCTCAGCAGTCTCAATTGTATTCTTAGGAGCCTCAACCGTTTCATCTGTATTCTTAGGAGCCTCAGTTGTGTAAGACATATACCAAGGCTCAATCAAACTATGAAGTCTCTGAAGTAGACTCTTAGTTGCCTTTCCTCCAATGTTAGCAAAGACAGTTGCTTCATTGAAAGTTGCAGCACACGTCATTAAGCAGCAAACGAACAGTGCTAGCTTCTTCTTTTTCAGATTACTCCACGAGTTGATAAATATCAGAGAAGGATTATTGTTTATCGCCCACGTAATAAAGTCGTCCGCATCCTTTTCATACTCCTTTGCTAACTGAATAAAGCTCTCCTGCGCAGTCTTTCGCTGCTGTTTTACATCACGCTTTGCTCTTGCAACTACGGGATCTGTAGTCTTATTCTTCTTCAACTCTGACCGCTTCTTTGAAAGCTCCCGAAACTGCTTGATCGCTTCTGTGTATTTAGTCTCAAGATTCAAATTAAGAGATCGCTCAATCTGCGCCTCAATTGCCGCAATGTCAAAAGAGTCATCTGAATCTGATTCAGGGTCAATCTGCTGCATTTTGCTGTGCACCTGCAAACCAGGTAAGTAAGGTCAATTTTTGCAAACGGTTGGTCTAAATCTGGACCCGGTATCTAGAAAGATGAAGGCGTCAAGCTCGACAAATTCTTTGACAAGCTTAACGATTGATATAGATCCAGAGTGTATTGTGTGTCTTGATTCTGGGCTGAATGCACAAGGTGAACGTGTTTTAAATCCGCTAACGCTTCATCTATGTGGATGTCGTTTTACAGTACATCCCAAGTGCTGGACAGATTGGGTTCAAGCACGAAATATGTGTCCAATCTGCCGCCGGCCTATTATTGTTTCTGCGCAAGCGCAATCGCAGTCGCAAGTGCAAGCGCAAAATCAAACGCAAGTTCAAGTGCCTGTTCTCGTCTTAGCAGATGCAGATGATAATGATATTATAAAATCACGTTTACTTTATTTATTCTGCATTTTATTACTAATTGTTATAGGTGTGTATTTTGTTTATGGAAAATAGAAATGCAGGCTCTAACTCAACAGTTTGGACAATTGTCTCTTGGTCCCGGAGTTCGTTGGCAGAATCAGCAGTATGCGCAAGGTCAGCAGCCGATTGCTTCTTACCAAGCAGCTCCTGCAGGCTACCACGGATTTTACCGAAATGCGCAACCAACTCTGACATACCAGCAGAATCTGCAATATGCTCAACAGGGTCATCAGCGAAAGAGTAGACGTGGTGGCAAGCGTGGAACACGTCGTGGAACCCGTAAGCAACGTAAGACTAGACGCAACTAGACGCAACTAGACGCAACTAGACGCAACTAGACGCAACTTAGAATTTCCATAAGTCATCCAAAACATTCGATGTCGGTTTCGCCTCCGAAAACGTCACCGAGTTTTTCTGCCGCTGTCCCTGATTCGCATACGGACTCGGCCTCTCCAGCACTTCTATAAAGGCCGTCGGCGGCGTGTAATCAGTCGCACGCAAAGCAGGCCCTGACGTCTGTAATGCAGTCTTCATCGTGACCTGAGATGCGCCTTTACGTTTCTCCGGCCCCGCCATTTTCGGAATCATTGCCTGTACCACCGGATTCTTCTCCTGCAAGTACTGGCGTTCGTGATGAGCCCACGAGATCAACAGCAAATTCGGATAGGTATACCGAACATCATAACCCTGGCTTCTCAGCTGAAAGACTACATAGACTACGCAATCCTGCAAGTCAATGTGTGGCAGACCGAGTACAAACGGCGGTATCGTATAATAAATATATGTCGGTTCACTCGGCTGAGTAGCCGAGAATGCAATCTTATGCAGGACCTGTTCAAGAATATGATTGTACGCCTTCAGCCGGGCCTGGTCTTTTTTTGTTCGTGCATCAAATAAACTTGCCGCAGGCAATTGTGGCGTTGACTCAGCCATCCTAACGATGCGCTATCATTTCATCTTTCTAAATAATCCCTAACAGCAAAGAACGCAGTAAATGAGAATCTTACTAACAGGCTGTACTGGATTCGTCGGGCGATTTGTTCTACGTCATATGCTTGAACGTCTCGATTTAGAAAAGGAAACCGTTATCTGCTTGCTGCGAGCCAAGAAAGGCCACTCTGTTCACGATCGCTGGGCCTCTGAGATTGTTGCGGACTCACTCTTTTCTGGGTTTGCTGAAGCGCTGGCAAAAGTACAGATTCAAGAAGGTGATCTGGATCATCTAGCTGGAATCTTGTGGCCTGCCGACCAAAAACCCGATCTGATTGTGCACTGTGCAGCGAATGTAAAAACTCTCGACACCTACGCAAATTTGTATGCGGATAATGTACTCGGTGTCAAGAATATCTGCGAGGCTGCGATTCAGTGGTCCTGTTCGAAACTTGTTCTGATTTCGACCTGCTATGTGCATCCTAAGACGACTGTCGGCAAGGCGACTCTTCTACCTGCTGACTTGCCTCAATCACTCTTTACAACCGATTATACTTACACGAAATATCTCGGTGAACACGTTGCTGCTGCATATCAGGATAAACTCCAGATTTCACTGGTACGTCTGAGTTGCGTCGGTGCACCCTGCGGATGGCTCGATGCTCATCCAACGCCTGGCGCGATGGCACATCTTGGAATTCTGTCCCTGATGATTCGTGGCAGACTCCTCTATGTCAGAATGCCTTCTACGATGTATCTGTCGACGATTCCTGTAGATCTTGTTGCGAGATCGATTATGGACACAGTTATTTCACTGCAGACGTCAGATCTGCAGACTCTTCAGATTCAGCAAGTGTGTGCCAAGCCTGAGGATTCTACGTGGAATATGTCAATGCCACACCTAATTCAGAGTCTAAAGCGCCTCGCACCTAAGCTGCCCCTTCAGATCGTAGATTGCAGCGAAGCCGAGTTTGCCGGCAAACTTCGTAGCTTTGTAGGCTGGTCAGCCTGGACACCGTGGGGATACAAAGTCTTGAGATTTCATCAAGAAGTCAATAATTTTATAACGCAATTTGCAGACGGCCAGCGCTTTGAGAGTACCGTTCCTGATGCCTACTTTCCTGTGCTGCAGAATAAGGAGGCAGCCTATGAGCAGACGTGCCTCTACGTTGCACGCGGCAATCATCAACATATGATTGAGAAGGGTGTACCGAAAGCGATTCTGGACAAGTTCTGGACGAATTTACCGAGCCACGATATCATCGGTCGCATTGGATTTCGAGAGCCGATTGAGTTCAAGTCAAGAGAAGAGGCCATTTCCCGTATCTATGATTGTTTTGCGTCGTACAGACCATTCTTTGGGGCAGTCGAGAATCCGTCAGTGCTCAAGTACCAGGACAATACGAGGCTTGCGGTTCGCTTTGCATCTGAATCTGACACTATGCAACTCGGCTGTAATCCCTGGACAAAGGCATCGTGCTACATTGAGATCGAGGGCTCTGGATCCACAGTAAAAGCCATTCGAATGCTGGGGCATCACGGAATAGGAGATGGAACTGCGCTCATCGGTGTTCTACCGCGGATTAATTCGCTGCAGTTGCCAACACCGAGCCACACATTCCCTGAACCTTCAATTAAGCCAAGTAGTTTGACGTGGATACAGGAATTCGCGTGTTTTATGTACTATATCGCGGCCTTTATCATTCTCTTCTTTCGTCCTGCTGATCGAGAAGTGGGTGATAAGAAGCAGCGGGTGGTATCTCGAACGATTGCAACGACGTCAAAACATATTGAAAAGCATTCGGGGAAAACCTTTACAATGTCGCTTCTTGAGAAGACATATCCAGTGTTTCGTGCAGCTTGTAATAAAGAGACAATCATTTACTGTATTCCTGCCGTCGTCCAGAATCCTAAGGAACGCGGCCTGAATTTGCCTCAAAATGTGTTTGTTCCGTTGATTCTGCCATTTACATCGAACAGTGATGAAAATGCCATTGCTGCTCTATGTATGAAGTCGAAGGCTGTCAAGATGCTGAATTGGCTGTTTGTCTACGGGATTACCGCAACAGATCTGTATGGAATTCGTGATCGATTTCACGAGCGCATCGATGTTGTCTTTTCGTCGTTGCTGGCATCTGAGACGAACCTAGAGTCTGTCGAGTCGTTTCATTATTTTGCGCCGACACCGGATGAAGTACCGTTCACGGTGTCGGCAATGACAATAGGGCGTGAGACCCACTTATCTGTGGGATCATCAATGAAAGAGTATTCTGCTTCTTCGCTTTTGGATCAGATTTTAGTTTAGGTATTTTATGCTTCAAATTCTTCTGAATTTACTCTAGTTTGAGATAATGTTCCAACTTGTGAAAGTCCTTGTGCTTGTGAAACTGCTTGTTGTGAACCATTAGATTTGTAAGGAGCTGGAGCAGGTTTAGCAGCAGCTGGAGCAGGTTTAGCAGAATATATTCCAAATCCAGTCGGTTTTGAACTCTCGGAACCAGAACCAGAACCTGAACCAGATCCATTAGGAGAAAATACTAGTTTTTTTCCAATCGATTTTTTAACAGTCACATTTTTAGGACGTCTACCAGCTCTACCAACACTACCACGTTCAACAGTAGAAGGAAGTGAAAAAAGACCTTGGGCAGGACGAGGGGAACGAGGTGGAGATGCAGAAGATGAAGATGATGATGAGGATGATGAAGCTTCTGCTGGAAATCCAGCTGGAGGTTCTGCTGGAAATCCAGCTGGAGGTTCTGCTGGAAATCCAGCTGGAGGTTCTGCTGGAGGCACTGCTGGAGGTGCTGCTGGAAAAGCACCTGGAACAAAACCAGAAAAACTTCCAAAACTAAATGCTGCTCCTAGAGCTAAAGGCACAGGTACTCTAGATGGATTAAATTGTATAGGCGTATATTCTGAAATATCTAGTAATGTAAAAGCCTCTGGATTACCAAATAAATCTACTTGACCAGAGGATTGTGCAACCCAACGCAAGTATATTTCAACAATGTTTTTTCTTGTAATTAATTTAGTATAGTTTACAATAAATTTATATATAACCTTGCTATTGTATGATATAATTCCACTTATTTCAACTACATAATAAAATAAATAATATATATCATATGCTGTTATATTAAGATATTTTAATTGTTTAATTGTTATATCAGGTATAGCTGTATACTTTATTAAATAAATAATTTGATCAATAGGCTGTATATTATTTTCATCTTGATCAAAATTAATTTGTGAGATATAATACATTCCATAGTAATTATCAAAACCGCCAAAACCGCCACCGCCATTTTGCCTGCGCACTTTAGGTTTCTTTTCAAGAGATCCTTCGTAAGAACCATTATCATCATTTTCAATTAACTCATCCTCCGCTTCCGCGGCTGGTGCGGCTACAGGTGCGGCTGCTGCAGCTCCAGCATCATTATCACCTGTCATAACTATTCCCTGAGCAGCAGGTTCAGCAGCTGCTGCAGAAGGTGCAGGTGGTAAAGCAGTAGTTGTTGGTCTAGCTCTCTTTCTTGTTCCTTGCCTTGCCGCAGCAGCAGCCGCAGCAGCCGCAGCAGCCCTCCTTTCCTCTAGTGCAGCAGCTTCTCTAACATTCCTCCTTCTAGATATATTCGGTGGAAGCTCGCGATCGCTATTTAATCTTTGAATATGTGATCGAATATCTCTTATAATTGGATTATTTACTGCAATACTTGCTATATTTTCTTCATCACTTTTTCTCTCACCTTCTACAGGTGCGAGTCCAACTGCATTATGAGGAATTCCTCCTTGCCCTGGAGGGCTAGGTGGAAGAGGATAACCAAACGGTGGAATATAAAATGGAATTAGTAAAAAAGGATTTCCTAAATTACGAACGATTATTTCATTTCCTCTTATTGCTAAGATTATATCAATCACTTTGAAACGATTATAGGTTGTCTCAAATTTTTTTACAGATGTATTTAAGTTTGTTAAATCATACACTACTTCTAATGCTTGTGGTGGAACATTATTTCTTCTGGCTGCATCTACAAATACATTGGCATAAACTTCATTAGGATCAATAAAAGAACCAGCAGCTGAAGAAGATGAAGAGGAAGAGGAAGAGGAAGATGAAGATGAAGAGGAAGATGAAGAAGAATTAGGAACAAAACGCCCAGAACCTGCAGAAATTTCCAGCTGAGTAGCTTGACGCATACCAGGTGGAATACCACCTGATGATGCAGCTGATCCTGCTGCAGCTGCTATTGCTTCTGCTTGGTTAGCAGTTGTATCATCAATAGCAACATTATAAGAATATCGTAATAAATCATTAATACGTGTAATATATTCTATCACATTGCTAAAAAAATTAATTACTTTGGAATTAACACGATTTCCTAAAAAAGTTTTATCACGTTGGCGTATCCAATACATTAATTTTGTCTTTATATTTACATTATTATATATGACATCATTTAGCGCTCTAATTTTGTTTCGCCTTGCATCATCTCTTGGATTATTACTATGAAGATAAGCTATTGCCTCTGATGATTCCTGACCTTCAAAATGTTTTGAAGACCATATTTTTTGTAAATTATCTACGTGTGTCATATTTGCAAAAGCTCCTGCCATATTGTCTAATGTTAGAAAAATTAAGTTTCGAATATTGTATCCTAGAATTGAAAAAAAAGCATCACCTAATAGTTCTTTTACAAGAGTAAATGCAATCAATTCAACAATATTTGGACTTGTAGTATTAAATAGTCCATTTTTTGCAGGATTTCCCTTTAGTCCACCTCTTGCAGGATTAAAGAACTGACTTGCATCATTATAACCAGCTATTCTAAAATCAGATAAAGGCCTCGCTTTGTATGCATTATCAATATGTACACCATAACGAGTTGCTCTTTGTATATAATTAATAGTAAATACTACAATACAAGCAGCATCTGCTGTTATAATGATATACACGTCAGTAAATATGCCAGCATTAATAAAAAGTTCCCAAACAGCATTCTCAACATGTAGACAAGTATTCACTGGAGGATATGATCCATTTCTTAAATCAACACGATCTCTTGAAAAAGGATCAGTCCAATTAGCAGCAGGTCCTAAATCAGTCATATTAGGATTTACCGAATCTCTTCCTTTTCCTGAATCACACATATATTTTGTTTTGCTAGGAGGTAATTGCAGTTTTTCACCACGATAATGTTCAGGTTTTTCTAAGTAATTTATTGGTAGCTTAAGAATACTTTGGTTTGCATTTACTTCTTGCCTAACATCATTTTCTATAGATTGTAATCCAGTCTCAAGAGATCCACAAGGATTACTACCAGTATTAAATAATAATGTCATTACATCTTGAACATTTCTATTTGTTTTTGAGTCTACATTTGCATTTGATTTAAATAAATCTTTACAGACATCCCAATTACTGAATCGCGCTTTTAGATCCCATCGCACTAAATGATCAAAATTTTCTCTCCGAATAATGATTGGTGCTGATGCTGCAGATGAACTTGATGATGACGAGCTCGATGATGACGAGCTCGATGAACTTGATGCACTTGGTGGGTTCATACATCCCGTTAAAATACGAAATGATACTTGTGCATTTGTTATTTCATCATCTGTAAGTGGCCTAGCAGCGGGAGGTGAATTATCATTGTTTTCTTCTTCCCCAGCAGCAGCTGCTGCAGGCCTACGACCTTTTGGTGATTTTGATCTTGGTTTAGCTGGGCCCTTTGCTGGTGATTTTGCTCTTGAACCTGTACCTGGCTTAGGAGGCATCTATTACTTCCCCATATAAAATCAATCTCCTCTTCTTTCCCTAATGATTCCACCGAGGCACATAGTACTCAGTGGCGGAGGTGTCAAAGTAATCTCTCTTGTAGGTGCGTTAGAGCACCTAGAAGAAAAAGGACATCTGCGATCTGTAAAAGAATACTGCGGAGTCAGCGCTGGTGCATTTCTGGCGTTTATGATGGCACTGCAGATCCATATCAAAACCATTCGAACCCTCATTCTCGAGCTCGATTTCGGCGTTATTCGTAATCTGACGCCTGAAGGTCTGATCGGTTTCCCTGAAACCTTCGGCCTCGATGACGGCACGAATCTAGTCAAATTCCTAGAGTCTATTCTGCGTATTGCCGTCAAGGTAGATCCATTTCTGACGTTTCAAGATCTACAGAAGCGTTCACCCGTCAGATTTCGTTGCTGGGCTGCAGATCTGATCACTGAAAAACCTCGAGAATTCTCCTTCGAGGCAACACCAACTGTACGTATCGTAGATGCTCTGCGAGCGTCAATGTCGCTGCCGTTCTATTACTGCCCCGTTCCAGATCCCATAACAGGAAATCTGCTGACCGACGGCGGCATTCACGGAAATCTGCCTGTAGCTCTACTGAGCGAATCTGAACGGCAGACTATGCTCGCTCTGGGTTTCGGATCTGATTTAGAAGCTGACAAGACAGACGGATTTGCCGATGTGCTCGTGTATATGAATAAGGTATTATTATGCCTCATTCAAGGACGGAATCAAGAAGTGTATGAGAACTGGTCCCATAAGATATGCCGAATTTCAATCGATCACTATCCTTCGTGGAATTTTGAGCTGAGCCGGGACGATCGCGTGATGCTGCTTGGGCTCGGTAAAATCACGATTGAAAAGTGGCTTATGACTTCCTACAGTGTTAAGCAGAAGACTGCTGTGCTTAGGAGATATTCTGTTTAATGAAGCTTGTGTAGGCGGGGACGGTACGCTCGCCTGTGTACTCAATCTGGTTGCCATCAGCCGTTGACAAGTAGAAGCTCGGGAATCCCTGGATGCCGAGGGAGTTGACCTCGCTGGTCGCCTCGCCCTGCTCCAACATACGGATCTTGACGGGCTTTCCCTTGGACACTACCTGGCCGGCGGCGACGAACTTCTGGAAGTCAGGCTTGATCTTTTCGCAGTGCGGGCAGCCGTTCATATAGTACATTGTGAAGGTCGGACCGGCCGTGTCGCTGAATCCGTCAATCGAGAGGCCACCGCCTGTGTAGAGGACGGCGATATAAGCGAGAGTGGCAACTACAATTCCAACAACAAGCATAAGTGCGATAGGCGACATTTTCTGATAGTGTGCAATAAAATAGCCGTGAGTCTAAACCGTTAGTCTAAACCAACACTGGAGAAATAGAATAGAATGTGGGCAGCTGGATTTAGAAATGGTCGATTGTATAGTGTTGCGGCAAGACCGCTTGATCCTCGCTGGTCTTCCACCGATAAGCGAAGACTACTAGGTATTGTAGCAACTGGTCTGTGTTTAGGATGGTCTGAAGATCGAGCATTTGAAGTGGGAGAAGCGTATGTGTTTTTACAGAAACACAAAGGCATTTCGTGGTCAAAGAATTCAAGGATTGTTGCAGATTTGGATATGATTATGAGTCCCTTGTCAGATTCGCAGAATCCAACAGGCGACTCTACGAGTCGCGTGTCAGATTCGCAGAATCCAACAGGCGACTCTACGAGTCGCGTGGGAATAGCATCAAACCCAGAAGAACTACAAAGAACAGAGCCGAATGAAGAAACAGACCAGACGGAGTAGGGCAGCCGCCATTTGCCACCGTCAAAAACGATCCAAAGAGCATCTGTGTCATCTTGTATGTTTCAGGATTCGCCAATAGAAAAAAGACTAGCGCAGAATAAAAAGAGTATTTTGCCTTCAAACCAATGGGTAAGTAGTCATCATATTTGCCGGATGCCATCTACTGTAGGTTTTGTTTTGTAGGAGTTGTTGTAAAATGTCAGCGCGGATCATAATAGAGACCCACTCTGGCTTTACTCTCGGCAAAGCTGTCTGGTACATTGGAGCAACGCGCTGAGACACGGCGTTACCATTCATCTCATTCTCGTATTCGTCGTTGTTGATGTAGTCCTCAATTTCCTCAGGCGACACCATACCGAGAGAGTCGCGCGCCTCCTCGAGCGCTTCAGGGTCAGCTTCATTGTTGATGTAATTCTGGAAAGGCATTGCGAGAGAGGAGATGGGCGCGGGCTCAGGAGGGGGGAGAAGTGTCTTGTAGGTCGGATCGAGATTATTGTACGCATCGTTGGCTTTGTTCCAGGCTTCTTGCTCCTCGAGGATGTCAGGGAGTTCTTCAGGGCCGCGAATCGGTGTGTAGACACCTCCTTGTTGTGCTCCTTGTGGTGCTATTATTGCGTTATAAATATCTTGGTATTCTATCTTTGCTGCATCTAATTCTTTGTAGTTTCCTTCTTCTAATACTTTTTTATAAGCTCTTATAAATTTTAATAATTTAACTATTGTTTTTGCATCACCTTCATTAAATTTTTCCCTTATTTCTTTAGAACTTTGTGCAATAATTTTATTTACACCAGCTTCCGTTGGTATCGTGTTTTGGCGTGTACCTGTATATCTGTCAAGTATTGTATCTAAACTAGGTGGTTTGCCATTCCTTACAGTTTTATGCGCAGCAACAAAATTCTTAAGAATTTCCTGATTTTTGAATAGTGCTTCTTCTCTTTGAATTTTTATCTTCTCTTGTTTTTTAGCTTCCTCTTTCGCTGCTTTTTCAGCCTGCGCTGCCGCTGCCGCTGCCGCTGCCTCTGCCGCTGCCGCTGCTGCTTCTTCAGTAGCCTTTAACTTTGCGGCTGCTGCATTGTCCTTTGACTTTTTAGCAGCTAGAGCAGCTTCTTTAGCAGCTACAGCAGATGCTTCAGCAGCTTTTAATCTTGCCTCATTTTGTTCTGCTTGATTTGCTGCATCTTCAGCACGAGTTGCATATATTTCATAGTCTTCGGCAAAACCGATAAATGGAGGCGCATTGGACGGCGGCTCAATAATCTTATTTATTTGTTTAAGATCATCCGTTGTTTGGTCGATGATTTTTTGTAGATCATCATTCTTTGTTAGTTTATTTAATCTTACTAAAACACCATTTAATCTATTTTTAATTTCCAAAAGCTTCGCGTCTCTTTTTGCTTTTCTTTCTTCATCTCTCCTCATCTTCTCTGCAATTCTTTGCTGTTGTCCTTCTAAAGGCTTGTGTCTGACTTTTCGAGCTTCTTCTTCCTCTGCAGCTATTCTTTCTCTCTCAATTTTTTTTTGTTCTAACAGTTCATCTTTTCTTCTTTGGGCATCTTCATTAAGGACAGGCTGTACTAATGCTACCTTATCAGCTAGCGGCTGTCTTGATGCTTGTATTGCTTCTTTTCCTCTTTCAGCTTCTTCAGCTTTTCTTTGTGCTTGAAGATCTTCAGTCCTCTTTTGTAAAGCTGCTTCATTTGCAGCAACTTGTTGTTTGTAGTTAGCAGCTAACTTTGCTAATTCTCTTTCATTAGCAGCTGCCTGAGCAGCTTCTTCGGCATTCAACGCATTTAGACGCGCTTGTCTTGCTTTATCTTCTTCTTTTGCTGCAGCTCTTGCCGCTTCTATAGCAGCATCTCTTTCCGCTTTCTTTGCTGCCCTTTCAGCATTTTCAGCAATTTCTTCAGCTGTATCTGATTCAACTTGCGCTTTTCTTGCAGCCCTTTCTTTTGCGAGTTCAGCCTCAATTTCTGCATTAAAGTCTTGATTTCTTTGTGCAATTTTCGCTGCTTTTTTAGCTTTTGCTTCTTTTTCTTCAGGTGTTTCTTCTTCAGGTGTAGCACGTGCCGCCTTTGCTTCCGCAGCTCGTCTTTCAAGTTCAGCATCTTCTTGAGCATTTGCTTCAGCATTTGCCTTTCGTTTGGCCGCAGCTTCTGCTGCTGCTACAGCTTTCGCTCCTGCTGCCACTTTTGCAGCTTCTGCCTTTGCCTTAGCTTTCTCAGCTTCAGCTTTCAACTGTTCAACACGAGCTCGTGATTCTGCAATCGCTTGTAAAGCTTCAGGACTAGGCTTATCCTCATCATTGTTATTAGGTAAAGCAGCTAGCCTTGCTTGTTCCGCAGCACGATCTGCGAGTATTTTATCTAGTTTTTTATCTGATTCTTTTAACATACCTAATGTTGTTTCATTTACTTCTGTATTAAATTGTTTATCATTAGGAATAGCATTTAGTCTTGCCTGTTCTTCTGCCTTACGTTGTTCAGGAGTTAGTGCAGCTAGTCTTGCTTTTTCTTTCTCTCTATCTTCATCAGTCCAATCATTTTCTGCAGCTTTTTCAGCAGCTAGCCTTGCTCTTTCTGCAGCTTTTTCTAAAGCTTTTTCTGCAGCTATAGTTCTATACTGATCTAGGCCCTTGGACTTTCCTCTTTCTCCCAAAGACTTTGCATTCTCTCCTAAATTCGGAGATGTTAGGGTTTTTTGATATTCAGCTTCAGCAGATCTTTCTTCAGGGGTTGGTGAACCTGTGATTATTTCAAACCATCCTTTGTAAGAAGAAACGTGGTAAATAAGTGACAAAAGAGATTTGGTAATAATCATTAATGTTTCAGATACCTTTGTCTTTCTAAATAACTGTGTTCCATCATATGTATCATTTTCTAATTCTAATTCTTGTCTTTCTAAATCAGACTTTATTTCGGCTTTTAATTCCTTTAGTTCGTTTTCCTTTTTTTTCTTTAGCTCCTTTTCTGAAATATTTAGTCGATAATCTAAATTTTGTGTCTTATTTCTTCTTTTTTCTTTTTCCTCTAAATTTTTATCATATTGATTTGCATATTGTCTTGTCCATTTCTCGTGAAATTTTGGGTTAGTTAGCTTAAATTGAGCGTTTGTCGATTTCTCGTGAAATTTTGGGTTAGTTATCTCAAATTTTGCGTTCATTCCACCTGATTGCTTCTCTGTTTTATTGCCAAATTCAAAATTGTCAAAAAGAAATTCGAGAAGTATTTTTGTATCTTCAGAAATTTCCTTATAGAGTTGCTTCTTGCCTTCAAGTACAGCCTGATTGTAATTTTCAGGAATTAATTGCAATGCTTTGTTAAGACGCTCCTGCATTTCAAGAATCTTTGCCTCTAACTCAGAAACACGTGCCTTTTCCTTCTCTAGTTCTTTAGCGGCTTCTTGTTTAGCAATTTCATCAATACCTTCACCTACACTTTTTGATTCAGATCCATCATTACTATTTTCACCATCACCTTTAGCTTCTAACTCTGAAATTCTAGCTAATGCCTCTGCAAGACGAGCTTGTACCGCATTTCTTTCTTGAACCAAAGTTTCTGTTTCACTTAATAAAACTGGACGAGATTCTTCATATTCATCAATCTTTTCTAAAGCGGCTTTCAAGTGATCAGCCATTGCTTTATTTAGTGCATCCTCATCAGGGTCTCCATTCATAATACCTATCGCCTCACTGACTTTTTCAAGCAAGTCAGCCCGTGTTGTACTTGTTGACAATTCAGCCGCATTGAGTTTAGCAATCGCTTCATTTAATCGCTTTCTTAACTCTTCATTTAATTTATCTTCATCAGGCTCTTCATTCATTACTTGTATTGCTTGCAGTACCTTTTGTTGTAATGCAGCTAAATCAGATTTCTTAACTACAATTTCATCAGGCGTTAGTGTGATTCCACCAGGAGGAGCAGGAGGACCACCAGAACCAGAAGGAGCAGCTAGTGTCTTAATCTTAGTTTCAAGAGCATCAATAATACCATCAAACTCTTCTTCTTTTTCAAACATTGTAGTATAGCCAGCCTTCACTTTTTCATTCTTGATTGTTCCGATAAAAGTTGTTAGAGCATCTCTCTTTGCTTTACGATCCGCACTTGTTCCAGCATAGTCCGCTGCAATCGTAGTTGTTGCAAGAATATTTAACGCAGTCTTTCTTGATTCACGTAGGGCATTGTAGTTGGTTGAAAGATCTGTTATAATTTGGATCTGTTCATCCATAAACTGAGAAACATAGGTTTGAATTGCTTCCAATGCATCTGTTATGTTTTTATTCTTTTTAACAGGATCTTGTTCTGTGCATGAAGCTACAAACAAATCAGCAATTGTATCTTGATTTGATAATCCAGAAAATTTAGCAAGCACTTGAGAAATGAGTGATTTATCACACGCGACAAGAGGAGCTGCAGGAACAGGATCAGTACCAATACCTGCATTAGCAGTAGAAGAATCAGTACCAATACCTGCATTAGCAGTAGCAGAACCAACACGAGCACCAGGAACAACACCAGCACCAGGAACAACACCAGCACCAGGAACAACACCAGCACCAGGAACAACACCAGCAGCACCAGTACCAGGTAAATTCCCGTAAATGTCAGGAAATAGAATCGGCAATAGATGATAGAGTTCTATAACAGCCGCAGCCATTCCGTGAACTCCATCCTTCCCTACATCCTTGAATGTATCAGGCTTTGCACCCACCTTCAGACCGTCCAAGAGAGCCTTAATTTCTTCCTTTGTGGTTCCATACTTTGCAAAGATAGCACTGATATCCAAAGGTCCAGGATCTTGTGCATTCTTGTACATAAGCGCAAACAGTTTTGGTAGGACTTCATAGTAAACAGCGCTTGCATTCACTGAAGTTGTTGTTTGTACAGTGCCATCCGAAGTACCAACTGAAACATCCAGAGGTGTATCCTGAATCTTGATGCACGTCTTTTGATCAATGGGTTCATCTAATTTAGTTAGATATAGTTGAACAAAATCCTTTTGTTTTGTCATTGCATTCTTTCCATCTGTGTTTGCTGTACCGAGTTTTGAAAGGGCTTTATTCAAAAATTCTAGATAGATAGTAAAACCAGTTTTTAGAGTTGCAATATCTGAAGTAGAACAAGGAACACGATACACATTTTCAGAAGGATTTGATATAGGATTCTGTAAAATTCCAGGTACTTTCCAGTATTTTGCAACTGTGTTCTTTACTTTTGCATCCTTTCCAAATCGTTCTTCATAGCCATTCAGAAGTAAAACGAGTGTTGCGCCTTGAGTTGGAGTAGCTGCTTGCGCACTCAGTACAAATGTTTCAGATCCAATCTTGACAAAGATATCAAGGCCAGAGCTAGGGCTCACAGTAGGATTCGGTGTTGATGCAGCTGCTGCACCTGCTGCGCCTGCTGCACCTACAGACCCTGTGGACCCTGAAGGAGATGAAGTGCCTGTAGAAGTAGTTGTTGTAGCACCAGCAGCACTAGCAGCAGCTGTAGCAACGGATGCAGAAGCTGCAGCAATTGCAGCAGGAACTGCTTGAGGCAATACCGGTGTTGAAGGCGGCGGCGGTCCAAATGGATTAACATCAACAAGCTCTTTCAAGTACTTTGCGGCTTCTGGTTGTCCCTGTTTCTGTGCTTGTTCTAAGTAATACTTTGCCCGATCTTTATCAATTTCACCAGGTCCATTTAGATAAAAAAGCCCTAATTGCAATTGCGCATCAGCGTAGCCCTGAAGTGCTGACTTCCTATATAATTCTCGCTCGACTTTTTCCCAGTGAAGTGCGTGAACTAACATATCATTTAATAAGTCTCGTTTTTCATTTCCCTTTAAAATAATACCATTTGCTTTTAATTCATTCTGTACCTGAATAAATGAAAGCTTTTGTATACGTGTTAATTCGTCACCTAGTATTAACATATTTAAATCAACTCTTGCAGTCGCTAGATTTGTAAGTTGATCATCATATTCTACTTTTTTAGGTTTTATTTCTTTTTGTTGTTCTATTATGGCATCAGCTTCACTTAATAATTCTTTTGCTTTCTGATCTCTTTCGTTTTTTTCCACATTGGTACCTGATGGCATTGCTTGCTGTAATTTTACTTTCTCATTAAATTGTTTTGTTGCTTCCTTATATTTATCATATTTTGATTTATATTCATAATATAATTCATTTTTTTTATCTACAAGTACTTTTATTTCATCTAATTTCTTCTGTTGTGCTTGTGTTATAACTAGATCCATTACAAAATTCATATTGAATTTATCAGTTCGCGTATAGTTGCGCAGCCAATCAGCAAGAATATACTGAGCAACAGGATCACCTTTACGTGCATCATTCGCTTCGAGTGAAGAATCAACAGTTAAACGCAGATTTTCTTCAGAGTTTGAATTTCCAAGAATATAAGTTGTAATAATTGAATTTAATCTCTTCTTTTCTTCATCAGTTTTTGCGCTATTTAACTGATTGAATAATTCATCAATTCGTGTTTTTATATCTGGACGATCTAACCACTTTTTTTTATCTTCTGTTTTTTCAGCTGGTTTATAATTCTTATCGTTTGCTAATCCTTGTAGTGTATCTAATGCTTCAAATATTTCAAGAAGCTTACCTTCATCTAAAAGTTGCTTGCTTGACTTTAATGTATTTCCATCAGAAAATAAAATAGCAAATCTCTGATCTGCACTTTTAGACGTTGCAGTTCCACCTTTTTCAGGAAGTCCTTTCATTTCACGAATTCTTCTTTCCTGTTCTTCATAGTTCGGTGCATCACCTAAGGTTGTTCCTGTTATTACATCCTTCTGTGCAGCTATTGCTGCAAGCTTCTCTTTTGCGGCAGGCTTGATATGTTCAATCGACGGTTTAACCGGTGGTATTTCACCAGCTGCCGCTGCCTTTTGCGCTGCTACTTTACCTGCCGCATCAAGTGGTATAGGTGGAGGAGGACGGACTGATGAAGATGCATTTATAGGTGGAGGAGGAGGTATTGAAGTATCTACCGACGGTGTTGAAGCCATCCTATCTAAAACCGCCTGACAATTATTCTGTAGATGGCTGACGCTGCTGTAAAGATTTTTAACCCCTGGAATCTGAAAAACAAAGACATCACGACGCAAGATGTTGAAAGCATTATGCGCCGGTATGGTTGCCCCGATTTCAAGGTCAAGAAGCTCCACTATTTTGCACAGAGTTGTGTACACAAGTCCTACGTGGACCGACCTGAAGTCTGGGCTGAACAAGAAGGCGGTGAGCATATGGTGATGGCCGAGAAGCCCGAAGGCTGTCTCGCGCTCAAAAAAGCCGACAATGAAGAACTCGAATTCGCTGGCGATTCCGTTCTATCAGCGATTGTCGGGAAGTACCTCAAGATGCGATACCCTGGACAAGGCGAAGGATTTCTAACAAGTCTTCGTACTCAGATCGTCAACAACAACAACCTCGGTGAACTTGCAAAAAAGATGGGGTTCGCACCCTATCTCATTCTCAGCCGCCACGTCGAAGATGTGTGCGACGGCCGCCAAAATCTGCGAATTCTCGGAAGCTTGCTTGAAGCCTGGATCGATGCAATTATGGAGCACGAAGGCAATGAAGGTGTAGCCTACGATATGGCTCGTCGCTTCGTCACTGCCATTATGGAGAAGCACGTGAACTTTGCCAAGATGATCGCTGAAGATAAGAACTACAAGGATCAGCTTCTTCGGTACTTCCAGGCCCAGTTTCACACACCCCCTCGCTACTCCGAAGTCAACGTGGAAGGTCCTCCTCACGACCGCACGTTCACGATGGGGGTTCTTGATCCGCAAGGCAAGGTGGTTGCTACCAGCACCGCACGCAACAAGAAAGTCGCCGAGCAGGAAGCAAGCCGTCTTGCACTCGAAATTTATATGAAACAGGGAACAAGTTCAACAAGTCGCTAGATAACTGAGCGCTACGTAGCTCTAAGAAAACATCGCAGAACAGTTAGAATGTCGTCCTCGGGCATAGTACCGAAGTTCAAGCCCTTTACAAAAACAAAGGTGTCCCTCGCTCTGGAAGCGACACCTCAGCCTCTTGAAATCAAGACTGACATTGCAACCTTTCATCCTCGCAAGTTTCGCGATGCTGAAGGCGCTTCAGCAGATGAAGGGCGTGGCGAAGTAGACGGTGAGCCTGTGCAAGCCGAGCCTGAGATGTTCAAGAAACGGCAGCGTGAAGCCGAGCCTAGAGCACCGAAAGCAAAACCGGATGCTGCTGATTTAGCTGCACGAGCAACAGCTAGGGCAGATGCCGGGAAAGCCTTTCCTGGACTTCTACAACGTGCACGACAAGGCCGAGGAGTCCCCGGAGCCACTGTACAGCCTCGTGTCTACAGTCGTCTCAACGTCCTCTCTCGCGACGTACAAGCGGCTCAAGTCGGTCGTCTACCCCAAGCTCTGCAAGCGCTCAGTAAGACACTCCTCGACACTGAAACCACGAATCCCTACATCATCGAACCCGCCCCTGATACTTTCTTTCCCATTTCTCGTCGCGGTTTCGGTTCCTTCCTCATCAACCAGTACGGACCCATCTTTCCGAAGGGCAACCAGAAACTCCTCGACGTTGCCAAGTGCGCCGCCAAGGGCGAGGAAGGCAAGAAAGAAGTCAAGATATACCACTACCAGGCATTTATTCGCGAGTATCTGCGATTCGAAACACCGTATCGGGGTCTCCTCGTCTACCACGGTCTCGGCAGCGGTAAAACGTGCTCAGCCATTGCGGCGGCTGAGGCGCTGTTCGGAACGCGTGGAAGTCGTGTCATTGTAATGACTCCTTTCAGTTTGCGCGACAACTTTATCAGCGAAATCAGCTTCTGCGGTTTTAAGCACTTCCGTCTGCAGAATCACTGGGTTGCTCTGTCATTGAATGCCGGCGGTGAATTCGATCCCGAAATGGTCAAGATCTTCGCCAAGAATGTTTACGGAATTCCCGATTCCTACTTTGTCAAGCGCGGCAAAGGTCGTGAACAGCTTTCGCGCATCTGGGTTCCCGATTTTGACAAGGAATCTGAGCCGAACTTTGACGGTCTGTCAGCCCAAGAGAAGGATGAGATTACAACGCAAATCAAGGCAACCATTGAGAACCGTATCACCTTCATCAACTACAACGGCATAACAGCAACTGAACTAAAGCGTATGGTCTGCTCAACTCCTGAGATCTTTGACAATGCCGTCATCGTCGTCGACGAGATTCACAATCTGACGCGTCTGATGCAGGGATCTTTAGAATACTACTTTGTCAACAAGGGCGGTCGGCGTACAGCACCCGTCGAGAAACTAACAGTCGATCGGCAAGCACTCCCTCTCTGCGGCCAAGCCAAGAAGTACCAGCGCGGCTACCTCTTTTACCGTCTCTTTATGGACGCCAAGAACACAAAAGTCATCGGTCTATCCGGTACACCACTTATCAACTTCCCTGAAGAGCTCGGTATTCTGATGAATATTCTGCACGGACCCATTCACACCTTTGAAATGACTGTAAAAGTCGAGCCGATGCGCGATGTCCGTACACTCATTGAAAAAGCCGTTGCTCTTAACGAGGATCTCGACACCGTGTTTTTCCAGGTATCCGAGGGAAGTCTGACGGCGACACTGACTCGTCTGCCCGAGGAATTCAGTAAAGTCTTTGGCGACGATTCTGAACTCCTTGGAATTCGTCGACGTGAGCCCGGCAAGATTGCGCCTACGCTTGCCCAAGTCTATGCTAATCTTGAGACTGCTCTGAAGGCCGACCGTATTGTGATCAAGACAAAGCCGGTGTTCAAGGCCCAGGAGCTTCTGCCTGCGTGGGACAGCACCTTCCGCGGCGCCTTTCTTCAGGAAGACGGTATAACATTAAAGAATGACATTGTTCTGAAGAAACGTATTCGTGGTCTTGTCTCGTATTACAGAGGTATTCAGGGCAATGTGATGCCTCGAGTCACGAGAGACGAGATCGTCAGTGTTCCTCTGACCGGCTATGCGTTGAAGCTGTACAACAAGTACCGCAACCAGGAGATTCAGATTGAGATGAGCAAGCCTGCAGCTGCCGGGCCCACAGCCGGAGATGCAATCTGGGCTGAGATTGCTGAGATCTCTACAGGAAAGACATCCAGCAACTACCGTATGAGCAGTCGTCAGGCGTGCAATTTCGTCTTTCCGGATGGAATTAGCCGCCCTCGCCCCAGAAATCTGGATGAAATTGATGCGGAGACTGGCAAGGATCGTGATCTGATTGTGGACAATGACATTGAAGATCAGGCGGCGGGTCGTAATGAATCGGCTGAAGAGGCTGCTGCGGAAGCAGAGGATAATCAGGTAGCGGCTGAAGTTGCGGCGGAGGAGGGTGGTGGTGTTGGTGCAGCAGTAGTTCCAGGAACCCGAGAAGCCGCTGAAGCGTATCGGCGAGCCATTAGGCAATCCAAAGATGCCCTTCGTAAGATCGGCCCCACTCATCTCCAACTCGATGGCCCAGCAGACAAGAATCTGGCTCGCTACAGCCCGAAGTTTGCAGCAATGCTTCAGCGAATTCGGGACCTCCCCGGTAGCAGTCTTGTCTACTCCCAATTCCTTGAGATGGAGGGCATCGGCATTTTCGGAATCTGTATGGAAGCCAACGGCTTTGTTCCCATTGAGATCAACCCGGGTCCCGATGGCAAACTCCAGTTCTCGCAACGCACAGCTACTTCGTTAGCAAAAGGTCCCGAAGCCAATGAAATGCGCTACATCGAATTCACCGGAACAGGATCAAAGGAACAGCGTGCTGCGGCCGTCAATGTCTTCAATGCCCGCTTCGACAAACTGTCTCCTTCAATGCAAAAGGTCTTGACTGATGCCAAATGGAAGAATAACTACAAAGGCGAACTCTGCCGTGTCTTCTGCATTACCTCAGCCGGTGCTGAAGGTCTGTCTCTCAAATGCGTACGTGGAGTTCACATTATGGAGCCGTACTGGAACACTGTAAGAACTCAGCAGGTGAAGGGTCGTGCTGTGCGTATCTGCTCGCATATGGAGCTGCCGCAAGATCAGCAGACGGTTGAGATTTTCACGTACTGCACGGTGATTCCTGAGGAGGCAATGAAGGCTCAGGCCGTCGATAAGACACTCGAGCGCAGCGACTCGTACAATGCTGCAGCGGCTGCGGCACTCGGTGTTCCGGTTCCTCGCGAGGCCGTGGAAGGTGTTGCAGTTCCTGAAGGAATGTTCGAGGCGGTTGAGGCTGTTCCTGGATTGGCCGGTGCTCCTGCAGGCGCTGCTGCAGCAGTCGACGGCCCAATTAGGTTTTACAGCAAGTTGGCAAATGAGTACCGCGGCTTCAGCAACTTTGCGCCGTCGCCGATGGTCATCCGAGGCAAGCGGTATGCATCCGTTGAGCATTACTTCCAATCAATGAAGTTCGTTAACCCGATGTGGCAGGAGGCAATTCGTGTTGCGCCTACTTCTGCTAGGGCAAAGCAGCTCGGTGCATCAAAGGATTATGAGATTCGTGATGACTGGCAAAAGATCAGAGAGCCAATAATGCTTGAGGCGCTACGTGCCAAATTTAAGCAGAATGCAGGACTTTTACAGCAGCTCAAGGATACTGGCTCTCGTCCTTTGATTGAGGCTGGACCGGATGCGTTTTGGGGAGAAGGGCGACTGAAGAATGGTAAGAATCGCCTTGGAAAACTGTTGATGCAGGTTCGCGAGGAGATGAAGGATGTGGTTGCTGCTCCTGTTGCTCCTGTAGCTGCAGAGGCTGTGGCTGCACCACTCAGTGAGGAAGCTGCCTTTGCAGGTGAGAATGGACCTGAGGAAAATGTTGCTGGAGCTGCTGTAGAGCCTCTTGCAGCTGGAGATGAAGATGAAGAGGCTGAACAAGCAGAAGGTGATGCTGAGGCAGTGGCTGAGCAAGAAGTTTATCAAAAAGGCGGAGCCAAAGATGACGAACGTACAATCATCTTAACCAGCGACCAGCGTGTTCTCCTCATCAGTCTACGCAAGGAGCGTGTTTTAACATCTTTGCAAACTCTGATGAAGTCAGTTGCGGTAGACTGCGAACTCAACTATGTAGACAACAATGATGGTTCCTTCCGTTGCTTGAACCTAGGTGATTCCATCGGCGACTTTGCCTATCATCCCGATCTGCAGAAAGACATTGCAGAGACAGAGGCGAAGTTCAAGAGACCTGCTGCTCCTGTACAAGCACAAGCGCCTGTACAAGCCCAAGCTGCTGCTCCTCTTGCAGTAAATGCCGTTGCTGAGCAAGCCGTTCTTCCTGAGCCCGAAGGTCCCGCTGTCTCTCAGATCGTCAAACTCCCTCCCGCACCTGTCGCTGCAGCAGCTACAAATGAAGAAGCAGTAGAAGCAGCAGCTGCACTTGTCAAGCCAAAGCCTAAGCGCATTAATTACCGTAAGACTGAGTACTTTTACCAAATCAGAAAAGATGGAACAGGTAAACCGCTCGGCTATCTCCTTTTCAATACAACTGATTCTGAATTAACACGGCCTGTAGGATATGTGGAGGCGAATCCAGCAACAGGGCTTCCTAAAGGGCCTGTTGTTGAGCCTCCGAAAGAGTAAGTCTCTTACGAGTAGTAAAAAATTGACCCTCTAATTACCTCTAGTCTCAGTATAATGACCTTCGTCTCCACCCTTCTTGCACTTGCTGCTGTTTTCCTAACATCTGCAAATGCATCGTATCGTAACTGCGGATCTTCATCTGATCTCGCCAAGAATCTCGTTATTTCGATCGTACCCGATACACCCAAGGCCGGCGAGTCCGTCACCACAACCTTCGACTACGATCTGGAATCTGAAGTAACCGGTGGAAAGGCCAGCTACGCATTTAGTTTCAACGGTATTCCCTTCAGCCCCACAGTCAATGATCTCTGTACAGAGATGAGCGGTGGGTGTTGCCCTGACCCCTGTCCTCTGTTAGTTGGACATCATTCAGATAAGAGCATCGCAGACTTTCCCAGTGTCAGCGGCAAGATCATAACAACAATCAAGTGGACCGATCAGAACGCCAATCAGATTCTCTGCGTCGAGTGGACTGTAAAGGCTTAGATTAATTCTATCTCAAATTAGATGGCCTTACCTGATCAACCATTTTTGGATATATTGAATAGACAATGCCAACGATTAATTGAGTATTATGATAATTTGCCAGATGGAAACGCTGAAAAAGATGAAGGATACTCTAGTTTTAACTTTACACTAAGTATTCGTTATAATCAATTTATTTACAGATCAACCTTTGAGGTTACTTACGATGGAACATTAAATATTCAGAATGGTTGTCTACAGGTCTCATTTGGTAATGAAGGATATGTATCACACGTAGATGCTAATTCTCCAGCCAAGAGATGCATTGTAAGAGCAGGACATCCCTATCTAGAACGCGGAACGAAAGATGTAGTAACTGTCTTATTAACCAAATTCGCACTGAATATGCCTAACAAGGATGGTGAAGATATTTATCTTCAAGATGCTGCTAAAATACCAGGAACTAATACATACTTGTCTCCTTTTAATTTAGTTCGAGGAGGTGATGCAACCTATGTAAAATACGGATATACGAGTACTGGATCGTACGATCAACTAAAAGAGATAATTAGTAATTTTACATTTATAGATCTTAATGATGATTTACAGGGCGCAGTACAACAACGATTGGGTCGAATGCCAGCTGAAGATGAATCGCTAACTGAGGTGATGAGGGAGATTAATATACAAAATGATCAAGGTCTATCAGACCAACTTTTAGAGTATATTTGCGATGAAAATGATATACACCTTGGAGAAGGAGATAGTGAAGGTGATCTATTGTACTTTATATTTGATGAGAATGAAGGGTTTGCAAATGGTTGGGAACATCTTGTTGAAATAATGAATTATGAAGATGATTGGCCTGAGGATGAGAATGGAAATGGAATGGACTATGGAGGAGGTCGTAAGTCCAGAAAGCAAAAAGCCAAGACCAAGAAATCTAGATCTATACGTAAACTTATACGTAGACTTACACGCAGAAAGTCCAAGAAATCAAGACGGCAGTAAAGTAGCCATTCGGTGCTTACACGTTCCCTGCTCAACCAGATGCGGTTCAACCCACAAGGCTTTTCCTCCAATGGATCCCAATTGGTAATTCAATTCCCAATCGAGACACTCTCTAAATGGAAAGGCCCTCGGCCGCATTTTTTCCAGAAACGACACACGAAACAGCATAGAATCTGTACATCTGAATGGAAAAATGTGCGGCGGCTTTTGTACACTCGTCTTCTGATAGACCGATGTATACTCATTGGCGTGGCTGCCTACACCATCACTCAAACTAACGTAGTCCCACTCCATTTTCTCTAGAAGACTCCACATTTCACCAAAACGCTTCATAAAATCGTCGCGCAAAAACACATCCGATTCAAAGAAAACAACATACTGAAATCCTCGTTTTAATGCGTGATCTACCGCTGACCAGAAGTTAAAAATCAGTGAGATCTCACCGAGTGTCAAAGATCGTCCTTTCCACGAAAGAAAAGGACATTCGCGAGGACAGAATGGATCATACAAATCAAAGACATTATTGCTGAGTGTATCGCCCCAAGTAGGAGCAACCTGAAAATACTTTTCTTGTGGCAAGCCACGTTCATCCAGGTGTTTAACTAATCTCTCCCATCTTGATGGTTCCTTTTCAGGATGGCAGAGAAGGTAGACTGCATCAATTTGTTCCATTACTATTGATGATATTTATTTATTTAGACCTCAAATATCTAAGGTTCGTATTGCAACTCCTCGAATACTAGATACTTCGATTGTTCCAGGCCACTTCTGTGTTCCCTTTCCTTCGACTAGTGCCCAAGCAAGAAGATCTCCTCGCTTCTTATCAGGTATAACAAGATCAACATATTCACGATTTCCTATACCAATGCAAATTAATGTAGCAATCCCTGATTCCCTTGAAATCGTTCGGCCACACGCAATAAGACCACGGAATTTTACAGATCGTTTACCATCCAGACGTAATTGAGGATCTATCTCAAGACGACACGTTGGCAAGAAACTTTCTGTTATCCAGTAGCCAAACTCTTTGAATTCTTCTATTGCAGAGGGTTGTTTGAGTAGTGTTTGTTCAAATGTCTCTATAGGAACCAATGCGGCAACTGTTTTGCCTTGCGATACACGTTGTGATACGCGATAGGGTGGTGGCTCACGACTTAGTAAAAGCCCTGAGCAACGAGCCTCTCGATAATGGACCCACTTTCTATACTCTGAATTACAATGATTGAGAGCTGAACACCAGAATTCGTGTGGCTTATGCACCTTCCAGAATCCAAGAGCCCATACCAACTGTGCATAGGAGACTGCGTGGCTTTTACAGAAACTGTAGTAGATAAGTTGTGATAAATCATCAATGACTTGATCAATATCTTTACGAGCAAACCCTTTTTCAATCATCTGTCTACGGAAATCAAGTCGGGCTCGCGGGTTTCCTTTTGCAAATGCCTTACGCCAACGATCTGCTTCTGCTGAATCACATCCTAGCAAACAACGAATTTTATGAATTGCATCATCATCATAGACAATCGGTTGTGTTAATGGAGTATGATCTGTATCAAGTTTACGCCATTTTTCTAGGAATTCCTGCTTTCGCCCCTCAGCTGCCGCAGCCGGTCGAATAAGAGCCAAAGCTATTGCAAGATCACCAACTCCTTTTGGTTGCATATTCATAAAGAGTTTTCGCATTCCTCGACTTTCTCCAAGAGTAATACCTATATTTAATCCTCTAGCAAAGAGTCGTTCTGTTTTAAAATCTCGATCTGGATACGAAATGAGAGGTAGTTCAGGACAAATATCTGCTAATTGCGCTAGGCCTCGGTTGCTCAGTAAATCAATCTTAATATGCCCCTGATTTTCAGTATCATCTTTATTTAGATTAATCTGAAAGAGAGGAACACCGTTTGATTCGATTTCTTTCAATCGCAATTCCTCTGGCACTTCCCCCTGGTCCTCAAAGATTACAATTCCTCCACAATGTTTACTATAATTCTTGAGTGTTCCTTGGCGACCTTCTTTTATTTCCTTGTATTCTTTGAGTTCTGAAGATGTAAGGAATTTTTCTGGAATCGCGCCTTTTCGGTTGACTGCTTGAGGAATCGGCTTATTGTGTTTAGTAAGAACATCTTTGATTGACTGTCGCACATTTACTTTATCAGTCCACATACAATAGTTTGAGACACGTCCCACTTGATTTGGATACTTTTTTGCAATCAGACCGTAAATTTCCTCGCGGCGATTGTAAGGAACATCAATATCAATATCAGGCATATCTTTCCGTAAATGATTCATAAATCGGGCTAATTCAATACAATTCAGAATTGGATCTACGTGAGTAATCCCTAGCAAATAGGTGACAAGTGAAGATCCAGCAGATCCACGAATAATATGAGGTGGAGCAGGCGGTCCCAGTGATTGAATAATTTCTAATACAGTACGTACTTGAAGAAAGACTGGAGCAAAGGCATTTTTATCAATTAATTCATATTCTTCTTCAAGTTGTTTAGTGTAGCGTGGATCATCAGGAATAGGTCGAACAAACAGTGGCTCAAGGAGTTGCTTTGCGGTTGTCATCGTTAAATCACGTTTTTGCTTTGTAATCGGTTGCTTGGCATATTTCATTTCAAAGAAGTCATCTAGGCGTAATTGAACATATTTCATATCTGAAAATTGGTTCTTGTCAAGAATCAATTTTTAGAGAGTTAGTTTAGGCCTACAGATTATTCTAATCCTAGAAATGTACGCCCAATCTTACTGGTTGCAAACATACCGCATCCGGAAGCAATCTGCGCATAAAAGATAGGTGTTCGCTTTGTGCAGCACAACAAATATCCAGACAATACAATAAAAAGAATTGAAAAAAACCAGAAAAACTGGGTAAATGTATCCATTTTCTACTATCGCATCTAGAGAATTTAAATATCCTATTTAGAGTATGCGTACGTTTAGAAAGCGAGTATATCGTCGGAGAACACAGCGTCTTATTAGAGGTGGAGGTGGCTTGAGCGTTCTCGGTAAACCTTTAAAACCCTGTAACTTGAAGAAAGTGACAGGGTTTTATCGTGATGGATTTTGTTCAACTGGGAACGAAGATACTGGTACGCACGTTGTTTGCGCGATAATGGATGATCCTTTTTTGCAGTATACATTGAAACAGGGTAATGATTTAATTACACCACAAGGGTCCAGTTTTCCCGGCTTAGTTGCTGGTGACCACTGGTGCGTATGTGCGCGTCGTTGGATGGAAGCATATCGTGCCGGTAAAGAACCTAGAATAGTACTTGAATCCACCGATAAGCGTGCTTTTCAGTATATACCTCGTACTGTATTATTAAGCCATACAAAAAGTAAAAAATAGCATACCGTAAGGTCGCGCTTACGCATACCACAGGTCGCTTACGCATACCACAGGTCGCTTACGCATACCACAGGTCGCTTACGCATACCACAGGTCGCTTACGCATACCAAGTACTCATCCAATCCTGCTTGGCCTCTCTCTTGATCGCCACAGCGTCCAACTTGTAGTCAAAGTAGTGCGTCCAGTATACACGCATTCCACCATATCCAATTAGCTGTCTTGAACTGCCTCTATCATTCGGATCCTCAATCAGTGTCTTATCAATAACACCAGAAGGCCACTGCATTTTCAAAACCGGGCTTTCCTGAAGCTTGTTTCCATCCTGCTGCAAATCCGACAAAGCTGCCGCACCCACCTGCATTCCAGTCAATGAAAAGATATCCGAATCGTCATCGCGCAGCATACGTAGCGTGATCAAATACTTCACACCTGTTGTCAATGTAGGGCCATCAACCTTTGAAGTAAAGCCGCGAGTCCTGCTAGTGTAGTGAAGACGAAGTTTTGCAGTCTTGTAGTCGCCAGTTCCAACGAGTTCAAGCAGAATGTACTGATCTCTGAACTGATTGTAAAAGTATGTGAAGTTAGGAGTACTCGCAGCATTATTCGGAACTGTGTCAAACTGTACGAGCATAGTCATTGTCATAAATGAGTACATCTTTATTCCATAATTGCTGCCAATACCTGTATTCGTCACAAACTGCAGATATGACTTGGCAAACGGAAAATCATCCGTTGGAGCTGCAGGGGCCTGAAGCATATTTGGCCGACCCCCAACAAAATTCCACTGCAACTTATTGCCACTCAGACGCTTATCGCAGAAGCTAATCGGTGAACCATACTGAGAGAAATTAGGATAGACCTCCAGATTAATCATAGGGGCAAATGGTTCCTGTGTCAGATGGCACATTGATGCAGGAACCTGGCCCCAGCCAGCCCACCAATTGTTCCACCAATAATTCACGCAATTCGCCTGGTACTCCAGTAAGTAGTATAGACCACCGCCTCCGTTAAACCAGTATCCGTGTACAATATTAGGACCGGCTGCGGATAGACCCCAGCATGTCCACCAGTTCCACATTGTCGTTGGAGGAAAGTAGCCCAAGTATGACAAATCATTTCCAGTCGCCGCCCACTTCCACGTCCACAAGCCTGTCATCGGCGAATTCAGCTTTGTTGCATAGCCGTCATCGCCCGTCACCCGAATACGAATGCTCATATCAGACGGCGGCAACAGATTGGTTATGTAATTGAAAGAAGTCAAGTCTGTACGATTACCTGTACCTTGTGTTCCCTTCAGCTCGGCATTCTGATTGATTACAGGGATATTCGGGCGAATACGACGTCCAAGAAGTACTGTCGGTGTATTTACATCCCATTGGTGAGTAAACCAGAAGACCTCAACACCCGCCATCTTGGGCATCAGCGGCTTAGACTTGTCCTCCAAAGAGGTTCCCAAGAAATTGTACATTGCCTGTTGCTGTGTACCGCGATCTGTAGATGAGCAATTGCTGCTCAACCTACTAATCTTCCCCTTAACTGCAGACCAGTTGCTCAATGAATTCCATTCCTTCGTCACATTGACTGGCTGAGGGTAGAGAAATCCAGCCTTTTGCCCTCCAGCCTTTAAGAAGACTTGTTGCAAGCATTCAAGAGTAAATGGAGGAGTTGAAGAATCTGAAATCTCAGCACAGAAATCATACTTGTCTACCTCACCTGACTGAAAGCAGAGATCGCGGGCTGAAGCACGGAGACCGGTCACTTGACCTGAGCTTGCCTGATCATTTACCCGTTTGAATTCAGTAAGTGCACTACCTATTGTTGTCTTACCTGTCTTGAGTGCAGTCTCATCGAGTGGTACTGCAGCACGTGCCTGGTAGATTGAATAAGCCTTCGCCTGCATCAATGAATCCAAATAATTTGAATCAGATCCCTGTCTGAGAGCCTGAATCATCGTTCCAGAATTTTGACATCCAGCCTGCGTTGCCTTCTGAATAAGACAGTCGCGCTTCAATGCACCGTTAGGCAACGCTGCGCAGACATCGGTCTGAACATATCCAGGAGTTCCAGGAACAGAGGAACTGCCGGAAGGTGCAGTCGGAAGAGGGGGGCACGACCCAGCCGCCGTGATGATGCCAGTCGACTCGCACGTTAAATTAGGATCATAAGGATATGCAACTCTTCCATTCTCGATAGGCACTGCCTTTCCTGAACTTCTGCAAAATCCACAGCGGCCCTGGTACATCGGCGACGACAAATCGCCGCAAGTCTGGACTTGCCTACACAAATGTGCGTGAACCTTCTGTTTTGCTTCCTTCAAGTCCCACATCCACTGACCGTTAATGGGGCGCTTATAAGGAGCACCTGATGTTCCATAAGCTCCAGCACCTTGTTGCGGATTCTGAACATTGTAGATCCATCCACAACGACCAGGGCTAGAAGGATCCTGAGAATTTGCTAAACTAGTAAGATGCTGAAACTTGTCGCCCGATCCAGAGCCTTCGCACGCTGCCTGTCGTTGATCAAGTAAAGTGCTTGATAATGCTGTTTGGGTCTGACTATTATTAATGAGAGGCGATGTTCCAGTAGTTCCAAGTGTATTCGTTGTCGTCAAACTACCAATCTGTAAATTAGGATCTGCGACCAGTAGAGGATTGGGAAGTGTACTTGAAAAATAGGTATTCAAAGCCTCTGCCCTCTGATTAACAGTTCCCGTAAAAGGTTCTTTTATAGTATTATTTGCATTTCTAGGCATACTAGTCTCCTGTTTGTTAGTCAGAAAAACTAAAACATCAATCTTCTTTGATACTTTGGTTTTTTACTTAGACTTCTAGTTATTTAGATGGAATTTCCAGCCGGAGCCCCTGGTGCACTATAGCTTGTTTGATCAAAATTTCTGATGTAATAGGGAGTATTATTATCCAGAGCCAATTTTCTAGAACCACCTTCGATTGAATCACCCAGTGGCTTGTTTCCGTAGCACCACACACCTGCCTTCCTATTTGGAGGAGTATATGTCATAATACCTACACCTCCATTACCACATCCACCATCTATCGTTGCTGAGATCGGGTAGACTGCGTTGGAATTATCCTTGACCCATCCACTCGCGCACACATCAGCACCTTGAGCCTGCGCATTATTTAGCTGAGCCTGTGTTGCATTTACTGCACCAACTGCCCTACAGACACCATCAGCCTCAGACTTTTCGTGCGAATATCCATTCCCTCGGGCAATCCAGAAGACCTCGTTCTTGTTTGTAATACCGCACGAAATGCACTCTTTAGGAGCACCAGGTCTGCGGAAATCAAGAGGTATAACAAGACCTGTTGAATTAATTGTCTGATTAGAAACTACTCTTCCACCAGCATCAATGAGTGAAACAATTGCACCTCTAATACGTTCAGTGCAGCAATCTGTACGCTGGAATACAACCACGCGAACAATATCAAAGTTCGCACCCAGATCTATGGTGTACGTCCCACCGCTTGTCTGCTGAGGACCGATATGCCAGTTTGCAGTCCAAGGGCGTGGCCTTAGTGCACCATCAAGGGGTGTCTGAGGATTGCCACCGGGCCAGGTTGACTGAACGGATGCCTGCTTGCCCTGCGCCACATTGACACCATTCGAATCCATAACAGCTATTTGAGAAAAGTGGAGGTACTGTCCAGGAGTTTGTAAGATTCTCACTGTGCGTGTAGTATAGCCACAGCTCGCCGAACATACACCTGGAACAGCTGCACCCGCAGGCACTGGCCGATTCGCTAGATTTCTACCATAGCACTTGAGTACCGCATCATTTCTTGAAGGATCCGATAATGGCTGGCTGGCAAGCGCGTGAATCTGGTCCATCATATTCTTTACATTGTTGACACCTCCCTGCCTTCTCCAGTAGTCAACCGCAGCTTGATTTACACCTCCATTTGCGTTGACTGGTGATAGAGTACCGCTTGATGTACAGAATTGCACTGTATTGTCAGGGAATAAGCTGCTGAACATACCATTTGATCTGTAGGTAGGTCCAAGCGGATTACCGCTACCTTGATTTCTCCAGAGATAGGTCAAGCAGTCTCCACTCAGAGGTCCTGAATCCTTATTGGCAGTATCGCAAGGGCTCGTGATTTTACGTCCAGTACAAAATTCACTGGCTGCAGACCAGTTTTCAATGCTGAGTTTTACACCTGAGCTCGACATTCCTGTTGCACTGCGAATTGCATTCTCGTAAATGTGCGCCGCAATTTGAGCTAAGGAACGATTTTCTCCACTGGTATTTGTAAGTAATGCTAAATTGGAAGAGGGTGACATCGGAAATCCTTTTCCAGAATCCAAGCAGCCATTTGCATAGAAACTATTTTGTAAGCACTCCTGATTGTACTTACCAGGACCAGATCCCTTCTTGTAGCAAGGATCACTTGCTAAAAATTCAGCACTCGACTGCTTCGTGACAAACGGGCCTGTAGAGCACATATCACCTGCGTGCGAGTTCGTGTCAACGAAGGTAAAGGGTGTAGGAATGATTAAATTCATATTTTCCTGACCAAATCCAGGACTCATAGTATTGCAGGCAACATCATTCACCGTAACAGGTCCTGTTAGACGAGGCTTTCTGCCTGTATATCCATCTGTCTGCACAATTCTCTGTAGATCAATTCTGAAGTAGCCATTTGATGTGACACCTTCAAGATATCCAGCAAGAAAGCAGCCATTTGCATTGGTAGGGCTTACATTTAGAGTGACACGTGTCGCTTCAGGACCCTTCAATTGAAGTTTCTGCGGTGAAGATCCTAAGACAACTCTAGCACCATTTGTATATCCAGACTCATACCACGTCAAGTTTCCACTTCCAGTGACAAAGATTGTAGGAGGGTTAACATTCACGCTTCCTTCTACAGGAAAATAGCTCTGATCAGCATAGCACTGTGAGCATCCCGTAATGTCATAACTAGCTGAATTTTGGCAGGTCATTATGTTTTCAATACGTCTTACTTCAGCCGCATTTCCTGCCATCCTCTGTGCCGGACAGCTTCCAATTGTCGGCTTGTAGTCAGGCAAAAAATCTCCCCGTTTATGCTTCTGTGCATATTCTTTATCTCTGGCAAGTAAGACTAGACCTCCCTTTGTAGGATTTCCTGCACTATTCTTACCAATGTCTACACAGATACCGCAATTTGCCGCAAATTTAGGATCATTAAATGCATTTGCATCAACTGTTTTGACCGCCTCACATAACCTGATCATTACAGGTAATCCATTAGGATCCTGATCCTGAGGATAAGGATTATCTCTTACAATGGTTGTTCCACCTGATGCTGTAGGTGTTATCGTAGAGGTTCCCATTAGAACCGCTGTATTCGCAGGCAAAGATCCTGAAGTATTGCTTGCAGCTAGGGCGACAGCGACAGGATTGAACTCTGATCTTTGACGTTCAACAAAAGCATTGTGTATAGCTGTAGTTGCTGCATTAAATCCTTCAGATGTTCTGTTTCCAAGAATATACAACCCTATTAACGAAATGGCTAACACAGTTATAAATAGTAAGATCTCGCGATTACCAGACCGCATTCTGAAAGATATTTAGAGATTATCAGGACGAACTAAACTTGTCGAATCGTAGTCTCGTGTGATGACGCGGAAGAGAAGTTGTGTTTGGTGGCTGAGGTTAAGTAGTCTGCCGGGTAAGAAACTTTGCGTGACAATCGACGATCCAAGCGCTGTATTGTTCGGCTGTCCACCAAACGGTAGGAGATTAATTGCTCCCGTTGTAGGATCTCTGAATTGATTTCTTATAATGATAAATCGAGCGTATCCTAGCTGATTTGCTCCGTCATTTATTTGCTGCTGCGGTTTTGGAGTTGCTGATACAAATCGTAAACTACATACACTAACAACAATATGACCTGCTGCCCGCTCTAAATAATTCAAAAAATCTGTTTGAGCTATGGTAGGATTTGAGAGTGATAGATTACGCATTACAATACGATCACCTTGCGTAATCATAAAGCGACTGAAGCAAGTTCTAGAATCGATCCAAATAAATTCACCCGATGTATCCAAGTAATAACTATTTGAAACAGGTGCATAGGCTGTCGAAATATACGTTGAAGCAGAATTACTAAAGAAGATACCACTTATATCAAGTGTATCAGGTACTTCAGATAAGAGTGTTCCATCAGGGCGCTGCATACGAATACTGAGCTTTGTTAGAGTTGCGAGCGGCGTAGGTGTATAGACGCGCTGGCACTTCATATGCTTAGGAATCATCGAGACAAATCCACGATTACCTGAGATTGCAGGATCATAATCAATCGTTCCACCAGTCACGCTTCCCGCATTTGCGTCTGAAATCCAGTTAGCATCATACTGTAAAATACCAAATGCCTTATCAATGTAAGAATTTGTTCCATAGTTGTTATTATCTAACTCTTCAATATTCAGAGCAACAAACGGTAAAGAAAAGACTGTAGAAAAGAGAGATGTATTGTTGTCGCCCTGAGTTGCTGAGTTTTTCAGAACAACAACATCGAGACCCTCAATCGGCATAATAGTCTTAACAAACTCAATACGTGTTATGTTGCGGAAACGCGCAGTTCCCTTCGGTGCAACACTGACTCCGTTGGTCGGATTTCCAGAATACAAATTCACGTGGAAATTGTAGCGATTTTCTTCTGTATCAAACTCCCACCTGCGATCCGCACTGTAAATTGACAAGTTATACTCGGTTTCCTTATAGCTCTGAATATCCTGCTGTTTGATCAAGATATCCTGAGGCAACGGTCCTCTAGCTGCAGCCGGATTAGTGCCGGAACGTGCAATCGTAGGGTTTCCATCACCGCGACCAGGCAGCTCACGAGGCAGCTCCGATCCACGTACAATAAGATCAAGCGGTTGATCAAAAAGCTGTCTGGGATCAGGTCTCTGCTGTTGGTTATCCTGAGCGTAAATGGGCTGATTTGCATTAGCATTGCGCTTGGCCAGCTGCTGATCCATCTGACTTGCCATTTCCTGATTTCTCTTCTTCTTCGCCTCCTCGAACGCTGTCAACGCGCTAACGGAATTATCTTCCTCAAGAGGAATGCGCTGCACGTAATCAGGAATTGCAGGTCGGGGCGCTTCACCACCACGCTGACGGTCAATCATCAATTGATCAAAGCGCTGCGATGTCTCTGTAAAGCTCGTCTCCGTTACAGAATTCAGTGAAGTCTGCCGTTGGAGATAAGACTGAAAGTCAGACGCAGTCGCCGTTAATACCTCCTTATTCAGAACCTGTACTGGCTGCTGAGCATTCGCCTGAAAAACTTCACTCATATAGTGCTCCAACCCTCTTTCAAGGCGAACGGTCTCCTTCTCATTTAATTGAGAGCCCATTCGCTGTTGAAAGTTCTTTGATAGCAAAGTCATTAACATAGTTTCGTTCTGATCCGAAAAAAAGAGCTTTCGATTCTGGCTTGTTTTAGCATCCATTGCTCACTCTACAAGATAGTTCAAAATGTAGTCTATAGGCATAAACCGCATTTGCAACTGATCCCCGTTGCATTTATTCATCATTTGAAAAGATCCATTTTCTAAATCCCAGCATATCTTTATCTGTCGGTCGGCGCCGAATAAACTGCTTGAAAGTATCTCCTTCAAGCATCCGAATCAAAAAGTAGATACAATACATTCCACATTCCGAATCACTATACTGTAGACGCCTTTCACTGTAAAAAAGCTTCATTAGCGGATCCTGCAAAGTTAGCGATCTCAAGAAACGAGCAATTTGCGGCGGTGGCTTCATTCCATACGAGTCAATATAGTATGATTTGTGTCCCGGAATATCTGTATAACTCGCAATCCAGTGTGATCCACCCTTGTCGTGAGGGTCCAGATTGTACACAAATCCCAAACTGGTCTTTCCCTGTGCCTTCAAGTTGTCGAGTCTCAAATTGCAGATTTCTTCCTGTACACACTGCATCTTGTCTCTGACGTTAGGGTCGGGGGCTGCAAAATCAATCGGATTTGTTCCAAAGAACTTAAAGTGCGGATAGGCCTCTTCATATTGCTTCATCACATCAGCAATATTCAGACTGTCTAGCCACATATCAGGATCGCCTTTCCACTCCTCAGGCATCTTAGGACGGAAATAGTTTTGCAGAATCTCTTGCTTTCGAGATCCGTGAATCGGCGCCTTTTCAACCCAGCAGCGCTCTGTTCTACACCGAGTCCTATTACGTATCCAATGTTTCAAGTTCTTTTTTGTAAGATGATTTGGCGCTTTTAGAGCTCTTGCAATTAGACCAAGTTCAGCTGCAGGTAAGCAAGAGCCATTTGCCGTTTTATACTTAGGATGACAGTACTGAGGTCCGGGCTTTGGTATTATAGCATGTTTATGTTTTCTTCTTGTTTGCTGACCCAGGGTCATCTATTCTAGACTAGAGAATTTGAGCTGCTACGGTAGAATGTCAGCAGACACGTGCAGCCCTATTTTATTTATGCAATCAAATACAACACGCTTTTGGTCTATTATCTTTCCTGCACTCTGTCTCATCCTCGGAGGTGAAGCCTTTTTTGTATTTATGTCAATTCCGGATGTTCTAGGAAGCGCAAAGACTATGGTAGGGAAGTTGCCTGCAATTCCTAAAAACGTAGCATAGGATAGTAATGGACGCCGCAAAGCCCACATCATCAAATACAATTCTAGTTTCTGTTTTGGGTGGTCTTGAACTTGGATTAATTGCAACGGTCGTTTATTTATTTTCCCAACTCGTCGGATCCAAGGACACTGCAAATAATCTATCGATGAAGGTTTTACCGATAACAGGAACTCTCGGTGCAATTGTTCTTCTGCATACCATTCTTTGGTACACCTATTTCAACTACAATCCCCTATCGATGAATTTATATCTACTCTTTTCAAGCTCAATGAATACGATTATCTCCTTGTTCGCCTTATCAATTGCTCTAACTATACAGAATAACTAGGCAAAGTCATCTTCCTCTTTAGAGACCTTGTAAATCTGTAGTATATGATGCTGAATTCTTGATTTTCCTGTCCAGATGTTATCCTCTACCATCTGGAGAGACAAGCCCTGAAGTTTTACTGTTATGCGAATCAAATCCCCCGGCTTTATGGATGTGTCAGAAAAAGGTACTGCAACACCCTCATTAAAAAAGCTCAGTGAGTCAGCTTGCGTAGACAAGTATAGACAAAGACGCTTATTCTTTAGAAGCGGCTGCAAAGGAATTGCAACCTCCGTTGCCTTCTTGCACCCCTCTGTCCACTGGGCGCCGTGCTTCAGTAGACTATGTTGAACTAAAGTCTGAAACTGTTCAATCTTTGAAAGAAATGGCAGTTTCCGCGACTCCTCAAGAACAATTTGATTACGAAGCACATCCATTTCCACGATTTTCAGAGGTTGAAGAGACAAAATAACAGAATGAAAATGAATCTGACCCTCCTCATACGCAAACGGTATAGTTCTGCGAAAGGGACCTATACGTGGATTGCCCCAGCGAACGTGATTTGGATCGAATTTAGTTAAGGGAATACCGAATTCCATACTACGTATTCTAAGCGTGGCCGCTTAGGTCTTGACTAAACGGATATCTAAATCCGTCTAGGTCTTAAAACAATAGTTGTTCAATGGGTGTAGTCTGGAGATGTCAAGATTATAAGAAATCAAAAGAAGCTGTCCATAAACGTCTTGAGCGTATTGCCTTTCAGCGTGGATTACCTCTAACGATCTCCAGAAAGCAGTGGCGGCTCGACCGCAAGGTATCAGATGAACAGGCTCAATCTGAAGAGTTGCAAAAGGATGGTCTACCGTATGAGACTTCACTTCTTCATAACGGTTTTTCGATTGCCCGTATGTCTCTGCAAGATAGGCACTACATCAGATCGATCGTAGATTCTCTCGGCGAAAACGCTCACGTACTTCGTGGTGATCGTATTCTAGTTCTATACGAGGCTGATCTGCTGTCTACAGAATCTGTACTTCTGATTCAGCGAATTCTTGAGATGCGCAGTGAATCCGGCAATATTACGGTGTGGTTTACAGTTCGTGAATCAGTTCCTTATAAACTCCGAGATTGGTTCCTTGATATTCCTATTCCGGTGCAATATCCTGTCTTTCACATCTGGGCCCCTGTCCTCTGGGATTGGATTCAGATGACTCGTGCTTTACCTCAAAAAGAGTTGAGGCATATCGAATCTCTTCGAGCAACCCTCTATTCTTTATTACAGAGAAATCTGCGTTGGTTTGATATTCATCAAGTATTTCTTGAGTTAACAATGCAGCATACAGATGAGCTAGGACCTGAATTAACACGAGAGATTCTGAATTGTCTCGCAAAATCAAATAATACAGGTGCAGGACATACCTTGACATCCTATCGCATTCCTATTTCGTGGGAGGCGCTCTTTGTTTCACTGTATGATGTCCTAGTAGGAACAAAAAAAGCAGGGTAATGTAAGAAGGATGTATTCACATCTGGTTGAACCTTTTTTAACAATGGCAGAAAGTGTATCAACTCTTCCCGAGCTGCGTTGGATTGATGATTCCGTATCATCAACCGATATACAACTACTCGAAGCAGAAGCAAATCCTGCATCGCCTTCCAACATCGATACTGCAAATTTCCGTCAGGAGATGATTGACGCGTGGAAACAAAAGAATAAAGGTGTTTCAGTCTTTGCACGCGAACTTCCTGGATATACGCGTGTTGTTGCGATCGGAACTCGAGAGTCATTCAAGAATACAGATTGGGATCTGTGGGCTCGGTGTTTTCAAGCAATTGGACAGCCTATTGGATATGTCTTATATTATATGAATACTACACCTCGTCTGTATCCTCCAGTCGGTCAGCTTGTAGAAGCCAAGCATATTAACGGAGGGTATTCCTACATCTGTAGCCAAACGAAGATTATCATCTACAGATTTGAGGAATCAGCCCGCGTTCTACTCCACGAATTGTTGCATACTGCCTGCTTCGACAAGAATCTAGCCGTTGAAGATCTGGAGGCATATACAGAAGCCTGGACTGAACTTCTGATTGTTGCACTCTTGAGCAAAGGTTCTCATCGTCGCTTTATGACACTGTGGAATAAGCAAACCAAGTGGATTCAGGTTCAAGTCGATACACTCAAACGAGAATACGGTGTTAAGGATCGCCGCGACTATGCCTGGCGGTACATAACAGGCAAATACGAACTCTTGATAGCAAAAGGATTTATTCAACCTGCAAAAACTGTGTCAATGGCCAACGTTGAGAGGTCGCTACGATTTGTGTCGCCTGAACTGCTATGATACTGTAAAAATTGAGCTATAGTACTATGAATAAATCAGCATAAAAAAGAATGGGCATTCGCGGCGTATGGACACTCTTTCGTACTTTATTTCGACGTCTTGATTCGCAGAATCCAGATGAATCACCCTTACGTATTGGAATCGATATGTTTAGTTTAGTCTACACACATCGATCTCAGCTATCTGAATTTATTGATCTGCTACTTTCTTGGAGTGCAAAAGGTCATACTCTTATTTGCGTCTGGGATGGAACCGCACCTGATGAAAAGAAGGAAATTATTGGGCAGCGGCGTCTTACTCGGAACTCGGCACTTGAAACAAAGAAGGAGCTCGAGACCTATCTGGAGACATATGGCCCTGAATTAACTGAACAGGATATTCGTCATCTGAAGAAAGCCATTGAATCACTGGAGTGGCAAGGATGGCATCTTAGTGCTGCGCATAAGGCAGAAATCAAGCAGCAGCTTGGCCCGTCCATCTCTCATATTCTTGCAAAAGGTGAAGCCGATGATATTCTCATTCATCTCGAACATATTAAGCAAATTGATGTTGTTCTGACACTTGATTCAGACTTGTTTGCGATGGGGTGCCCCAGGCTCTGGAGACTCTTATCCATTCGGCGGCAGTGGGTGGTTGAAGAGATTTGCATTGAGGCAATCTGTGCCAACTGGGGTATTAGTCTCGGAACACTGCAGGATGCGTGTTTCTTAGCAGGATGGGATCGGTGTCATCTGAAGAATTTATTGCCAATGTCGTTTGAGTCAGCAATTCATCGGATGAAACAGTATGGATCTATTCATCATATTCTGGAAAAGTTTTGTGGTGAGTTGAGCGTTGAAGAGGAGAGTTTTAGTCGTCTGAAGATTCTGAAGGAAGATTCAAAGGCGCGATGGATTGAGAGACGGTCTATGACCGCTTAGGCTTCATCGCTCAGGCCACAAGGGCGCAACGATTTTTAGGCTGTAGCTTCGCTCAGTCTTGAAGTTTTGCTTCAAGACGCAGCTTTGCTCAGGCCTCAACATCGTTCAAGCCGCAAGGGCGCAACGATTTTTAGGCTGTAGCTTCGCTCAGGCCTCAACATCGTTCAGCCAAGGATACGCCCGTCTGCATTCCTTCGACACTGTACTGATTCCAATAACAGAGTACATTGCTCCGATAACCCGATCAGATTGAGCATCTGCACTCGAGATAATACGTTCAATCAGATTTAGATTCATTCTCCTCAGACTATTCAATTCAGTCTTGAATGACATCTTATGAGGCGGCATCTTGAACAGGCGAGACAATGGCTCATTATGTTTCGGTACGATTCTATCCTTCAGATCATAAGGTAGATCTGGGTTCATATTCCACAGCGAATACATATTTGTATAGAGTCGCTGGTGATCCGGTACAGTCAGATCTGAAAACCACTGAGTTGCAATGCGATAACCTAACATATCTAAGCGCAAGCAGACATCGAGTACTCTCAGATTCCAGCTCTGCTCAGCACTCAGACCGCTAATTTCTTCAAAATGCAATGGCTTTTTTAACCTTCGTAGAAGAGCCACGCGTAAATGAAATTGCTCCAGACCTTCCTGGCTTACTAATTCTTTTGTATACGGATTTTCTAGTTTTCCATAGTGTTCATATTGATTAACAAGACTTCTTATATCAAATCCCCAATACCGGTCTGTTCCTTTGTCATGAAGAACAATGAAATAGTCCCTGGGGACAGAAGAGAGAGGTTCAAAAGTCGCAAGTTCCCTATCGTTTTTGCAGAGATCTCGAGCGAAGAAGAGAAGAGATCTCTGTTTACGCAATTTGCTGCCCTGGTAGCAACGCCACCATTTCTGAATCCTTTTAATCGCAATATCCATAGAACGCGTCACAAGCTGATTAGGCTTGGCTACAACAAACCGACGCGGTTTTTTCCAATGGCGGCAACAGAATTCATCTTTTGTTGCAGGATACGGGCAGCGTACTTGAGGGAACTTGCGACTTTTGACATTAGCGCATTGCGCTTTTACTACACTTGGCATAGTGGCTCTCCTTCTGCTCCCTGGGCGGAAAGGTTCTTTAGGACGCCAAATGGCAACTAAGTTGAATGGCCTCTCTAAGCCATCATTTTGCGACGGCACTTCAAAAAAAAAAGTAGAGCACTGGAAAAAAGGTCTCGAGGTACTAAAGACTTTGAACCAAAATTGAATGTTCATGCTTGCTAAATGTGCGTATTCTTGCTATGAGTAATACCACGGCCTCCGGTATAATGTCTGCTCCCGCCACCACCAAGTCCGTTTCCAAGAAGGTTACAAAGACTGTTGAAGCCGTTGTTGCCCCTGTTGTCGCTGCCCCTGTTGTCGCTGCCAAGGCCACCAAGGCTGCCAAGGCTGCCTCCGTGCCGGTCGCTGCCTCAACCCCTGCGGCGTCTCCTGCCCCTGCCAAGGCCGCTAAGACGGCCGCTGCGCCTGCCCCTGTCGCCGCTGCTCCGGTTGCCGCCCCTGTGGCCGGTGTCGCTGCCGCGGTCGATGGTGAGGCTGCCCCTGTTGTCTCCGTTCAGGATGACGTCAAGGCGATGCTCGTCCAGGCAAACACTGTCCGCGAGACTGTTGGTGCACTCGTCGCTGAGCTCAAGCGCCTCGAGAAGCGTGTTGCCCGTCTCCAGAAGGAGGCCGACAAGCGCCGCCGCCGCTCAAAGAAGGTGCCTGTTGAGGGTGAGGAGGTCAAGCCCCGCAAGCCCTCGATCTTCGAGCTCCCTACCCCGCTCTCCGATGACCTCTGCGGCTTCCTCGGTGTGTCCAAGGGCTCCAAGGAGAGCCGCTCCAATGTCACCAAGGCCATCACGACCTATGTTAAGGAGAACAACCTCAAGAACAAGCACAACATCACGCCTGATGCCAAGCTCAAGGGTCTCCTCGGCGTGAACGATGGTGAGACGCTCACCTACTTCAACCTCCAGCGCTACCTCAACCGCCACTACCTCAAGGCGCCGGTTGCGACTGCGTAAATTGCTTTCTTCATAAAAACTAAAAACAAAAAAAAAGATAAATAGTTAAAAACAAAACACAATAACTAAGAATAGCAAAAAAAACAAAAAAACTAATTTTTTTAGTCCCGCCTGCAACGATAGTTACAGACGGGTCGAATAGCTCGCGAAGCTTGCTATAAGAGCCGCCTGCAACGATAGTTGCAGACGGGTCGAATAGCTCAGTTGGTTAGAGCGTGTGGCTGTTATATAACATAGCCGTTATAGCAATTACCGCAAGGTAGCAAATACCGCAAGGTCGTCGGTTCAACCCCGACTTTGACCGTTTCTTTTTTGATCTTTCATTGAAATATCAAATAAGAAATTATAAATTGATTAACCGCTTGGGTAAGGAAGTGTATTATTTGCGCAGCTGTCTGTACACCTATCCTTATTAGGAAAGAAGTGCGCATTAGGATCAGCGACCTTGCAGACGAGAGAAGGAGCCGGCGTCAAATTATTATATCCTGTAAGAATTGTGTTCACCGTCGAGCAATTCAGCAATGTGATGCCAGGGCTACCCGTCGTATAATCTTGAGAATTGCACGCATATCCTCCAGCAACCCGGAGTACTTGTTGCCCTTGCGTAACATTAGGCGCATTTGCATAACCTCTCGTCGGCTGACTGTAGTAAGGATACAATCCATTATCTGACGGAACTGAATTGCTATCATACGTAAATGTTCCAAGTACAACCGGACTGGTGACAGCAGAGCTACCCGCATATGCAGCCTTCAATCCTCTTTCATAGGTTAATAAAGACGCATCAACTGTCTTATTTCTTCCAAGATAGACAGTCGCAGCCTCTTGCTTTAACCGAATATACTGGTATTGATCCATTCTATCTGGTCTATTGAAATTGGGTTCGCCAAAGCCAAACCTAAAAGGCCGCGTCAAAAATTGAATGGCCCACACCCCCCAAAAAAAAGTATAAACAAAATGAGTGTTCTTCCTGCCCAGTTTGACGCTTCTCTGCTTTCGTTTGGTGAGGTTAAGTCTCTCCAGAGTGGTGCTAAGTCCGTTGATGTGAAGTACGATGGTCGTCCTCTGATGATGCAGGTCGGCAGCCTCGATCTTCCCTACGGTCTCAATGAGGATGACAAGTTCGGCCCTGTCAAGTACAGCGTCAACGTGTCTCTTCGCGATTACGACTCGATCCCGAAGGTCAAGGCGATCTTCACGGCTCTCGAGTCAATGGATACTCGTGTTATGGGTGAGTGCGTAGAGAAGAACTGGCTCCGCAAGCCTGGTATGACTACGCAGATCCTCAAGCAGATGAAGCTTTACAAGCCATCTGTCAAGTTCAGTGAGGACGAGAACGGCAACCGCAAGCCGTATCCTCCCACGGTAAAGGTCAACCTCCGCAAGAGCAAGGATGGCGCGTTCGAGACTGCCTTCTATGACACTGACAAGAAGCAGATCAACACGAAGGATATTCCTCTAAAGGATATCATTCCTCGCAAGACTCAGGCAACGCTCTTGATCGAGTGCACGGGTGTGTGGATCAGCAGTGTCGGTTGCGGTCTCTCCTGGAAGGCCAAGCAGATGCGCATTGACAGCACGCCTGATCTTGGTCGTGGCTATGGCTTCATTGATGAGGATGGATCTGGTGCACCTGTACAGCGTTCTGCTGCTCCTGCGGCTCGCTCAAACACTGCTGCACCTGTGTCCAAGTCATCTGGATTTGCCGCGGCGTTTGAGGATGACGAGGAGGAGCTCGATGAGTCAGAGGTACTTTCAAGCCAGGCTCCGCCTCCTCAGGCTCAGTCAGTCGTAGCTCCTCCAGCTGAGGACAATGCTGCAGTTCAGCTCCCCAAGAAGACGATCGTCAAGAAGAAGATCGTAGGTAAGGCGTAAATAGATTGTGAACTTCTGACATATAAAGCGAAAGCAACAAAAGAAAATAAAAGAGTCGGTCCAGTCAAAGCAACAATCGCAACTAATCAAAGGATTCGCACAGCATTGAATCATAGATCAGTTGAATCCTGCACGCAACACACACAACACACAATACACACAACAGGTTTGTCCGAGCGTGTTTAGACGCAGACAAACAAACCCTACAGGTTTGTCCGAGTGGTTAAGGAGGCAGGCTTAAGATCTGCTGGAGCAATCCGCGTGGGTTCAATCCCCACAGCCTGTACTAAGAGTTGATCATCTCTTCAAAATGATCATTACCGATATGGTGTAGAGGTTAGCATAGGGCTCTTTCACAGCCTTGACCCGAGTTCGATTCTCGGTATCGGTGTCGAGTTTGGTAATTCTTTGCAAAAAGTACTAGGTGATCAGCAAGATCAAAGGATCCACACAGCAATAACGTGCTTGTTATAAGTAATTATTTGGATCCTGATTAATAACACCTATAATTCAGTGGTAGAATGCAGCACTTCCAATGCTGATACGCGGGTTCGATTCCCGCTAGGTGTACTCATAGTTTGGTTCTTCTATTAAAAAAAGAACCTGGTGGAGGAGTTTCTACTATTATTACCATCTTAACTCAGAGGTAGAGTTTCAGGCTTTTAACCTGACAGTCGCGAGTTCGATCCTCGCAGGTGGTGAAATTAATTTTTTTACAAAAACTGCCACCTAAAATTGAATGCTTTTTGTTCAGTAGGTATTCGTGCCTGCTCCTGTAGCGAAGTGGATATCGCGTCCGCCTTCTAAAATTAGAAGTCAGAAATCAGCGGAAGATCGTGGGTTCAATCCCCACCAGGAGCTTCAGAGTCGGCAATCTCTTCAAAAATGCCCCAGAGTAAATCAGCATAAATGTCCGAGTGGTTAAGGAGACGGTCTCAAGATCCGTTGGTTTATTCCTCGCAGGTTCAAATCCTGCTTTATGCAACAAATCGCCTAACGGCAAACTTGCCTTCTTAGCTCAGTGGTAGAGCACCCGCTTTGTAAGCGGTAGGTCTTGGGTTCAATCCCCAAAGGAGGCATCCCTCTTCGGAGGCTGGTCCTATAGTCTAGTGGTCAGGACAGGAGGCTTTGAACCTCTTAACCCAGGTTCGATCCCTGGTAGGACCAAAAAACATTTTTTGTTATTATAAAATCATACAGTATAAGATTCTATTATGACAAGCAAGCCTTCAGAACAAGAAGACCAATTATAACTCCAAAAGTAATACACCAGCACGTCTGCTGATCGAGATCTGATTGCTCAAAGACATCAAGATATTTCATTGACTTGAATACCTTATAATTATCCTCGGGTTCGCTAGAACTAGAAATCATTTGCTGTGTAAATTAAATTTACCACACAAATAATCAATTTTATAGGCCATTGCCGCATCCGCACGAGCTCAACCCATTAAAGCTGTAAGGGTTTGATGACGCATCAGCATTGCACTTGCACTCTCCCTGTTGACGTTCGATAACAACCTCAAGACTCTGTCCCTGGCGACCAGGCTGCTCCTCTAGAACAGATCTACCAATGTTCACTAAGGCCGTATTCGCGGACTTCCACGCAAAAAGCGCCTTCTGTCTGTTCTTACGCACGATCGTAGACGCATCAACGTTTGTTAGAGTCATTCTATACACAATCAAGAAAATTCAATTGCCAGGAAAATTATATAAACACGCCTGACTCGGTAATGATCTACCTGCAAGATATGCCGCGATCGGAAGCGGCGCGCACGGTACTGCCGGCTGATATCTCTGGAATTGCTGAAAACGTGCAGTAGCCTCTGGCAGTGTTGCACAGTTATTCACTAATTTGTTATAAGTATAGACCGATTGCGTTGTCGCAACCTTTGGATACAACGCAAACTGCGCCGGTGTCGGGATGTTTGAACAGATCTGTGATTCCAAATACGTAGATGAGAGTTGTGCAGGTTGCGCGGGTTGCCCGGAAGTTGACTTGCAGCATAAATCTGCCTGGGCTCGTGCAGCCTGGGAGGGTATACCGCAGTAGATTGTATTCGTAATAAGTGTATCTGTTCGACCAGATGATTGATTTGCACCTAATGATGCCATCTATCTAAGCTTATCGCTGAAGATTCATTTTAATAAAATGAATCCTAACGATAAGAAGGAATGCATGCTGTCCTCATAACACTCGCAGCCACAATCGCACTCTCATTTCTTGGCATTCTCCTTTCGTGGTTGTCCAAAGAAATAAACAGTAAAAACCAAGAAGGATTTACTGGAACACCCATACAAGAAAAATATAGAAATCTGAGGATCACGGTTGCAAAACAGACTGCATCCTACTGCAAACTATCGAACGAAATGCAAGCTCGACTCAAAACAATTCTACAACAAACCAACAACCTATCTTCAGATGATGCAGATAAACAAGTAAAATCGACTCTCAAAACGGCTCTCAAAGGCAAAGAAGTTCTACCGTGTTCAATTTACAATTTGCCCGAATACAAAACAGAAGCTAATAAAGAAGCTGCTGTTCGTGCACTTCTAGAGATTCCGGATGATATTGCTAGCCGAATTTCTCTTGAAGTCAAACTGTATACAGATACATTAAATACCTTGCAGGGAGCTATTGACGGAGGAATGAATCCACCCACAACAGCACCAAGTGCCGAGGATATGAAAAAGATTGAAGGATTTCAAGGAAAAACATGTTCAGCGAATGCTCTCAGACTCAAGAAAGAAATGCAGGATAAGAAAGCAAGAGAAGCGCTTGAGGCGGAAGCGGCTACGTGCTCAGATCCAAGCATAGAGGATGAGGTTAGCCGTGTATCTGCACTCTTTGAAAATCCTGAATTTAAGGCTATGATTGCATCCACAAACGCTGTTGCGAACAAGTTGGCACAGTATGATATTAATGAGAAGAAAATGAAGGACGGAACACTCTTTCCTTGGCAGCAAGATTCGGCAACCAAGAAGAATTATGTTTCGTATAGCGGTGGCGATAATCGTATTGCAGCACTAACGTACTCGATGAGCTCGACGCGTGGATAACTTCTTTTTTCTACGCCTTGTTCCACCGGTGCCATATTCAAATCCAGGAGTATATGGTGTTCCTGATGAAGTAGAGGAACCTGTTGAAGTTCTTGAAGGGGCTGCTGTAGTGCCACTCGAAGATCGAGACGAAGCAGCTGAACTTGCAACACTTGCCTTTTCAACCGCTTCATCCACTGCCGCCTCAATAGCAGAATCAACCGCACCTGTAAGCAATTCAACAAAGTAGCTTCGAAGCTGCCCTATTTCATTACGGCGACGTGAAAGTAGAACATCATTTCTTGCAATTGTTGCAGGAGTAACAGCATCTACTACTTCTTCAACCGATCGACGGACTTCTCCAGGAAGGTAAAATAAAAACAATTCTAGAAACGATTTATTAGCCTCAGATGCCATCTATCTTCCAATTAGTTTTATCATTGCCCTCAAGCGAACAATCGTTTCCGTAAATGAATGAGAAATTGTAAAAAGAAGAGGCTTGTTTGCTTTTGGTTTATTTGTCTGATTCGTGATAGGGTGAATCTTAGCAGGCATCTATTACTCGCGACTCTTTATCGTCCGTCGCTTAGCAGATCCCTGTTTCACAACCTTTCTTCTCGTCATACGAACACCACTACTGATCTGCTGTCGCTCAGCTTCAATTCGCGCGGCCTTGGCTCTCAGCAATGAAGCAAAACTCGTCTGATATCCCGTACATTCAATTGAGAACGCAGGAAACATCGATGTCGGATGTTGACGATACCGTTCCATAATCTTCGTGTACTCACGAATCCAGCAAAGAAGAGCCTCCTTTGTCATCAACAGCGAGTCATCACGATAGTACAAGCTAATCAGAAATGTCAAAAGCGTATCCATTGACGCAACACGGAGTTGTCTGTGTTTCGTGAGCGGTAGAACAACATGTGCGTGGCACGCCTCCTGCTGGACAATCAAGCAGACTATGCTGTCGCCCTTGTACAAGGCAACCATCGGCGGCAAGTAATTCTGATAGCCTTGAATGGATACTTTGCGAACACGCATTACCTTCATAATCTGCTCAGCGTCGTGCTCGGCATCAGGGCTCAGAAAGACAACCGGGGCTGATCCTTTTAAAAGAAAGTGAGTCCGGGATCCTGCAGATTTGCCTAAGCCACTCTGTTTGTAGATCTCGTGAATGTCAGCACCCATAAATACACGCCGATTCGTGATCATATACTTGACTAAAAAGGCTCGAGCTCTTGCTGACTGCTCATCCTCAAAGATTGTCGCCTTGCGCTTGACACAGTAAGGCAGCGGCTTCGCCTTCTCCAAAAGCTGTAAACGCTCATAGACCTTGGTCCACCGTGCTACCTGACCACGCGGTCTGCTGATCTCCAGATACATCAACATTCGCAAGAAAATAGGATCCACGTAGTGAATTCCTTCATACACTTCGGATCGCTTGGCAATCGGCTCGTAAAACTCTGCAATCACTCCAGTGATATCCGCAATCGCAGCATAGTTCACATAGATCTTTGTTGTTCCTTCGTGAATACCTATGCGCTTGGCAATCTCCGTAAACCCTGCCTTCTTCAGGTCATCCACTATTTCATCTGTATCTGCCTTCGCATCGGGCGTAAAGAAGTCATAGTCGGGTAAGCTGACATTCGGATCATAGAACTTATCCTTCTCAGGCAAATGTGCGTTAATCGCCTGGCCACCGTAGCAAACGCGACCGCGCCTTCGTAAGAACGTCTCCACAACGTGAATGGCCTTCTGCAGTGCCGGGTTTTGTGCTGTTTCCAGATCAAGTCGTTCCTGAGCTTGATCTACAATCTTTTCAAGATCTTCAATAATTTTATTATCTGACATCGGCCGCTCTACTAACCGATAGAAACAAGACCACCATTTGAATTGGTTGCGGCGGAAGGTTTCTTAGGAACTGCAGGAGTTGGAATTGTATATCCTGGAATTGGATTGGCAAATCCATAGCGTGTTGAGTTTATCACCAATGCAGCAATCGCAACTACGAGTGCAAGTAAAAGTATTACGTTATACTTCATTCTCTTTACTATTATGCCATATTCTTAAAAGAATAGCCCGCAAAAGACCAATAAGCTAAAGGATCTTTTTTAGAACTTGTTGGATCAATCGATAAATCTGATACTTTTAGAGGAAGATTCTTTCTAACATAGGCTCTTAGTTCCTCAATACCTTTTATGCGATTTGGGCTAGCCCCATTTGCAAGAACATCAATCGGAATACACTGCACACCTAGAATATTAAGAAGAATCTCTAAATCTGAAGATTTGTACTCGTATTCAGGTTCACGTATGGCAATTGTAAATTTAGCACGAGCTGTTTCAGCAAATGCCGCCTGTTGAACTGCTGTCATTAGGAGAATCTCTTTCGCATCTGCAACTTGAACATATCCTTGCGGAGTCGTTGCAGCTGGTGTGATTTCACCAATAGAAGATCCTGTTCCAGTTGTATGCTGGTATATACGCGCATTGTTCCAGTAGTTCAGATTTGACTGGCCTGTTCCTGTTAGAGTTGTCGTGTTGTAATTAATCATAACAATACACTTCTTTGAAAAACTTGTTATTGGAGTTGTAAAGAGTGTTGTTTCACTTTGAAGACCATATGCATTTCCTGCATCGGTTGTCTTTAAGAAATAGGAATCCAAAGGCTGTAGTGCTTTTGCAAGATTTGTAAAAAATGTGGTCTGTTGCTTGGGTCCCTTCGGAACTCGGCGTAAATAGACAAAAATTAAAACAGGATCCTGATTGTTCAAAAACGCATTGTTTGCTATCGCTGTCATTCCATCCTTTACAGATCCGCTCATTAATGAGCGCTTATACCCCTGTTCATCTCTGTAGAGTAGCACAGGTGCACACGGAGCAGCTTCAAGATAATCAATATCAAAAAAGAATCCACGTGCACCGAGTTTGAGTGCTTTTGTTATTCCATAATTCATATCAAACACGCCATTTTTGATTCCGTTAGCGCCCCCAAGATATCCGCAAAGACGAACTGTTAAAGGACGCCAATTGACAAGCGGTATTTTATTTTTAGGAATCAAAGACCACGGAGCAGTTCCGCTAGAACTTGCAATAACTGATGTTTCAACTGGAGGTAAACGATCAATTGCTGAACTCAGATCTTGCCGTCTAATTGATATCAGCGTTGCTACATTTTTTGGATCTTCAGTATACATCGAATTCTTTTGATAATATGAGAATGCCAGTCCAGCATAGGTCAACATTAGTATGACGAGTATGGCATACACTGCGTATTTCCAAAACTCCTGACTCTTTAAAAAACTAACTTCAATTGTTGGCATTGAAGGCATTTTGATTGAAGGTATATGTAATGCTTGCATTGTCGCTAGGACTCTATCTTTATCGGCTGATTTTCTATAGCGATACCCAATCGCTCTTTCGCAGAATACGACAACCGGGAAGCTTCTTCGCTTTCTCAATCTTTGTTGACGTATAAGTCTCAGGATCCTCCTTATCGGCGATCAAAACTGCCTTCGTATCAGCCTTCACCGTATCCGACATCTTATAGCCCTTGATGATGAGATTCTCTTCAAGCTTTGCATCACGAAAGCCGCTAAAGACGACTGAGCCGATAATTGGAATTTTTGTAAGAGTCTGCACTTGAGCAACCGTTTGCAACGCCGTTTGCAACTTCGTTTGCGGATACGGCAAGAAGTTCCACTCCGTCTTCCTAAATGTCTCATAGGCTGCCCAAATCGTCCTAAATTCATTCAGCGAATCAGCCGACCAGCCCTTGACTCCTGTAAAAGTCTCCGGCTTGGCCCAAAGAGTGGTATCCGGCTGAATGGCCGCCAGTCCCTCCAGCTTCGTTGAACCAATTCCTCCCCGACCAATCGGGCTCGCCAGAAACAACTGCATCTCAGTCTTATTCAACCAGCCATCCTTCTGAACAAGCGCATAGAAGTGAGCTCCCTTCGTCGGACCCAGCAACTTCTTCAGATCTGCCTCAGAAACCTTTCGAATTTCTGGAACATTCGTGAAACCCGCATCCACCAGAGCCTTCATCTGAGACGGTCCAACGTTCTCCCAGTCCAACTTTGTTGCCATCTTAAGAAGCTGTGCAGCCTGCGTTGCCTTATCAGCCACCTTCTGCTTGATGTTCACTGCAGTCTCAGCAGGTCCATCCCACTCGTACAGATCTGCCGGCGGAAAGATCTGAGAGGGTGCAAGAGTGCAAGGAGTCTGAACTGAATCCAGAACCGGGATTACATCTCCACCCTTCCGAATTACAACCATCGCATCCGGACCCACCTTCCAATCGAGTACACGCCGAGCGTGAGTGCCCGTAACAAAGGTGATCGTACTACCCCCCAGAGAAACTGGCGATATTTCCACACGTGGTACAAGACGACCATTTGCGCTTGCATTCCACTCTACTCGAATCACCTTTGTAAGTTTGGTCTCTCCACGTGGAGGCTTCCAAGCAACGCACTCCGTCGGATTTCCCTTGACTGCAGCCTTCGTGGGCGGCTGCTTGGTCCGAATAACGATTCCATCCATATCATACTCCGACGCAGCCAGACGAGCCTCCAGAATTGTTGACAAATCTGCAGCACTCGGCAGAGCACCTGCGACGATCTGAAACCACGGAAGGTACAGACTCCAGTTCTGAAGCCAGGCCATTTGCTGCGGCGCGGTAAGTCCCGGCATTCCAATCAACTCGTAGGCCACGAAGCGAACATTGGCTGCCTCCTTCGGATCAGGAACATCGTGGTGAAAGATTCCATTCGTGATCGATCGGCCAAGACGCCCCGGAGGAATCTTTGACTTTGGAAGAATCAACTCTCCCCGAATCCAGACATCCTCCGGAATATCCTCAGTCGTCGGCTTCTGAGTTGTGAAGAGCTGGAGGTACGGCAAATAATTGCTAACGTCCACACCTACAATTCCATTTCCACGGAGATAGAGCTTTCCCTTTGAAGGACTCCAGAGACCGGAGATTCCATCCAGCTTTTCACTCAGAATGAATCCCAGCTGGCCTGTTGCGGGCTGTCTCTTGACAAACTTTGCCAGATCCTCCTGAACCTTTGCCTTGTCCAGAGAAGCCATTCGGTGCGGGAGCTTGGTTGCCTTGCCGTTCTGATTTGTCTCAGCGCCGACCTGAAAGAGAAGAGGATGATTGGGATCGACGCGAGCCAGCATCTCAATGCCCTCGTCATACTCGTCATCCGTCATCAGAAGAGTAGATCCATTACGGTATGCTTCATTTGCAGCAATCAATTTATGAACAAGAGCCTGCATCTTATTCGTATACGGGGTATACAAGTAAGTTGCAGTTGAAACACTTCAATTTTTGTTAGTATCTTATCGATCGTATTCATCTATCGATGAAAGCCATAACCATCTCATCCATCAACCTCATCTGGTCCTCTGTGCTGCTAGGCTTCCCAGCCAAAGACACCTTCTTTCGTTTCGTAGTCCCCACAATATCTTTCGGAACAATCGGTTGAACTTGCGGTTTGCTCAAGACTTCCTGAAAAAACCTGACAGACTGCTGCACAGCTCTGCTGATAACGGTCGGATCCTTGACAAGAGGTTGTGCAGCCGGAACTTTCCATCTCGGCACCTCAGCAAGAGCCAATATCATTATAGCCAAGCACTCCTGGCGTTGTCGCATACCCAGACGTGATTGTTTCCCCTTCCACAGATCGAGCAGCGCCTGAAACTCTTCGTGCATCCGAATCAAACCCCGGCGCGCCAAATCCTTATAGGCCTCCGCACAAATCGCCGCAACGAAATATCCAATCTCCGCCTTATCAATCTTTCCAGATCCCGGTTGTCCTCGCCGATTCGTTGTCATTGTAATTCCACTGTTTAGTTTCCGCAGACGCTTATCTTCATCTAAAACCCACCGCAACCAGAATAACGCTCTCTCCACGTTGGCTTCTTCGCACGCCGTCAAAATCTGGTTCCCTACAAATCTCAAGATCGGCTGATCGTGTTGAGGCGCCCAGACTTTCCGAACCGGTTCAGTTTCTTTCGGAGCCGAGACACTCTGAATCCAGATTGAATCGTGCGTCTCCACCGGAACCTTTGGCCAAACGAGTTTACTCTGTCTCGGAAGAGTTTGCAAAATGAGAACCACCTCCGCCGCCCGTTGCTGGAATTCCGGATCCTTGTACAACTCCTCCAGATCCAACTTTCTCGATCGCTCCTCCAAATCCAGAGTCCGTTGTTGGAGATAGACAAAGACCCGGAGACTTGTCAAATGGATATTCTGGAAAATGAACGTCCAGCAAACTCGTATCCATATCTCAAACCCACCGCTACAGAGTAAGTCAGCACTGTAGTGAAGGGCTTTTCCTGTTGCTGCAGCACCAGTTTGGGATAAGACCTCTTGCAGTGCCTTGACACACTCCTTTGCCTCGTATCCAAATCGGGTTCTAACAATTGGTTTTTCTGGTTGTTGACCTACAGACAGCGTAGCCATTACCGTTATGATGCATTTTTATAGGTGTCGGAAGACGTGAAGCTCTGAAGTTGGTGTCCACGTCATCGGCATTCGCTGAACCGACACGTGTTCAAACGCAGGAATCAGAGCTGACGGAACCTTTGAGCAAAAGAGAAAGGATCCCTTCGGCATTTCCGTATTCAATTTATTGAACAAGGCTGAAGAGGTCTGATCATCGATACAGAGATTGCTGAAGAATATGACCCGGGCATCCTTGTACTTGAGAGAAGGATGCAGGAACGATGTCTCAAGAAGTTTGACTTTAGCGCCTGCGGTCGGTATCGATTGCTTAAGTTTGGCAAGAGCTTGCTGGGCTAGAGTGATGCGTTCGGGCAGAATCTCAATACCGACTGCCTGGTCGAAGGGGCCAGCCAGAGCAGCGTAGAGAACCGCACGTCCGCGTCCACAGCCGAGATCATAGAATTTTCCATTGCCGGAGGGCCACTGTTGTGTATTGGCCTGTTCAATGATATATTTCAGTGTAGGCCACTCAATTTCGCCGTAGGTCAGATTGTGATCTCCGTTAGCCTTGGTCGCTGGTAGATCATTAAAGATCGGCTGGAGAATTGCTGTTGCAGCATCTGTATTGAGTTTTACGATGCCTCCACCTGTCAATGTGCGACGGCGTGTTATGACTTTTGATCGAAGTGCGACTCTGCGGGTTTTTGCTTTGTTTGATGTGTCCATAGTACTGATTACTTATACTTGGGTCCAAGTACCTTTTTACCCTTGTTTTTCCGTGAGGTTCTGGGAATGAGTCCCTTGGCCTTGAGAGAAGCGGTCATTGTGAAGCCGATCGACTTGCCTCGCTTGTAGAGTTTCAGATACTTGCGATTCTTGGCTGTTGCTTTGTATCCTCCCTTGAACCACGACTTGCACGGGCAAGCACCTCCTACTTGACCACCCATCTGAGGAGGCGGAGGCAGAGAACACGCACTACATTCGCCTCCCTTCTGTCTCTTATTTCTGCGTGTAAAGGCCAATGACATCTAGCAAAAACAGAGGTTTTAAAGTGTCTAAGTAGTAGATGAGGACCAGGAAGCTATGGCCCAAAAAGTATTACAAGGGTCTCTCCAATAAAAAGAAGACACAGCGAAAGAAGGAGATTCTTAAATTCGGCGCACTAGACTCAAAGGACCCTAAGGCCTATGTCGGATTCAAGACGGATCGGGGCGTAAAAACACGTAAATCTGGATATACCGAGCAGTGGAATCGTCTTTTTCCAGATGCAAAGTCAATTAAAGAGCGAGCCGAAGCAACGGGTGTACCGCAAGATCTTCTGCAGGAATCCTATGATCGTGGTCTAGCTGCGTGGCGTACTGGTCATCGTCCTGGGGCAACTCAGCAGCAATGGGGCTACGCTCGTGTTTCGTCTTTGTTGGTCTGCGGTAAAACTCACTATGGTCCCGACGCAGATCTTGTGCGAAAAGCCAAGACGAGGTCTGCTAGAGCACGAAAATGGTTTAGCCGTTGTGCCCAAAAAAATTGATGAGCCGTTTAGGTAGTCAGCACTACACTCAGTAAAACGAATGAATCTATTCATTCTTTCGACTGATCCTATCAAAGCCGCGCAAGCCCACTGCGACAAGCACGTCATCAAGATGATTCTTGAGACGTGTCAGATGTTGTATACTGCTCACTGGACGGCAGCCTATCCTGATCTCCTGACGAAAACTAAAAAGCAACTCGGACCTTTGGCTTTGCCAACAAGTCTACAGACGAGCCCAAAGAAGATCAATTCAGAAGGCCGTGGATATAAGTATGCGCATCTCAAGCACCCCTGCACGATCTGGATTTGCGCATCTCTTGAAAACTATCACTTTGCCTGTGATCTCGGTCTCGCACTCGGCGACGAGTACACCTATCGGTGGCAGAAGCCTAAGCCACACGCCTGCGTAGAGCACGTCAAATGGCTCAAGGCAAATCCTCCTGCCCTACCTGTTATAGGCCAAACCCCTTTCGCAATCGCAATGGATGATAAGTATAAGACTAGTAGCGATCCCATAGAATGTTATCGCAACTATTATTTAACGGCCAAGAAGGAAAAAGGCCTTCTTGTCTATACTCGGCGTCCTGAACCCGACTTTATAACTCCTTCAGTTCCTCCTCCAGCTTTCCAATGAATTCCTTCGTCACCTTCTCCCACGTGTAGCCAAGAACCGTATCCTTTGCCTTGGCACCGTGGCGCTTTCGCTTGTCGCTGTCATTGACATACTCCTCGAGAGCCATACAGATATCGTGCGGGTCGCAGCGACGTGCAACACCGCCAACGGGTGAGTAGACACCTGGTAAGTAGCTCTTGTGCTTCGGCTTGACAACTACACTATTTTCCATTGTGCAGAACTCCTTGAATCCTCCAACATCAGGAACCACCTGCGGAATGCCAACACCCATCTGCTCAAAATTGCACAGACCCCACCCTTCACCTTCTGCCGTGCTGATTCCAACATCGGCGATGTTATACAGAATATTGATATCCTCATCTTTAAAGGCCATATCCTGATTGCTGATCATTAGACGATTGCCAAACTGCTCAATCGGTACTCCGCGATCCTGCAGCTCATTAATAAAGAGCTCAAAGAGCCACCAACCGCCTTTTTCACCCTTGTCTGAGATTGACAGTAGGATAATCGGCTTTGTGGGGTACTTGACGACAAGCTCGACAAATGCCATAATGAGAACATCCAGACACTTACGCGGCTGATTACGATTCAGATTCATAATGACAAATGCATCCTCAGGCATCTTGAGCGACTTGCGAGCGAGTTCGCGCGGCACAGTAAAGAATAGCTTTGGATCAAAACCGTGGCCAATAATGGAGAGAGGCCGCGTCACACCCTGATCACGTAGACGCTTCTTCCAATAATCTGTGAAGGCAAAGACACGATCTGCATCACGATTCAGAATGTCAATCATTCCCTGTAGCTGGCGCTCATAGACCTGGTCGCAGTAGATCCAGATCTTGAAGTTGCGAACTAGACCAGACTTGCGAATCTCTTCAAGAAAACGAGCTACAACTGCCATATCATTGTAAATCATAACAACGTGCGGCTTCTTGGATCGGATTACCTCAATAAGATTTCCATACGCGAATCCCTGCTGAGGAGGATTTTCCATTGCTGCTGCATCGAGCACAGTAACATTTGATGGGTAGGGACGGAAATTGGGGGGAATCTGCGGATGCTTCTGAAATCCGAAATGGGTCACCTCAAGCCACGATAGCTCGGCGAGCTGCTTGATGATCTCATAAGAGACCTTGCTATAACCGGTGAACTGGTGTGCGTGCGTGCTGACCTGAAGAAAGCGGAGCTTCTTATTATTGGAAGGCTGTGCAATGGAGATGGGTGCTGAGCCTGTCAGTGGGGTTGTCTGAAAGCTGAAGGAAGGATTGAATGCAGGTTCAGGCATAGGAGTTCCTGCAACAGGTGCAGCAGCGGATGCAGTTGCAGGTACTACGGCAGCAGTTGCTCCAGTGGCAGACGCTAAAGTCTGATCGATTGATCTCAAATACGATGGAAGGGAATTCATCACTGAACATATAGTTTGCGTATAGCTTTTAGATAGGACTGTGTCCTATCGCAAAGATGCATATCTTTTAGATAGGACTGTGTCCTATCGCAAAGATGCGTTCTACATATTATAAATATCAATCGAATTAATTTTCAATTCATTCTTTTTAAAGATTGCGACATAATATTGTTCATTTTCACCAATAAAAAAATTTCCTGTAGTTTCGTATAATACTGACCACCCAGACCCTTCCTTCATAAAAGGCCCTCGTAAAAGCTCAGGTGTTAATTTGTGAAGATGTCCTTCATATGGATCAATATGAATCCATTCAAAGATTCTTACAATAGAGGCTACTTTCATCGCATTCTCAAGAATCTGAGTCGGATTCAGAACGTGCTGTAAGCAATTATAAATCCACGCTTCATCAAACGTTCCATCAGCCTCACTCAAATCCTCACCTTTCTTATATAATCTACGAATTCCATTCTTCTCATATTCCTTTTCTAAATCACCATAATGACACGGATCAACTGCAGTCCCAGTACCTACTTTAATACGCTGTAAAAGAGAAAGTGGACCGCATCCAATATCAATTACAGATTTTCCAGGAAGACCCTGATCTACCATCATAAAACGAGCTTCAATATTATTTTTGCGAATTTCATCAGGGTGATTTCCTGTATAGACTACCCACCAATTGCGCTCGTACTTTTGCGCTTCTTCCCAATTAGTCTCAATCTTTGATTTTTCAATTATATTGATACTAGATGGGTCTTTTAGTAAATTCATTAGTTCATCCTGTGTAAGAGTTTCTTCCATCGTATACTTACTAGATCTAAATCTGTAGTTTTAAGTATTATAGATAAATGTATCTTGTTATTCCAACAATCAAGGGATATGAAGTCGCACTCGAGATGCTTCAGAAATCGATTCCAGTAGCTTGGAGATCTAAGATTATCTATGTCTACCAGAAGGAATCTGAAGATTCGATCAAGCAAGAAGAGACTGGATGCATAACAGTAAAACTAAAGCGGAATATCTACGAGTACGCAAACTGGATTGCAGCTCAGATGTGTATTGATGCTAAGCTTGTCGAGCCTAACGAGTGGTTTCTTTTTTTGCACGACACCTGCAAGTTTGGCCCTCGATCTCAAGATCTGATTGAAAAACTTCTCGCGAAACTCAATGTGTCGACTACAAATCTGATGTGGATGTCTCTTAATGGTCAGGCGAATATCTGTCTGATTCGGCAGCCAATGATCGCGTACGGATATGAAGTCTATAAGAATGTTATGAAAATGACAAAAGAGGAAGCTGTGCAATATGAGTGGAAATGGTTGACGCAGCCGAGTCCACTCTGTCCTAAGTTGTGGCCCAACGGTCAGACTGCTGTCCCTGAAGTCTGCCAATTAATGGGCTACCGACCGATCTATGGGCCAAATCTGAGATCTGTAGGGTACTTTCACGCGATCGATCTGGAGAAGTATTACTATGAGATGCGAGAGGGGAGACCGCATATTGAGGCGCCTTGATTTACATCAAGGCACCAAAGCAGGCGCCTTGATTTATCAATACACCAAAGCAGGCGCCCTAATACAATTTGAGACCCTAAAGCCTCAAAACATACAATAACAAATGACCTATGATGTTCTTGTTGTTGGATGCGGTTTATCAGGAGTGACAATCGCCGAGCAATTTGCAACTCAGCTCAATAAAAAAGTCCTTATTATCGACAAACGAAATCATATCGGTGGCAATGTCTATGATTATGTCGATAAAGAAACTGGAATTCTTATGAATGAATACGGCGCCCACGTATTCCATACAAACTCCGAGCGTGTCTGGACTTATGTTAATAAGTTCTCGAACTGGGAACGTTGGGATCACGAGATTATGGGGCTCGTTGATGGGCGTTATGTTCATATACCAGTCAATATTACGACGGTGAATACTCTCTGCGGCCAGAATATCAAGACATCCGAAGAAATGAAAGCCTGGCTCAAACAAAATCAGCAATCCTTTTACTGCACCGATGATTCCGAAAAGGTTGCACTGAGTCGTGTAGGTCCTGAATTATATGAAAAGATCTTTAAGAATTATACATTCAAGCAGTGGGCCAAGTGGCCAGCACAGCTTGATCCCACTGTTCTCTCTCGTATTCCTGTACGAGAGACCTTCGATTGCCGCTACTTTGATGACAAGTATCAAGCTTTGCCTTCAAAAGGCTATACTGAATTCGTACAGAAAATGATTGATCATCCGAACATAACTGTAAAACTCAATACTGATTACTTTGACTTTACAGATCAGCCACTCGAGTCCTTTCAGACCGTCATCTTTACTGGCCCGATTGACCGATTTTACGCCAGCAAGGGTCTGCAACCTTTAGAGTATCGTAGCATTGAGTTTACAAAAGAGATTCATAAGAATGTTCCATTGTACCAGCCGTGTTCAATTATTAATTATCCTGGAATGGAAGTTCCGTATACGCGAATCGTCGAGTACAAGCATTTTCTCAATCAACAATCTAAAGATACAGTTATCGTCAAGGAGATCACAACTGATAAGGGTGAACCCTATTATCCTGTTCCCACGTTTCAAAATCAGGAACTGTACGAAAAATACAGAAAGTTTGCTCTAGAAGAGAAATCTGTCCATTTTTTGGGTCGTTTAGCGAATTATCGCTATTTTAATATGGATGCTGCGATTCTGAATGCACTCGAATATTTTGACAAACATTTTGCTCAGTAATAGCTATCAAGAGATCCGGCAAATAATCTCACTATTAAATATAAATGTCCGAGTTGCTCGAGGAATGGTCTGGTATACTAGCATATTTAGGTGATAGAGGATTTCAAGATGGGTTTGAGAACGTAGATTACAGACGAAGCCCAAAGCTAAAGAAAAGACAATTAAATGAAATAAATACTAAACTCAGGAGATTTGTAGAACTTTGGGATCAACATTCAGATCAGAAAGTTGAACTGCTTGAAATGATGCGTGAATATGATGCTGAAGAGGAAATGAGGGGAGGTAAACGTTCAAAAAGATCCAATAGGAAAACTAGAAAGAATAGAAGGACCTAACTACATCAGTAATCAACTGTATTTACCTTGATTGATTCAAACTTACTGCGCTTCATTGAATTGCCACGCAGTACGATATTTCCTAAAGGATTAACCATTATCATATCGGGATACGTTGAATTTACCTTTGACTTTTTATGTTTATACTTATGCGGATTAAGTTGTTTCTGAACAAGACAAAGCCGAATGATTCCAATAACACAAATAAAAAGCATTGTTCCTCCAACTGCTGTTCCTACTGTTTGAGCTGTAGTAAAAGATGGTATTCCAGAAGTATTCGGTAAATTGATCAAGACAGATATTACTGGTGATAACGAAGCAGAAGATGTAGCTGATAATGAAGGTAAAGCAGAAGGTGATAATGAAGAAGTAGGCGAAGATGAAGGAAAAGCAGAAGGTGATAACGAAGACGTTAGTGAAGGTGATAACGAAGATGATACCGATGATGTTAATGAAGGCGTAAACGAAGGTGATAATGAGGAAGATAACGAGGGTGTAAACGAAGCCGAAGGCGTAAACGAAGCCAAAGGCGTAAGCGAAGCCAAAGGCGTAAGCGAAGCCGTAAGCGAAGCCGTAAGTGAAGGACTCTGCGCTACAGCAGATATGATAAGAGTTCCAAAGACTAGAGAGAACATAGTATCTATCTAGTTTTAGGTTAAATCTTATAAAAATTCTAATAAATATAAACAGCATCTCCATCTGGACTGCCTCCAGGGCCATCTGCACCTTTATAAAACATAAACAGATAGGTATTTGCAGTTCCATTTGAATTTGAGGTTGATTGCATAACAAAGGCGGGTGGAAAAGGTTGACCTGATCCTACTCCGTTAACTGGTAGACGAATAGCACCATCAATAACGTATACACTAATAGTATTACGACTCTGACTAAAATATTTTACAAGAAATGCTTTATTCGATGCTTGAGTTGTTGCAACAAAGTAAAATTCTGTAGGGGGTGAAATCTGCGATGAATTTAAAATAACCAATGTTAATCCGTCTGTCATTGTTGCTACGTTGAACGTTGTATTGTATCTAAATCCTCCAGAACCATCAGGAACAAGTTGAGACATATCTTGCGTAGAAATACTATTATAATTGAATACAGCTATACCTGATGCACCTGTTGGGCCAATAAGCCCTGTTGCACCAGTCGGACCACCTGAAGGCCCTGTCACTCCTGTCACACCCGTTAATCCCGTTGCGCCTATTAGTCCTGTTACTCCTATAAGACCTGTTGCACCTGTTATACCCTGCAAACCAGTTGCTCCTACTGTACCCGTAGGTCCTGTTGCACCCTGAGGACCTTGAATTCCTGTTACTCCTACTAATCCAGTTGCACCCTGTATACCAGTTGCTCCTGACAATCCAGTCGGACCAGTCTGTCCTGTTGTACCCTGCAGACCAGTACTTCCAAGATTACCCTGACTTCCCGTAGCACCTGTAAGACCCGAAGGTCCTGTCTGTCCTATGGATCCCTGAGTACCCGTTGCACCCTGAAGACCCGTTGCACCCTGAATTCCTGAAGATCCAGTGGGTCCAGAAGGCCCCATTGTTCCCTGAATGCCCTGAACACCTTGGACTCCAGTAACTCCAATCAGACCTTGTGGTCCTACAACACCCTGAGCACCAGAGACACCCTGAATTCCCTGAACACCCGTCGCACCAACTGGCCCTGATGCGCCGGTTGGACCTCCTGCAGGTCCAATTGGGCCTGTTGCACCTATCGGACCTGCAACAACTGGTGTTTGTGCCTGTAAAAGTGTAAATGTATCTTGTATATAAACATTTAATTGATTGAATGCGGCATCCAGATCGGCTGGCGTACTCATCTGTTATTTGTTTCTTTTCTAAAGCGCTGGATCTTTTAATATCATAAAATCCGAGTACATTGATCGAAGCATCTTTTCAGGGGCTTTGCTTTTGGCCTGTATAACACCCTTCTGCAGTAAATAGTCGCGAATCGACTGAATTGGCTGTCTGTTTGATTGTTCTGCAACTTTCTTGGCTCTTGTAAAACGATGATTGAGATTCGATACCGTTAGACGAAACCTACGAGCCTTTCGTGTTGTATTCGTACTAGCTTGAGGTACGGTCTTTGTTGCAACTTGGCTTGTCTTTGGCTGCAACTTAATTCTGGGTGTTTTCGGAGGGTTCAAAACTATCTTACCAGCTGGCTGACCTCCCTCTTGACTAATAGGAGGTGCTTTCCACGGAACTCGATCTGCTTGTTGTTGCTGTTGTTGCTGTTGTTGCTGTTGCTGAGGTTGCTGAGTTTGCTGAGGTTGTTGAGTTTGCGGTTTTACTAATGATTGTTGCACTCTTGCCATTGGTCTAGTCGGCATTGGCGGTTCAGGAGGTGCTAACGGATCAGGCTCTTCATAAATATCCTCAATCTTCTGCCGTCTCTTACGTGATGAAGGTCGCCGGGATTTCATTCCGTCTTCAGCAGCGGTGCCCGTAATAGTCAAGGATTTTATGGAATCATCTTTTGGAGAATCATTCATCTTATTCAGACATCAGGTATAGATTACGCGATAGTTTACGCCTAAAGTAGCGTAGCAACTAAAAGGCACTTCGTGCCTAAAGTTTTCGCTTAAAGTTTCGCTTAAAGTCGCTTCGCGTCATTCACCTAAAATTGATATGGACCGTGCCGGTTCATCCACCATACCCAAAATGGAATTCGAAAGCAGCGTTCAAAAACTTATTGTTCCAGATCACAATAAGATTTTGGACATCTATTTCCAGCAAATGGATCGTAAACAGATCATTTCGCATCAGATTGAGTCATTTAACCACTTCATTCTGCACGATGTTCCTGAGATCCTCCAGGCCACGAATCCAATCATCATTCGTGGCAGCCCTGAGATTCCTCTATCAGGCCCCCGTTCTGCACTTGCATCCGCTACAGGTCTTTCAACTTCTGCTGCGAATGCACTAATGGGCCAGACTCAGGAGGATGCTGCCGCTGCAGCTGCTGTAATAACTCAGAGCCGCGCCAGTGTGCACTATGAATACGAGGTGCAGGTGGAATTTCAGAAGCCTCAGCTCCGCAAGCCTACGATCTTTGAGAACAATGGTGCTGTCTTACCTATGCTTCCCAATGACGCTCGTCTACGCAATCTGACCTATGCATCACCACTCACAGTTGATGTCGCTGTCACGACGACGCGAATCGACAACAGCGACAATGGCCGTCGCGCCACTCACACCCGTGTCTTCCCCAATGTGCATCTGGGCAAGATTCCCGTTATGGTCGGCAGCACACTATGCTTGCTGAGGGATCAGAAGCACGTGCATCCGATGGAGCTCGGTGAGTGCCCCGAAGATGTCGGTGGCTATTTCATCGTCGGTGGTGGTGAGCGCGCTATCATCAGCCAGGAGCGAATGAGTGAAAACCGCCCTGTTGTCTTCCGCAACAATCGCAATCCCACAAAGGAGTGGGAAGTCATTGAGGTCAAGTCAATCGGCCCGATGAATGAGCAGGTTCCCAAGTCAATCTCTGTCCGAATGATGTACCATCCTAAGAATCAGCAGATTATCTATCTCCGGGCAACTATCCCCCGAATGAAGACGGAGATTCCGCTGTTCATTCTCTTCAGGGCTCTCGGTGTTCTGGAAGACGAGACTATCGTCCGGCTCATTCTCGGAGATGACTGGGATCCGACATTTGAGAATGTCATTATTGAGTCAATCAATGAGGCCTCGACAGTTCTCACACAGGAGGATGCCCTAAACTGGATGAAGCGTCATCTGAATATCTGGACCGGTAAGCCGACACGCAACGTCACGGTCGAGGATCTCCTCCGTGATGAGTTGTACCCTCACATCGGTGGAACAGAAGATGCCTACGAGAAGGCGTGCTTTCTGGCGCATATGACCCGGCGACTCCTCTGGGTTGCCTATAAGCGAATCAGTGGAGATGACCGAGACTCTTATCCCAATAAGCGTGTGGACAGCCCCGGCTTTCTCCTGGCAAACCTCTTCCGAACCTTCTTCCAGGTCAAGATGTTGAAAGATATGAAGGCCTCGATCGCCAAGGAGATTCACTCCGGCTCGTGGCGAGCTACCGGCAGCTTTCAGGAGATTCTGAATATGAGTAATCTGTACAAGGTCATCAAATCAACCATTGTCGAAGTTGGTTTGAAGTCCGCTCTCTCCACTGGCAACTTTGGTTCCGCCAAAGTTGGAGGCCCGCCGAAAATCGGAGTCAGCCAAGTTCTCGGTCGTCTGAATTTCATTTCATCGATCAGCCATTTACGCCGCATCTCCACTCCGATTGAGAAGACTGCCGGAAAACTCATTGCACCTCGCAAGCTCCACAACACTCAGTGGGGTTTCATCTGTCCGAATGAAACTCCGGAAGGCCACAGTGTAGGAGTTGTCAAGAACTTATCCAGCACGGTCTCCATAACTCAGTTTAGCAATCCAGCGATTGTCAAGGAATTTGTAAATGCGATGAAAGAGTTTCAGCCAATTCGGAAGCTTCCGATTTCTGAATTGTTCACTGGCGCCAGGATCTTCTTGAATGGAAAATGGATTGGGATGTTTACTCCGAAAGATGCGATCGGTTGTATTGAGAGAATCCGAAAGGCGAAGCGGGAGGGAGTTCTCCACCGCCAACTTGGAATTGTCTGGAAGCCAACTGTCAAGGAACTCTGGCTGACTACGGAGGCCGGACGTCTTGTTCGCCCACTTTACCACGCTCCCGCTCTGGCCACCATCGCTGCCGCGCCGGAGGCTGAACAGCAGGCGATGCTTCGGAGTATTGAATCCTGCAAGACGTGGGATGAGTTGCTTCGCTGGATGACTCCCAAGGGGGAGTGTCTGATAGAGTACATCGATGCCGGAGAGACGGAACAGGCAATGATTGCAATGTATGCAAAGGAGGTGGGTGAGAAGCCAAATCACGGATATACTCACGCTGAAATTCACCCTTGTGTAATTCTCGGTTCTATTGCATCGACCATTCCATTCCCGGATCACAACCAGAGTCCGAGAAATGCCTATCAGTGTGCGATGGGCAAGCAGGCGATGGGTCTCTTTGCCCAGAACTACAAGGAGCGCTTTGATGCTCTGGCTCACTTGCTGATGTATCCGAACATCCCTCTCGTCAGTCCGCGAATGAGCAAGCACTACGGTGCCTATTCAATGCCTTCGGGTCGCAATATCGTCGTTGCCATTATGACCTACACGGGCTACAACCAGGAGGATAGTATTATGATCAATCGCGGTTCTCTGGATCGTGGCCTCTTTCAGTCAGTCTTCTTCCGCACGTACAAGGACGAGGAGAAGAAGAATCAGAGCAGCGGTGAGGAGGAGCGCTTTGGTCGCCCGGATCCCGAGTTGACGAAGCAACTCCGCAATGGCAATTACGGCAAGCTAGGTGAGGATGGATTCATTCCTGAAAATACTTTCGTCAGTAGCGATGACATCCTGGTTGGAAAAATTGTGCCTCTACGTGTTCCGACTGGAATGGTTCTTCCAGCGGGTGCTAAGCGCTTTCGGGATGTCAGCCGAACGCCTCGCAATAATGAGAGCGGATTCGTTGACAAGATCTTCAAGAACAGGAACGGCGAAGGATATTCCTTTGTGAAGATTCGTATGCGCGAGCTCCGTACTCCGGAGATTGGTGATAAGTTCAGCAGTCGCCACGGCCAGAAGGGAACGGTAGGTATGATTCTAAATCCGGAGGATATGCCTCAGACCGCCTCTGGAATTATTCCGGATATCATCATCAATCCTCACTGCATTCCTAGTCGTATGACGATTGCACAGCTGATGGAGACTCTGCTAGGAAAGATCGGCTGCCACACGGGCTGCTTGGGTGATGGAACACCGTTCAACACCAAGATGACGCTCGATGGTCTTGCTAAGATTCTGCGTGATGACTTGAATCTGGAGCCGTATGGCAATGAGGTGCTATACAATGGCCACACAGGCAGGCAGATGGAGACGAAGATCTTTATGGGGCCGTGTTATTACCAGCGCTTGCGCCACTGCTCAGCAGATAAGCTACACTCGCGTGCGTGTGGACCGCTCGTGATGCTCACTCGTCAGCCGGCTGAAGGGCGAGCACGTGAGGGTGGTCTCCGTTTTGGAGAGATGGAGCGTGATTGCGTGTGTGCTCACGGTGTGAGCGAGTTTACCAAGGAGCGCTTTATGGAGTGCTCAGATGGCTTCAATTGCTACTCGTGCAGAAAGTGCGGTTTGATCTCGATTGCCAATCCTGACGCGAACATTTGGTTGTGCAAGACGTGCGACAATACGACGGAGTTTGCACCGATCCAGATTCCCTACGCCTACAAGCTTCTGATGCAGGAGTTGGAAACAATGAATATCGCGAGCAGAATTTACACGCAGGGGTCCATTAAGGAGGCTGAGGATGAGGCTGCAGAAGTGGCTGAAGATGCAGTAAAAACAACGCTAAAGATTGTTTAGAGTCTTACAGGATATAGAGGATAGGCAGAATACACAGGTATACCGTATTGCTTATAAATCGTGGCTTTTATGACTGTGACTATAACTGTAGTAGCAAAAAATACAATAATCAGAATTATCCAAAACATAGTGTCATTAAATATTTTCATTCTATTCTACTTTACCTTTTTCGGCTTCGTGTAGAAGGAGGTTTACTAGCAGGAATATTGGCGATTGCAAGCATAACAAAAAAGATTATTCCTATACAAATCGCAATTGTATTGATGTTATTAAATACAAAGCGACATACATTCACAACCATACCGATAAATGTCTCAAATGGAGTCTGAGGATTTGCAGACATTCTCATTGTAGCACGTGATATCTTTGTCCAGGCAACATTGATAAATCGCACCCACTCTACCCAGATCTGATGACTATCCTTTGGAATAACAAGATAATGGAGTTTTAGTAAAACTCGATATTTATCGGCAGGAATGGACCCTTCAACGCAGTGCCAGTCCTTGTTATAATCAAGACCGTGGAAATCACCAGTATTCATCTTGACTTTTTTATCTTCGTCGGGAAAGACTGTAGTCACGGTATTATTTTCATTCATCGCAATGATGATACGATAATAAATAACTCCGCCTGTGGGTATGACAGCAAATGGCGCATCATAATGACAGTCTACTAAGGAACGATCGGATCCTAGAGCTTCTTTTGGAGATGCAGACCAGTAGACTTCATCGCTATCTGTGACGGGTTCAACGTTGGACCCAGGGAATTTCTGCTTGATCGCATCTAGAATTGCTTTATTTTGACGCACGGATTCAAGGGAACTACGGAATTTACCAGGCTCAACGTCATTTACCCAAACGTGATGAGCCTTCTTGTACTGGCCATACCGTTCCTTACAGGTTTCTGAAATATATTTAAAAGTAGTTGGATCTGTGTATGAATCTGATAGGACAGCAAAGCCTTCAACTGTCATTTGTCTTACTTGTATTCTAGGTAAAAATTTCTTGATAACGAGCTAATCTGATATTTAAATGATTATCGGATTAGCCGGATTCTCTCTGCATTATCTGCTGGATACGGGCTTTTGGTATTGATTTAACTCTTAAGGGTCTAATTGCGACTCTTGCGGCTCTTGCGACTCTTGCTCTTGCGACTCTTGCGACTCTTGCGACTCTTGCGACTCTTGCGACTCTTGCTCTTGCGACTGCCACCGAAAAAGCCCTTCTTCTTCTCAGGAGTCGTAGCGTAGGGACTGGCATCATAGGTGATTGAACCAATTATGTTAGAGTATTCAGCAGCGCTGATACTAGCTGTGGTTCTTGCTTGATCGGCTTCATTAAGGGTGATCACTGCATTCTTGGCTTCGTCAGTATCCTCAGGACTGCCCACCTCTGGATTGAATATTGTTCTAAGAAGTCCTTTTTTACCAGCGTTCTCGAGTATACTCTTTCCATTTTTCATTATATCACCAAAAAATGGCATAGGTGAACCAGCTGCTATCCACTCCTGTTGCAAGGGAGTTTTATCCATACCAGGAAGTTTTGCAAAAAGATTAGCGCCGCCTTTCTTAAATTTTATAAATAAACGACGAAGTGCAATAACATCATTTTCTGTTTGAATATTGATTATTCCATAAAATCCATTTATCATATACCCTGCAAAGGCTACTAATTCAGGTTTATTACCAAATTCATCATCGACTTTGAAGTCGAAGTAGCCGTATTCTGAAAATGATTTAAGTGGCCCAGCACGCATTAGGCTACCATAAGCAAGCTCCTTAGCTTTCTGATGGACAGTTAATTCCTTACCCGTAAGTCCAGAAGCAATCCGTCCTAAAACTCCACCTTTCATTCTATATAATAATATCTTAGAAATAATTTGTTAGCTGCTGACTTAATTCTTGCGGCCCTTTCTTGTTTTACGCTTACCACCTCTGTTTGCAAAGTAGACTTTTGCATTTCGGTTCGATAATTTACCGAGATAACGCTCTTCATTTTCTGTATAGCCTAGAGAAGGCCCGGAGTTATTGCTATTGTTATTACTGTAATTATTGCTGTTATTGTTATTATTATTATTATAATTAAGATTTGAATTATTTCTTGCATATTTCTGGGTCTTACGCACACCGGTTCCTCGTGGGACAGTATTTCGAGGCATATTGACTTGTTTTCTGGCCTGATTACGCGCAAAGTTCATCATTGTATCGTCATTATTTACATTCATATATCGTAAAAGACGAGCCATTTCTTCTTTTGTTCCACGATTAGGATTTACTTGTATTTTCCTATTTTTAAAGGTGAAAAGCGGACTTACACCCATTTCTGGAAAAAATAGATCTACAAACATATGCCATTCAGGACCATCACCTCCGAAAAATTCAGAAGATAGGACAATTCTATTTTTATCTTCTGCATAACGTTCTACGATGGTTCTAAAAAGTTCAGAGTGGTCATAGAGCAAATCAAACTCGGGAGTATCTCGTAGAATTATAATTTTATCTGGGTATGACATTTCTAATTAAAAAAGATATTATATAAAAGTTAAGGATTGATTGGATCAAGAAGAGGATGACTTGTGCTACAACAACGGCATTTAGCATATTCAATCCGTTCAATACGTTTATTTGTCATAAAAATCCATGTAGACAATAATGTGAACTGTAATATATATGCTACAATAGCAAGTATACTAGATTCATCCATTATAGTAAAATACTATAGTTGTCTTAAGCCAAACTATATAAACAAATAAAAAATTGAATTTATTAATTGCCTTAAAAGTAAGTACCACAATGGCTACTGAATCTGTACCTAGACGGCCTCTTTCCATTACAATTCCGAAGGGCTCTCTGCATCTCTTCGATTCTCCGGATAACTTGTCGCCAGATGTGGCAGTTGAACAGAGAATGAAGGGATTTCTAAAGGCGCACCTAGCTGAACTTCCTTTGATGCCCGTATCCACATCGTTTGATGAGGACGCAGAAGAAGACTTTGAGATTGAAACACGCAAGGATCTTATTCATCAAATCCTGGATGGCTGCATTCACGTAGGCATAACAAAGCACTATGCAATTCCTGATAACCCGGACGATGATGAAATCGGCTTTCAGTTGGAACAGTATATTGAAAGTCTGGAGAAGGCGAAGCCAGCAACGGACGCTATTAAGAAACAGATTCGCCTTTGTAAGGAGTTTCTAGAATTGTTGATCTAGACTAGAATGAACACCTTTCCTTTCCTCGTCGAGTTCCTCGGCACTTTTTTACTGTTGATCTCCATTTTGGCGACAGGTAATGCGTTTATTATCGGCGCCACGTTGGCCCTGATCATCCTTCTGATCGGCGGCATCTCGGGTGCGCACGTGAACCCGGCGGTGTCTCTTGCGATGTTGATCAAGGGAGCTATTACGGGTGCGGAGTTTGGCGGATATGCGGTCTCGCAGTTTCTGGGTGCTACAGCGGCGTTTTACGCTTACAAGGCTCTAGCTTAATAATTCATAAACTAGTAGATGGCAGCTGTCAATGTGAATAATATCCCGCTCGTTGTAGGGACACAGTATAATGTTGTGTTTTCAGATGATAACGTAGAAGTGTTAACCTTTAGAGGAATAGACGCTGAAGGACTGCTTTTTGATGGAAGAGATAATGCAATTGATAGAAGAACTATTACGGTCTATGATATAAATACAAATCCTAATCTATTAACGTATCGTCAACCTGTTGCGGGAGGTAAACGGAGAAATAAGAGAAAGAATAGTCGTAAGCGTATTACACGCAAACGTAGCTATAAGCAAAAAAGAAATCGTAAAGAATAGACTACAATGAAGGCTGTTGCAGTATTTGATATGGGTGGAGTGATAGGAGATGCATTATTTGAAGACAGTGTAGGAGGATTGAAACTTTCTGCTACATTTACTCATCTCCCGGAAGGCAAACACGGATTTCATATTCACACAAACGGTGATCTGAGAGGCGAAGGCTGTATGGGCGCGTGCTCTCACTTTCACAAGGGTCCCAAATCAGATCACGGTGGACCACCGACCGCGAACAACAAGGGCAAACGTCATACAGGTGATCTGGGGAATGTAGACGCTGTCAATCACACCTACAATTACAAATTGGCAGGTGTCAAGGTGGAGGAATTGCTTGGGCGCACACTGATCGTACACGCGGATGAAGATGATCTGGGTCTCGGATCTGAAGAGGACTCGAAGACGACTGGGCACGCGGGAAAACGTATCTCTTGCGCGATCATTGGTCGTGCAAAGGATTGCGAGTCTGTCAAATCCAAGAATAAAACTCAGAGGAAACACTAGCGCTTTTTGACTGACCAGAACGCTAATAGACCGATTAGAGCGATGGTCGCAACACTGAGCGACACGAGCTTCTTGTTCTTGTCAGATCGATTTACTGAAGGTGCACGTTCCATATAATCATCAAATCCATCAATCCCAACAGCGTTTACAGTAGTCTTATTGGGCAGTGTGATCTGTGTGACAGTGTTCTGTTTAGTACAAAAGATAGGCTGGGCTGCACCGTTTGCAACCTGACTTTGATCTTTCAGACATCCATCTGTCCGATAATTCTTAGGTTGTTTTTCCCATTCATCGTAGGGCAGCTGAATAGGGGTGCCTCTCAGAAAATAGTCCAGATCAATTTCACCAGGACGGCGAACCGGAGGCGGTATGCGATCTTGAATCCAGTGTTCCTGAAAGAAGCGACCACTCCCTGTTCGCAGTAAGCCATTTGGATCCACGATAAGTTCACCATCTCGATTGTTTATTTGGCCGTCAAAGTTGCCGACTTGCAATTTCATCAGACGGCACTGAGGGTATCCGCTGCCACCGACAGCATTTAGAATCGGTCTAGGATCAAGTGCAGCCTTAGCATCTTCCATAATACCAGGTGCCATACCGCGCAGCTGAGGCAGACCCATATCTGCGATAGCATTCTTCACGTTTTCACCGAGGGCAGAGCCATTAGGAATGGTTTGCACATATTCCCACATTTCAGCTCCGTTGCTGCATTGGGCGCCTGTGTGTAAAAAATAGTTAACACCGAGAGGTTTGAGACCAGGCATTCCTTTTGTAAACGGATTGGATGACTCACCGAATCCAATCATATCCGTGTAATAGACCACACCCTTGACAGCACCAATCACGGAGTCTAGGGTGTCGCCGCGTCTGACACCGATCTGGGCGGGGGCCGTCAGCTCATCTCCAGGATTGTAATTGGGTCCGAGAAATCCAGGACCGGAAGCTGTTGCTACAGGCAGAACATTAGCGCGACTATCATTTCCCATTTGTGTTGCAGATGCGGAGCTCATCCTTCTTACTTGTGGCCCTTAAATTTTTACAAATGCTTCTTGATTCATCATATTGCTGCTTACACGAGTTTTATTGATTGAATCCACTTGAAGAGAATCCAGACCCCCTTCGCTTCCATCAATAGTAAAAACAGTGCGATCTTTGATAGGTGGCTTTTGTGTTTTTAGCCATCCTTCAATGCGCTTCTTTTTTGTTATAGGGCCAGCATTGCCATTAGGAGTAAATGTAAAGCTATGAAGTTTAGAAGTCGATTTCGGAGGCCACATTTCGGAGTATTCACGCTCATAAATCTTTACCGGTTTTCCGATATGCTTTGCCAAATGGTCAACAGTAAGTGCCTTGTAACCAAAAAGTTCTGCAGATTCGTAGGGTATCCATCGTTGACTTCCGTCTGAAACCTTTTTTACAACCCACTGCTGTTTATTATTTCCGAGTTTGATTGTGCCTTCTGGAAAGTCAGTTGCAGAGTCCGAAGGACTCTTACGGCTTCCACCTTTGTTTTTTCTGGTTTTATTTTTTGAGTTTTTCAGTGCCATCTACCTTAGCACTACAGATAAAATAATAATCTATAATAGATGGAGGATTTATTTAAAATTGCGGAAAGAGGAGACTATGCAACAGCATTAAATTATATGAAAAGTGGTGAAGCAGGTCTTCTTGAACAGATTAAACAAGTATTAGAAAGTGATGATGATGATGGTTTACTACTGCAGGATGCATACGAAATCGCCATGGACAGAGCTACAGGAACTTTTGATCCTGGTCCTGCGGCTGCTGGTTTTGCGGCTGCTGCTGGTCCTGCGGCTGCTGCTGGTCCTGTTGATCCTGCTCTAGCTCTCCAGTTTGCAACTTTATTACAAAATTTTATAATTCAAGCAGGTGATAATCTAGAGGAGGCTCAAGACTTGAGAGGAATCTCTATATTTAGATTTTATGAAGAGCGAAGGAGAGAAAGACAAGCAGAAATGTATTATAGGCAATATTATGAATTTCTTAAACAAAATAACTATGCTGCAGCAAATGCTTTTATTGGAGATCCACACAATAGAGAACGTGTATTATATTACCTTCATCTCAAGTTAACGGATGCGCGTGAGAGTGGTTTTCAAATGAATTGGCAAGAAGTATATGATTCTATTTTAGATAATAAAGACTTTGAAACCGCAGACTTATTTAGACAACTTGTAATGATGGCTACAGGAGGAAATCCTCCTGAAGGTTTCTTTGATTATGAAGGGCGTAAACTAATAAAAGCTATGGGGGCGGTTAATATGAAAGGTGGTCGCAAAAGCAGACACCGTGCTAAAAAAACTAGACGCAGCGTTCGCAAAAATAAAAGTAGAGCTAAGGGTAAACATTTGTAAATGAACTGAATCGCCTAGGAAACAATCTTTTCCATTTGATCATACCACTTATACGGATCGTAATTGTGGTATGTTCTCATAAGATCAGTCGCATACTGAATCTTGAATTCATCAATGACTCGCACTGACCGCAGAATTGGCAAGTAGAAGTTAAGCTTATTAATGAGCAGACTCATAATTGTATCAGCATTGGTCGTTTCGTCTACACCATCCTCAGGCTTAAGAAAGAGACCAGGCTCATTCCGAAGAAGCTTACGCCTGTAGTCTACGCAGTAATTATTGAGCGTGTTCTTGTACTCGCGCTTGAAGTAGACGCCGATGAATTCATCAATCTTGAGGCTTGTGCCGACAAGCTTCTGAAGTTCAGCCTCGCTTGCAATCGTAAAGTTGAAGAAGTGGCCATCCTTCTTGTAGATCGGCTTGTACTTGGCCATATCAACACAGCACCCCCAGTCGGTATTGTACGTAATGTCAAATAGAATGCGATTCTTAAACTCACTGCGCTCATAGCTCTTTGCATACAGTTCCTTAAAGAGATTCTGAATGTTCGTTCCAGTGAACTCCTGAACTACGAGATGCTTCTTGTGAAGTAGTGTGATTTCACAGAGTGCCTCTAAGAGGCCATCATCGTTCTTCTTGAAGTCCTCCTCAGTCAGAATTGGTCCATTAGGATACTGCTCAGGTATATGCTGAAAGAATTCCTTGATAAAGATGAGCTCCAGGCAATTTGTACGAAAGATGTAAATATTGTTTTCTTCCTCAAAGGGCTCGTAGGTAAATCCCATATCCTTATGCGCAATGTAGTTCTTAATAACGTTCAGATCAAATCGCGGATCGAAATGATAGCAACGCACTGTCTGTGCGTGAGCCGATCCAACAAAGAGAAGATCAAGAATGAAGGAGGGAAGAATCTGATCATACACGGGTGTCATCAGTTTGGGATCCTCGTAGCGGGGCGCTGAGCCGATGCCCACGTAGGTAAAGTCGACGGGGTCCTCATTCGCGTACTTCAGAAGCTTATCTGCGATTGACAGGTCAATCGACATTTTTAGTTCAGGTACTAACTACACTAAAAATATCGAGTTCAATTTTTTACTCCATCTTGCTAATTTTAACTTGCGTCTTTTTCGTTATTGGAAGCACTCGCTTTTCTCCAAAATCGGAGACAGGACTAAATGTTGTTGCTGCTTGCGAAGGTTGAGCTGTAGCAGCTATGACTTCCTGCGTCACAACTTCGTCATCCTGTGGCAACCAGCCTTCGAGTGGGTCAAGTAAACCGTTGCAAAGATCCCGACGGCCAAGTATCTCTGCAATAACAACAACGGACATATAACACAGAAAAGTCTGTGAGGTGCACGTCTGAACGACGATCGCTTGCCCTTCTTCTAGCGACTTTTCGCCGTTCAGCGTGGGAACTGTCCGACTTACCCAGAGTCTATGTACGGATCCTTTGTAATCTGGCATTCGGGCGAGAATGCGGGCGCAACAATCAAGAAACTGGCTGACTTCCCGTTGATTTGTCATTAACTTCCACTTTTCTTGTAATAAAAACAAGTATTGTTTGCCTTGGGGATCTTGAATCTGAACCATATGGTCGACTCCGTTAAGAGACTGTTCCTTAAAAAACTCACGAATTCCTTGTTCAGAGTGAATAATACAGACCCAGCCTTCTTCGATTTCCATTCGCTCTTTGAGAAGATCAAGAGTGGTTCCGATGCGTGTTTCAAAGGCAAAGCCTTTTGCGCCAGTTGCCTGCTTAGTGGCCATTCTACCTCTGGATTGCGAGAAGAGATTAAATAGTGTATAAGTAGAATGTCAGGAGAAACTCCACTAGGCTATCTCAGACAGATTAATGAAAAGATGGATCGGCTTTTGTTAATCGCGGAGCGATATGCAAGTGTTCCTGTAGCGGTTGAAGCAGTAGCAGCAGAAGTACCAGCAGCTCAGGTAGTAGCTGAGCCAGTAGCTGAGCCAGCAGCAGCTGCAGCAGCAATACCCAGAATTCCTATTGTACAAACGACTGCGCAGAGCACTGCTCGCACATTAAGAAGACTTCTAGAAAGGGGTGTTGAAGCTTCAGAAAGGCCAAAGATTGAGAAGCAAATCAGAGATCTACAGCCGAAAATCGACGCCGAGATTGCTGCTGGAATTCCTATCGAAAGTGAATTTCAAAGCCAATATGATGCAGCAGTACTCTATCTTAAGAAAGATCTAAAACCTGAAAGTAGAGCCAAAATGGAACGGACTCGCAATGAACTAAAGGCCAAGTTAAATGCAGAGAAAGTACACGGCATTGCCAGAGGTGGTTCTAAGAAACAAAAGACACGAAAGCGCCAGACAAGAAGTAGACGCAATTACTAGAATGAACTCTGCACCCATTGACAATACTCTCGCAATCAAGAATCTGTTTGAGCAGAATAAACTCGATGATCTCAAGGCGTTTATGAATAAACGCAAGTGTCTGAATCAATGGAATCTGGCACTTGTGTATCTTTTTCATATTATACAATCTGCTGGAATTCTGACGACAACTATCGCTGCTGGTTATGATATGAAGATTCTTGTATGGGTCGGAGTCGGATTTAATATTCTGGCATCTCTGATTAATGTGTTTGAGAAGACGAACAATTCCATCTCAAAACATTTGATGAAGGATATTCAAGCGATCAAAGACGGAACCTTTGTGGATGAAGGGTCAATCGAACTGCCGGCAGTTAAATCTGAATCTGATGCATCTGGAGATAGCAAGAAACCACTTCTCTCTGAAACTAAGTAGTGGTCTAAAAAATACACACATTGTAAAAACTATACAATGCGTGCCTTTTTCCTCGCCGCTCTTGCAGCTCGTTTTGCGTCATCGAATGCCGATTACCTCAATCTTCACCACAATGGCAGCTTAGTTTCTACCTCAGGTCCGAATAGCTGCGTCACGTTTCAGGTTGGCGCTGGAACGGGCTGCGCCTGGATGTGCTCGTATTGCGCCAGCCAGCTCGGCACGAACAATTACTACTTTACGACAGGTGTCTGCCAGTACCAGACGGGTGGCTGTGTAGGCAATCCGCAACCGAGCACGTCGTACACGTGCTGCGCTACTGCGTAGCTGAACACACCCTACACGTGCTGCGCTACTGCGTAGCTGAACACACCGTACACGTGCTGTTCTGCTTAGAAACAACCGTAAAAAATTAGTTTTTTTGAGATGCTTCTTTATTTAATAGCTGATGATCTTGCGCGAGTGGCGTGAGTGGCGGCTCTCACGGCTACCGCAGGTGATCTCGACACGGAGGCCTGAGCTGGCAGCAGGTGCAGGCGTGTGCCTGTCGGCACTGGCACTGGCACTAGCACGCGTCTTAGAGCTATCAGGGTTCCAAGACTCCGCCTCAACCTCGGTGAAGTCATAGCAATCGACGGCAGTCGCCTTGAGTGTCTTGCGGCACGCGACGGCGGCGGCGCGGGGGCTCTGGTGCATACGGTATGCAACGGAAGAGGACATTATGTCTATGCAAATTTAAAGGGAAAATGCCAGTCAATTTTTGCTGCGTCTAGAATAGAATGGCCCCAGTCTCTACTCTTAGAAGTAATCCGAGTTATCCGCAAATAGGCCTTCCAGGAATTATCGGAGGCTACAAGCGTAAACAGAAGCGTAAGCAAAAGCAAAAGACGCGCAGGTCGAAAAAGCGTAGAGGCACTCGTAGACACTAAATTCTAAAAAGCCCATCGGCCTTGTTGAGTTTCCGCGGAATCCAGCGAATCTCCAGCCAATCCATATCTTTTGCCGCAGCTCGAACGTCATCGTAGTATTTGGCGACGTAGCCTTGCGCCGGCCTCTTCTCATTTACCAAACAATTGATAACCGACAGATTGTCGTTTTCCAGTTGTATTTCGCCTACCTCGTAGTCCTGGGACATTCGGATTCCGTCAAGCACAGATGCCCATTCAGATTCATAGGAATTCTTGTGATTGAAATAGGTTTTGACGGATTTGTAGACTTCACCTTCGCTCTCCTCTTTTAAAAGAGACGCAGTGCGTGAAATTCGGTTGCTATAACGAAAGCTACCGTCCGTTTGGAGTTTAGAGATAAGAAGGGGCTTGAATTGAGACTTGGCGTGCAGAAGCGAAAAGCGCTTGAGGGACTGAGTAGACATCTTCTTAGAGTGTATATTAAATGGATCCAAGAATGATTAAAAGAATTAAAAAACCAAGAATACAACACGAGATAATATCTTGACGTTGCATTTACTACTTTGTATTTATATTTTAGGTGCGTCTTTTATAACGGCGTGTTTTCTTTCCTCCTATCGATACGTTTGTTTGATTATTAGACCTTGTATTTCGGTTAGTAGTTAGTTTAGCTCTATAGAGTTTAATATTTCTCGGTTGAATAGCTTTTCTTGTAGAAGGATTTGTTTTTAGTTGATTGACTGTTGATTTTAGATAATAACGTTTAAAGTCTTTTTCATTATGAAAGTTTGCAAGAATGTTTCCATTTTGAATCTTACTCATCATAATTGAATTCTCAGATCCTTCAGGGACTATTAAGTCTTTAGGAACAGATAATTCTTCACGAATAGATACACGATCAAAATAGTCTCCCAACTTTTCACCCTTATTGGGTTGTGGGATGAGTTTTTTGCAGTTAGCAAATGTTGATGGTGCATAATTATTACGCAAAGCAAATGGACATGTACCAGTAATATTCACAAGATTAGAATTATTACTACAAAAAAGTTTCGTAAGTCCCTCTGGAAGCGGTGGTAATGAAGTTAGTTGATTATTCTGACAATCAAGTTCCTCAAGTGTATTAGGAAGTAGTGGTAATGAAATTAGTTTATTCATTGAACATTCAAGGTAATTAAGTCCCTCAGGAAGTATTGGCAATGAAGTTAGTTGATTATGTGTACAACTTAATTTTGTAAGTTCCTCAGGAAATGTTGGCAATGAAGTTAGTTGATTTCCACTACAATTTAAAGATTTAAGTCCATTAGGAAGTGGTGGTAATGAACTTAGATTACTGTACTCACAATAAAGAAGCTTAAGTGCATTTGGAAGTTCTGCTAATGAAGTCAGTTTATTTCCACCACAATTTAATGATTCAAGTCCATCTGGAAGTTGTGGTAATGAAGTAAGTTTATTAGCTACGCAACCTAAAATTTTAAGTGTTTCAGGAAGTGGTGGTAATGAAGTTAGTTGATTAGATCCACAACTAATTAGAGTAAGTTCCTCAGGAAGTGGTGGTAATGAAGTTAGTTGATTCGTATGACATATAAGAATTTTAAGTGTTTTGGGAAGTGATGATAACCAAGTTAGTTGATTTTCTTCACACGATAAGGTTTCAAGTCCATCCGGAAGTAGTGGCAAATTAGTTAGATTATTAGATTTACAATTAAGAATCGTAATTCCTTGCGGAAGATCTGGCAAATGATGAATGTTTAAATTTTCTATCGATAATGTAGTTTTTCCATCCAATGAATACTGCTGAATTATTGATTTGAGTTTTTGTGTATTTGGTCCATAGCTTATATTTTTATCATTTTTTTTCTTAAATAATTTAGAAAGCTTAAACATTTTACCTTCTATTTATTATTCATATTTTTAGATGATGGGCCGCCAGCAGGAGCCGCTCCAGATTCTAAAAAAATTGAAATAACCTTACAACTTTTTATTAGTATACAAAGATAAGATGGGACAGTATTACTATCCGATTATTCTTAACTCCGATGGAAAGATTGTGGTGTGGATGTGCGCACACAACTATAGAAATGGTCTGAAGTTGTTAGAGCACTCGTATCTTGGAAACAATTTCGTGTCGACGTTTGAGTTTGGTCTGAGCCCCGAAGGGCCTCATCACAAGTCGCGTGTTGTATGGGCTGGGGACTACGCGGATAACGAGCCTGACCAAGAGAAGAATCTGTACCGAATGTGCAACGAGTACACGATGATTGTGCCGCAAGAGAAGGATACAACCACGTACCGATACATCGTCAATCACAGCAAGAGGCAGTTTGTGGACAAGATGGCGTGTAAGTCTGGAGAGGAGGGAATGAAGTACCATCCGCTGCCTTTGCTGACGTGCGAGGGCAATGGGCGTGGTGGCGGCGATTACCGTGGCGATAGCCCTTTGATCGGATCGTGGGCGCGAGATATTATCTCGGTTGAGGAAGTAAAGCCTGAGGGCTTTGAGGAACTTGTGTTTCATCTGGAGTAAGATTTGATTAGTAAACCAAATGAAAAAATTGACTTTTTCATTTGCTTTGATCTGAAGTATAGAATGGAGCAACTCTATGTGCTTAAGTGTGAGAAGGGAAAGTATTACGTTGGAAAGACAACTGATGTAATGCGCCGCTTTGAGGAGCACAAGACAGGCAAGGGATCTGCGTGGACAAATAAGTATAAGCCTACTAATTTGATTGAATGCAAGCCAATTAGTAGTCCTCACGACGAGAATAACACGACAAAGGACTATATGAAGAAGTATGGGATTGAACACGTTCGAGGTGGAGTCTATGCACAGATTGTACTTCCAGACAATATGCTTTCTGCTTTACGAAATGAACTTCAGGGTGTTTCAGATTTATGCTATAAGTGTAGCCTTGGAGGCCACGTTGCGGCTGCGTGTCCTATTACAATGCCACAGGCAAAGTCACAGACTAAGTCATCATCTAAGGCAAAGATAATGGTTCAGCCAGTAGAAGAAGTTGTGTGGGAATGTAGTTATTGCGATCGGCAATTTGATACAGAATATGGTTGCGGTGTACACGAGCGATCGTGTAAAAAGACAGCAACAAAAGTGAAAATGTCTATGCCAAAGACTGGAGCGTGTTATCGATGTGGGCGGCCAGGGCATTATTCGCCTGACTGCTATGCAAGGACACACGACGATGGGTATGAACTTGATTCGGATGATGATTCTGATGATTCATATTAAGAAGCGTCTAACGGCCCTTGAGAACAAGTAAATAATTCGATTAATTACTTCTTTGTAACGCCAAATGCTGCTGCAAGTCCACTAGCAGTAATAATAATAATTGAAATAACTGTACAGATACCACATCGCCGCCAAGTAAAATAGGAATTAACCTGCTTGATTTCATTCTTTGCTCGTAGTTCTATTAGAATTTCTTTTTGAACAGAAAGATTTTCTTGCAAAAGAATTTCTATTCTTTGATCCATTACTACTTATTTTTTAAAGAGGCGTTTAGGCTTAGTAATATACCTAATATAAAATACTTAATTATATTGGAATGATCAAAGGGATTAAGTACGGGATTTCCCAAACCACGTCTTTTGTATGGTGGAAGGATGAATGTTCGCCGTGGCTACAGCAGGGGCAGCTGTAGGTGGGTACTTCGCCCTATGTGCAGCCTTAAACGCAATATACTCTTCAGGGTGATCCTTGCACCACTGAGTACAGAAGAGCTGCGTTATACCTAGGATAGTGTGATTAGATGCCTTGAACGCCTCAAATTCCTCAGGGTGAGCCTTGGGGCAATGTATATTCCAGGAAACCCAATAATTAGGCTCTCTTATAGGGATTTGAAATGATTGTTGAGTTGCAATAGCTTCATCAGTACTCATTCTAATATACCTAAATATAAATAACACTTTAATATACCACAATGCCAAATTGGCGAGGACGAGCTCCCTATAAATGATGCGGGACCGATTGAGGATTCACTGCCTGTTGACGGGCCTACTCTAATATGACCAGCTAATACTAAAATATTCCTTTGAAGAGAACCACTCTAGAGCTTCCTTGAATTCATTATGATCCTTTTCTGACCAACCATAGGACTCTTCATCCTCTCCATCAAGATCCATAGAACTTTTTATATCTTCCCAGTCTGGATACTTCTCTAGAAAGGCTGTAGTTGATATTGTGTTCATTGTATCGCTTCCATTAATATCTCTTATATAATAATGGAAGATATGCCCACGTTGCTTCAATCTTTCACGATAGTTTTCAGGAACAATAAAGTCTAAAGGATCAAAAGGTTTTCTAGAGTTATCACTATTGTAAACATAAGGAAGTCCTGTTTTATCATCAATTAGAAGAGTTAAACCGATGTAAAGATCAAAGCCCATTGTATACACCTTTATGTGAATCAACTGTTTCAATTTTTAATTAATTTGATGGACTAGGAAGTTGAGATAGGATATACCTGATCACCAAATTTAGCCCCATGAGTACACTCTGAAACACGCAAGACTCCATCGACGCGAACACCCTCTAGAATTGTTGCCGTCATCGACGTTGCCACTTCAATCTTCTTGAGTGTACTATTCTGCTCTCGCATTAATTCATTCATCTTTTTCAGCTCCGCCAGAATTTCTTTCGAGTAATCAGTCGGCTCAACTTTGCTTGTGGGCGCAAGAAGAGCTGATATAGCGCGATTACGCTGCTCATTTTCATCCATAATAAGACCGTGAAATGACATTCACTGATGCAAATGTAAAAATATGGTTTGGTTTTCAATTTTATCAAGAGGCTTACCTTACTGAAGTAGCTGATTGATCTTCTCAATTGCTAGAATCCACTCCTTGAATCTCTGAGGACCCAAAGCCATAAGATGTTCAGTATAATATTTCTCTGCAATATGATACTGACCCCTGTAGCGAATCTCAATAAACCTCTTGCCCTTCTCTAGAACAATTACGTGCGCATCAGTCTTGCTGAAGTTTATGTCAACCTGCGGCTGCGGCTGCGGAACAGGTACAATCGGTGCAACAGGGATTTGCCTAGGTGCAGGAGCAGGTGCAGGAGCAGGAGCAGGTGCAGGAGCAGGAGCAGGTGCAGGAGCAGGAGCAGGTGCAGGAGCAGGAGCAGGAGCAGGTGCAGGAGCAGGTGCAGGTGCAGGAGCAGGTGCAGGAGCAGGAGCAGCTGGAGCAATCAATAACTTTCGCTGATTCCAAATCCTAGCAATCTCTGCTGTTATCTCTTGAGGCGTGAAGGTAGGATTTATTGCTTTTACCTTAGGCTGAATGAACGCAAAGAAGTCTTTATAAACTACTGGAGTACTTGCAAGGGCAGGTAGTACAGCTGGAGCTGCAGGAGGCGCAGGGGCTGGAACAGGTGCCTTGGGTTTAGCCTGCGCCTTTGCTGCCTCAACATTCTTAAGAACTTCATCAATAACTGGCGTTATTGTCTTGTAGAAGTCATCCTTAAACTTCTTAAAGATCGGATCATTCTCATAAAGACTTACCTTCGTAGTACAAGGAGCTGGCATACTCTGGATTGCATCATTAACCGAATTTGGAATGAAGTTTACAAAGGCAATGAAACCATTGTAGTCATTATGATTCGCTTCACGGTTCATCAATTGATAGATAGGAATTGCCTCAATCATCCGACCATCGAGAGAAATGTGTGCTCGTGAAGACTTCATGCTCTTATGCCCATACTTAGGAAACTCCTTCTTCAAGGGGAAAGCCGTATTCCCAAGAACCTTGATGTAAAACAGTTCTAGTGTGTAGAATCCACCTGGTATAGAGATCTTCTGAGCAAATACATTCTGAATAGTACCATCAGCTATGTAGGATTCCATACAAGTCTTGAAAGAATGCCAAGTCTTCTTATCATCACGACTACTCTTAAGACCAAGAGGCTTCTCATCAGGTTTAGCAGAGGTATTGATGATATTAACGCCAAATTCTGTATTCTGAAGGATTGTTTCAGAATACCGAGTCTGAATAAGTTCCTTTATTGCGTTGAATAAGTCAGTAGGCTTATCAGAAAGACTTTCAAGGATCTTATTCGCATCAAAGTCAATTGAAATCTCTGTTCCAGAAGGATATAGTGTAGTTCCATCCTTGGTATCTTCATCCGAATCAGTATCACGACCCTTGAATGGTCCCTTAATCACTTGAATATTCTTGCCTGGGCGGCGATACTTAATAGTCCAATTTGCCTTCTTGTATTCAGGTTCCCACTTAGTCAGACACTTCTTAAGGCCGTGTCCATTCCTGTGGAGGTTATCATTAGCCTTTGAGGCTGCCCACTGAAGTAGGCGACGCTCATTCTCAACACCCATACCATTATCTGAAACACGCAGATTACTCTTAGGACCATTAAGAGTAATCTGAATTGTAATCTTTGTTGCTTTCCCCTGACCAATTGAACCATCCATTAGTTCTGGAAGAACAAGAAGAGCCTCAGGAAAGTCATCTGTATAAGGAACTGCCTCGTGTGCACTACTGCGCCACAATGCGTGAAACTCATCCGTTCCAGTAAACTGAATATCTGCCATTTGCAACTGTACTAGCTGCAACGTATTGCATTCAATCAATTTTTTACTGTAAGTTCGCGACAATAGGATTTGTCTGGCCATTCTTCCAGCAGATCCAGAAGCACGCGATATTGTACGCAGGATCATTCCAGTGAGAATATAACTTTGTGTTCGTGCACGTCCAATCATAGCGGTAGATTGTAAGAGGAACTCCATCCACATCATATGTCGTATTCAAAGCAGCATCGCTGATACGCTTGAACTGCATTCCGTTCGCCGTCAGAATTGCCTCTACATAAGCCGGAGAAGGTGTGCTTCCTTTTCCCTCAAGAGACTGATCACGGCGATCAGCGAGTCTGTCATTTGACGCGCAATCAGTCGCATCATCAGAATCCATCACCTCCGCTTGCAGAATAAGAAAGTTTGAGTTGGTGCAAACATCCACGAGATGTTCATCAAACTTTGTGAGATTATTCAGCACAGAAATATGCCAGCAGAGATCATATCCCTTCGTTAACTTCGCTGTATTCGCATCGAAGAGTTCGGCAGGGAATACCTGGCCACTGAGATCATCCACATTTGCCTGTAAACCATCCGTCGCCAGCACAGTTGCACTCAGATCAGTGAGCCATCTAGCATAATCGCCGCCACCCTCACCAATTGAAATAACTGACTTGTTAGCAAAAAAAGACGGCTCAATGTACTTGAGTACAGTGGCCTTGATCGACTTGTGAACCTCCTGGTAGTACTGACTATCCAATGCCATTTATACTTTAAAGGAGAAATTACTTTCCACTAACCTTTTTGAGAAGTCCAATACCCATCTTATTCTTAAATGTATTATTGTCGTGAATGCGGTGAAGAATGGTTGATTTACTATCCATTTGAATCATCGGCTCAGTAAAATCATTGGTAAAGGCGCGTTCTACAGCGCACGGCTCATTATCGTCGTACTGGTGGTCAATCAGATACGATCGCTTGTACGCAAGCGTGCAATTGAGCGCGTGCTTGTCGTGATAAGGACCTGCAACAAAGAGTTCTGCAGTCGCCATATTGCACATATAGACCTTGCTGCAGCCAGCAATCTCCTTTCTCGGATGTTGATCAAAGGCGTCAATAACAGTCAGAATTCGGCTCGGCGGATAGTAGTCGTCGTCATCCATAACAATAATGATATCGCCTGTCGCTTCTGAATTTAGTCGATTGAGTTTGGCACCCATCGGCTGCTTTTTCTCGCTGATCAGATAACGAATGGTAAACTCACTCGTCTCTGCAGCTGTAGCGAATAAATGGCCGACTCGCTTCTCTGGTGGTGCATCATCCAGAATGATCCACTCAATCTTACTATGATCATACGTCTGTTGCTTGAAATCTTCAATCAACTGTGGTATGAAATCTTTGCGGTCATACGTCGGTGTGATGACGGAAACGTGCATTTGGTTAGCCAGTAGCGTTTAACGCGACCTTCAAATTTTGCACTATGAAAATTGAATTCCAGAGTTGACCTCTGATGGATACCTAAAAATGAGTGCTTCAGCTGCTGTGGTACAGAAGACTACCGCCGATGCCATATCAAAGTTTCTCGATGACGCTTGGTCAGAAAATCACGAGATGCCCACTGTCAATATCTCAACCTGTCCAACGTGTGAGTCCAAGTTCGAAGAGTGGGAGCACCTTGACGTGAGCACGTGCAGAGGCTGTGGCACTGTAATCTCCCGGTGTCTGGATCTTTCCGCCGAGTATCGCTATTTCAGTCAGGATGACCGTGGCGGCGGCGACCCTTGTCGTGTAGGAGCACCGCAAGATATGCGCTTCCCTGCATCCAGTCTGGGAACTGTGATTCTCCCCACCCAGAGCGGCGGCACAGCTAATTGCCGGTGGTCAATGAATAAAATTCGCCGCTATCACACCTGGAATATGTTGCCCTACAAGGAACGAAATCTTCTTCACGTCTTTGAAACCTTTCAAATCACTGCGACGAACCAAGGCCTCGACTCAGGTGTTCTTGACTTGTCCAAGGAATACTATGTTGCTCTGACGGCAAACTGCCAGAAGCGTGGTCTCTCCAGATCAGCCATTCTCGCATCCTGTGTGTTCTCCGCACTCAAGCAGGTCGGCCAGCCTAGGAAGCCGAAGGAAGTTGCCGATATGTTTCACATCAAGACGAGCGATTTCACCAAAGCATTCAAGTATGTGCAGGAGGTTCTGGCGCTCGCATTTCAGAAGGGACATTTGAAGGGATTCTCCGGCTCACCCTCGTCATTACAGACGACGCGTGCCTCGCATTACATTGCCCATCCGCTCAGTCGCCTACCTCTCAAGAGATCTGAATTTCCGGTGGTTCTCAGTCTATCTACGCGACTTGCTGATATCGCTGAGGATCTGTCGCTCTGCTCTGAGCATATGCCACCCTCTTTGGCGGCGGCGAGTTTGGCCGAGGCCATCAAACAGAAGGGACATACTGATATTCCTGTAGATACAATTGCAGGACTATGCTCAGTGTCAGCTGGAACATTAATGAAGTGCTGGAAGCGCCTGGAAGATACGAAGAAACAGTGGCTACCGTTGTTAGTACCTAATACAGAAAACAAATAACCTAAATTAGATGGGTGGTGCAAACTCAACACTAAATTTTAGTAAACTAAGAAGACCTTCAAAAATAACTTCAGGAAAAGAACTGGTTGCATCCACAAAAGAGGTTCGTGAGATGGCCAATTCACTTTTTCGTTTTATGTACGACGAGTTCGGCGAAAAGGAGATTATGGATATGGCGACTGAACCCGAAAAGTACGTTATTGCACTTTCTGATTTAATTACCGCCAAGTTTGAAGTTCTCGGCTACATTACAAAGCAGAATCAGGTCGGTGAAATCTATTTCAGCACGTACGATGATCTCAATCCGAGAATCTCAAAACCTGAAATTATTAACTCAGAAAAGGTGCGTCTCCAGGAAAATCAGCGGCAATATGCGATGATCATCGCCTTTTACTATGTTCGCCTCTTTCAGATTCTTGGATCGCTCTTGATTGTTATCAAGGATTTGAAATGGGAAATACCTGGGCGGCCTGGTGATGCTGCAGTCAATATTGCTGCAAGACAGGCACCTGCGTACGCTGGACGTCCTATTCTACAGCAAGGAACAGTACTTCCTCGGTGGCAGTCAGCCCAACAAGGTGGTGCAATCAGCGAACCTGCTCTAGGTGCCTACGAATTCTTACGCTTTTATCTTGAACCTGTTTCTGAAAATGACTTTATTAAGACAAAAATAACACCAAAAGCAAATTCCCTACTTTTTAAAATAACGTCTAATTTGTATTTTGAGTTTGATCCTACTCTAAGGCAAATTAGTCCCAGCAAAGAAAAGCAAAAGTTATATTTACTTACTAAAACAGAAGGTAAATTTGTACCTGAAGAATTTGATACGACGATAGTCAAAATATCACCGCCGATACCTGACTTTAAAGCGCCCAAGGAAATCTCAACTAAATCGGATCTAGCACGCTATGTTCCTTTTCAAGTGAGAGTCGCTATTAAGCCTAAATCAGTTGAAGCAGGTCGTAAAGCTTATGAAATAGTCTTTGAAAGAGATGCTACCTTTGATTCCTATCAAGAAGTAAGTTATTTTATACGAGGTACGCGCTATACAATGGCTGACGAAGATGGAAGTTTTGTTGCGGCTGCAACTGCAGTTGCAAAGCAAGATCCAATTAGCCGCACAAAAAATCTAGGAAAAATTTTAGAAAATACACTACTTGTCTATCTAATTTCTTTATCAACTAAAAAGTCAACTGAACTCTACATGGCCGATAAAGAAAGAGAAAATATTCCGATCAGCCAAAGAAAAATCGGCCAACTGAAAGAGAGTCTTAAGAATCCTCTGCTCGACGAAACCTACAAGGTGATGAAGAAAGGAACACAAGTAAGGGAAGGCGAACAACTCGAAGCCTTTCAGCCCCACTGCATTTCTCGCGCCCTCCAGCTTCTTGATTCCAAGTCAATTCAGGATCTTTTACCATCAGATGCAAAAACAAGCGTCTGCAAGTACTCGATCGGCGATAAGGTCGGCTCTTTAACTCTAGGACAGTATGTGCCTACCAAAACACTTTCGCAGCTCTACGGAAAAGTGAACCCTGCCGACTTCAAGAAATCTGAAGTGGTTCTGCGTGCCTTTGTACAGACGACAACCTCGTCTCCTAGCGGAGGCCTCAGTGTTGCTCAGCTGAAGGGAGTTGATCAAAAGGAAGAGGCCGATGATCTCCAGTCTGCAATTGATCGTCTGAACAAGGCGTTCAATTATCTACAGGAAACTTTACCTGTTGTCGATGGTATTATATCAATTCCTGTACCAAAACCGAAGGCGTGCAAGACAACTGATGAACTAAATGTAGGAAGTCAGCCGACCGCGTTAGAAATGCAGGGATATGCGCAGCAGCTCCTTGCATTTCACGTAAATCAATCGACTGAAATCTCGAAATTCCTCGAGAGCATTTTTGATATCAAGAAGGATTCGGCGACGGGCCGCTGGATCGCAAAGGGACCCAAGCAAGAGTATATGTTTGCCGGCTTTCCTGTTATGGATCAGCTCACGAAGCAGGCGCGCGAGCTGCTCGTTGACTATTACTCTGGCTGCGAAACCATTTATCAGAAGGGTGTCAAGTCTTGGTCAGAATCGCAACCGAAGTCTAGCGGTGCCAATCGGCCTGCGGGTCTTAATGCAGCAGCACCTGCAGCTGCTGTAGCCCCCTAAACTATAAAATCTCAGAACTCGGAGCAGCTCCAAGCCACTTTCCAACTGAAAACCGAAATGCATACAAAAACACGGGTGAGTCATAGACCCAGCCGCGTTTTTCATCGACCGCATCTGCAGCTGTAGCAAAGACAATGCAAGCCGGCAGATCATTATCAAGCGCATCTTCCCATTGTTCGATAACTGCAGAAGGAAGCTCCTTCTTTTTCCGCAGACCTTCAATGCGCACTAAAGGCAAGCCCGTTTTCTCGTCTTCAGCCTCAAATGGATACGCATACAAGCCACATCCCTCGCGCATCTGAGATCTATCCCTAGTACCAGCACGGCGCCATCTCCAGACAGTACCGTAGATCGGGATCTGATTTCCCAAAAGAGGAAACCCCTCTTTAATAAATACGTGGGCCTTGCGGCCAATCTGATACGTTATGAAATCAAGTAGATTCAGTAGTCCAGATGCAATCTTCTTGCCACGCCAAAGCGGATGTACACAGAACCACTCGACGACACCAAAGAGTTTCGAACTGCTGCCACATTTTGCAAGTGTATTCGGATACGGCGAGGGACACGTGAAACTCGCAACACATCCCCTAACAGTTCCTCCAGGATCTTTGGCGACAATCCAAATCGCATTTCTCTCTTTGAATGTCTGACGAACCCAATCAGCTTTGACGGTACATCGAGTCTGAGTATGTTTCGGTTCGAACCATTCATTCAAAAGATTAGCAATCTGATCGACATCCTCTAGAGAGCCAGGTTGAATCGTACAGCAAAGATTCAAAGAATTATGTACTGTCGGCGGTTTAGCAGTTTCGTCGAGAGCAAGTTCTTTCTCTAGCCACCAAGCCTGAACTTGCGATACCGCAGTACTCTTATTTGACCAGAACATACTTACTTGATAAAATTGAAATTTTTCGCCTTAAACTATACGCACGGCTCAAATGTCCATTCCTGAATATAATATGACGGCGTTCATCTCTTCTCTAAAGCATATTAAGCTACAGATGAAGAACCCAGAGTCGGAGATTGAGTTGGTTAGACCGAAGCGCTGTCAGATGCCCGAGTGCCGGCAAAAGATAAAACTCACGGATTTCGCCTGCAAGTGTAAGTCATTCTTCTGTACTGCACACAGACACTCTGAGCTGCACAACTGTAGTTTTGATTATCGTCAGACTACAGCTATGTCATTAGAAAAGCAGCTAATTAAGACTCAGGCAGACAAGTTGGAGCGAATCGAGTAGAGATCTCAATTGCAAAATATCCACAAGATACTTGACAGACTTCAGTATTGACATCTGGAAAGAAAGTACTCCAGCTGTTCCACAGTTTAAGAACATATGGTGGATTCTCAAATAAAAGTTTTTTTGTTTTTTCATCGTCGATTGTCATCATAGATCCTTCAAATAAACAATGAGCCTGCCCTTCCTCTTCACAACTTAAAAAAGGAACTGATAGCCAAAGATTAAATAAATAAATATCATTATATATAATTGTTTTAAAGAGCATATCGAGCCAGAAATAATTATCTGTTTCACTTCTTGAAAGCCAGTATGTATCACATTCCTTTTTCCACGCACAAATTAATTTATTATTTGGTTCTGCAAGTATAAACCAGCTTGCGACTCCTTCTTCAATTGGTAGGCCCGCGCCATCTCCGTGATACATCCAAAAACCCGCTGGTTTCATAGCTTTCAAATACCAGTTGTTTAGCGGCTGCATACAAAGCAGCGTTGAATCAGCCCACACACCTCCATAATTCTTAAGAAGTGAAAGACGAATAATATCACTTTTTGCCTGAGGTGTGATTGTTTTGCGCGTGTCGTACATATACTCGATATCAGATACTAGAGTACGCACTTGTTCTTCATCGATAAGTTTCACAGTCCAGTCTGGATTATTTTTAATCCAAGACTCTGCAATTCGCTGTTGAAGCCAAGGAGCCTTATCCCAACCCTGTAGCCAAAGAATCCAGATTGTTTTATTTTGCATTATTTACTAAAGAGAATTTGGGTTTAGACTTTCCTAATTTAAATTTTTACTGGCTACACGCATCCACGAGAGTCGCATTGGTCTCAAACTGCTTCGTTGAGTTCAGAATCTGAACCGTAGACGCACCGCGGAGATTTGACTTTGACTCAATGCAGTCTAGGTATGTGGAAAACTCTTCAGCTGTACGATCCGCAAACTTGTTAGTCCAGGATCCATTGGTTAAACGGATTGCCGCCAGATTCTGAGTGTAGACTGTCTCGCGGTAATCACGCTCCGTCGGCTGGTAGACTCTGCCGTTGACCTTTGACCACTTCTGAAAGGAAGGGTACGGAGACTGTACTTTCATTGGAGAGGTAATAAGAGCAGCGCACGTGGCAGTGTAAACAACAAGAGCCAGCATTTGGTATAGTTAGTATATAGAATTTGTGTTTAGATTGCTTTAGAGCGTAGTGAAAGCTATATAGCTACGCTTGTCCAAAGCGGCAAAACCAAACAAGACACCGATCCTCCCGCAAGCTCAAATTCAGAGACATTCACGTGTTCCACGTGCATACCTGTTGATTTTCGCATCCAGGATCTATATTCAGGATGAGCAAGTTTAGGAGCAATCAACAGCCTATCATTGACTACCACCGAATTACAACCATACAGAAAGCGTAAAGGTACGTGAACACAGTTCTCCTTGCCAAAGACCTTCTCTATTTCCTGCTGCGATGCTCGATCAAAACTCGTGTTATGATACAGACAACGACCATTCGGCAGCGGTAAAAAACACAAGTCCATATGATATGTCTTCAGATCTACAATGTGAATGCGGTGAATGGTCGGCGGCATCCATCCTAGATCTGCAGCCTCCTTCAGAATAATCTCCTCAACTGCTCGAATACCTGACAGAGTTGAGCGACCCGCACCATACGCTAACCATAGATGCTTGCCATCGTGAGACCAGCGACAATCACCCTGACCTTCAAAATACAATCCTTCTTTTTCTGGCAATCTGTAGATATTCTTGATACCCTGTGATTCAAGAAATCGCTCAACAAGATCTTCCTCACCACGTCTTTCCTTCTTTGCATAGGACGATATGATTGCAGTATGGACAGGCCAGCCTCTCAAAATCATTGCAGAATTCGATACAAACACCATATCTGGAAAACGATTTTCGGAGTTGAGGGCCGAGGCAGTAATCTGATAGACCGGAACTCGATGTCTAACGAAGCGTTCGACTAATCTGTTGTACTGATCTCGAGCTCGTTCAGAATCAATCTGAGATGTTTTGTTTGTTAATGGATTGATCGCGTAAGCAATTCGATATTGCTCAGGTGATACAAGGACAACGCCATCCAGCATTTACTTAGACAATAGGAAGTTTATAAATGTAAATACTTATACCCTTTTCAATGTAAAGATACGAAATTCCTGACTTTGACTCAGGAACATCAACCTCATGACAGCTTTCTCCGTACTCTTCGTAATACTTCAAATCCTCATCGAGAGTCTCCTTGTGCTTCAGTTTAACTGCGGCCACTGCCTCATCATATTTCTTATAGGCAATCGGATACGGATCTCCGTTCTCAACAACAATGTATATATAAGTATCCATTCTTGTTGTACTGATAGAGTCTACTTTTTTCAATTTTTTTAATACAGATCTGATTCTGTCATATCATACAAATCTCTTTTCAGAATCTTAGGGTAAATATAACGTTGATAGTATGCATCCTCCGCTGTAGGAACGTGGCTGGTCTGTAGCTGGACCATTGTTCCAGGACTCGTTCCAAAATTCTCCTGAACCTTGAACAATGCAAGAACTGAAATAACCATTAAAACAACTAAACCTAAACACCACTTCATTATCCTTTCTACTTTAAGAACGCTTTTTTCCGCTCATACGTTGCACATACATTGCGACAATTGTGGGCGACCAGCGACCCATCATCTGCGTTTCCCTCGGATCGAACCACCGAATGGCATCTTTTTCCTTACGATCGCGCTTCATACGCGCAAATGCCTTCGGATGCTCCTCTAGCCAGGCAAACCACTCGAGCGCTACATTCAAAGCCTGCGGCTTGACATAGGCCTGAAAGATATGGTACTGAAAAAAGGTATTCGGAGGATAATCAGGCTCGCGATTCTGGTAAATGAGACCGGTATGACGTAGATTGCGTAGCGGCATCAAGTGCGCCTCTTCATCCACCTCACGCCGGACATTTTCCTCAAGGATTTTCATAATCGGTGTTCTCGGATGCTTGACTGCATCCTTTCCCTCCATCTGCCCCTTCGGCGGCTCCCAAACGCGACCCTCAGAGTTTCCACCCGTGCGCTTGACAACTATGAATCGCTTTGCATCAAAGTGAGCTCCCTCTTCGTGAATAAAGGCGCAACTCCGCAAATAAACGCGCCATCCTTCTGTAGGATGTTCAACGTAAAAATAAGCTTTTACAGGATCATAAGGTAAGTGTTCTGCGCCTCGGATTAGATCCGGATCAAAGATGTCCAGAATAGGTGTAGCTGATGCAGAAGTGGGCATCTATTTGATTATGATTTGTTTTATTTAGACTGCTGGGCATTTGAAATGCCCATTGGTCTAGATCGATTTACACATCGTCAAACCAACCGACAATACGACCTGTTGCAGGATCCTTCTTTGCAACAAGGTTCTGGTAGACCGGTCGACCCTGAAAGTACCCTGGCTGCTTTGCGAGATCATTGAGAACTGCCGAGGTTCCAAAGTAATCGTGCTTCGCAACCGGCTCCTCAAATCCGTGAGCCAGTGTAATGCACTCATACCCCTCCACGTCGACTACGTGGCCCCTATTGAGAACAAAGTTGTAGACCGTCTGAATGAGTCGCTCACCAAAGAGATAGTGATCTGCAGGAAAGACCCACGGTCCACCTGCCTTCAGACGAATAGGATGCCAAGGCGTGATGCAGAGACTATTGATCTGAACCATTGTCTGCGCCGGCCGCTTGGAACCGATCGTGACCAGGCAGACAACATTTGCTGGGCCCTCAGGCGTCCAGACCTGATCCTCTGGAATAACATCCTTGATGGCCTTTCGAGACCCATCCGCCATTAGAATGTGGTTCTCGCCGTGAAAGCAGCCGCCGCCCGTGTTGTACAAGCTCGCCATCGACTGCGGTGTAGAATAAACTGGTGCTCCTCCTGCAGGACCGAACCCCTTCGGCTGAGCAACAACAGAAGGAGTTGGCGGCGGCAGATCGCAGAATGCCTTCTCCGCAATATTCTGCAGTTCCTTGAACAGCGGGCCACCGTAGATCTGAACACCCGCATCCTTGAAATTCAAGCACATCTGCAGCTTCTGGGCACGCAGATAGGAGCGCAGATAGTGCTCACCCCACTTTCCGAAATGGTTCGGAGAGACAGCGAGACCCAGCTGGCCCTCAGGATCCGATCCCTGCAGATCACGGGAGAAGGCGACTACCCTTGGATCAGACGATGCGGCAAACTTTGTAGCAAGAGTCTTCAGCCTCTCAACTGTCGCCCCTGTAGGATTTGCAGTCTCAACAGCAATTACAGTCTCAAGAGTCTCAATAAGTTCTCCGTGCGCCAGAGCAAAGGTACAACCAATCGGCTCAGACTCAAGAGGAACAACCTGGCCATTCAAGCAAATCTCCTGACCACTGTAGGGGACAACAGTCTCATAGGACTGACCACCCTGGAGAAGACTGTTGTGCAGATAGATCGGCTTCCCATCACGGGTTAGCTGAGGGTTCCGAGCTGCGGTTGCAAGAACTGACGCAAGGAAGTTGATGAAGACAGTACCCACCATCGTGGCATCAGGAATGAAGCCAAAGAGGCCATTACCCCAGAGAGCCAGATCAGCCAGAAGCTTGCTATCAAGCTTATAGCCAAAGCCAAACGTGTGAAGCGTCCACGGATTCTTCATTGTAATGCGTTTCTGGAGCTCGTAAAGAATGCCGCGCGGCGGATTCATATTCGGAAAGCCATCGGTCAGCAACAGGCCAACAATATTGCGACCTGCGAGTTCATCTGTGTTTGCAATCTCCATCGCGTGGCGAAGACCCTCAAAGATATTCGTCTGCGAATCTGGCTGCACGTACTCCAGAGCCGCTTCAACACGTGCCTTGCCCTCCTTGTTCATCCGAGTCGGCCGCAGCACAATCTGCGCATTCGTCGAGTACGTAATGATTGAAAGCATATCCTCATCGCCGAGAACCGCTGCCATCGTCCGAACCGTGTGCTTGACCAGATCGAGACGAGAGAATCCATATGCCTCTGCAGACTTCTCATCATCCGTGCTCTCAGCCATTGAGCCAGATGTATCCACAATGGCCAGAAGAACGATGGGCTGGCGAGTCTCAGGCTCTTCAGCCTTAATTGTCAGATAAACAGCCGCATCTGCAGGATACGCCTTAGCTACAAGAGCCTTATTAGCAAACTTGCCGACCAGCTTCGGCGTCTGAAAGTGCAGAGGCTGCTTAGCCAGCATATCGCGAATTGTGTTGCGGAGTGCGATATTCGGAATGAGATTTGTCGAGGCTAGAGGAAGATTGGTCTTTGGGCTTGTGATATTATTCACGAGCCACTGCTCAATGGCCTCACGCTCGTACGTATGTCCGTCAGCAGCAATGACAGGATCCTGCATCAGGCCAAAAGTGATAGGGCAGTAAAACTCATTCGGAAAAGAGGCCATTTCTGTTGTGTGTACTTACCAGTACAAGCACCAGCTAGTTCAATTTTTGTTTTCGTCTAAAGCTTGTTATTATATAGAGTATATGTCGCTGATTGAACTCGTTGATAATTCAAGAACAGACAAGCAAACGGCGCATTCATATCTACCTGTCTATGAAGAGCTACTCCAAAAGAAGAAGCAATCTGCTAAATCTGTAGTTGAAATTGGCATTTACTACGGAGGAAGTATCAAGTTATGGAAGGATTATTTTACAAATGCAAAAGTCTACGCTGTAGAACTCTTTGATCTTCGCCACGTTTGGGATGTATTGCACCACGATGAGCGTATTGTCTTATATACATCAACGGATGCTTATAATCCGCAATTTGTAAAAACAAAGTTGGCAGATCAAGGGCTTCGATTTGATATGATTTTAGATGACGGTCCTCATACACTTGAAAGTATGAAGGCCTGTATTCAGCTCTATCTTCCTTTACTCGCAGATGATGGAATTCTTATTATTGAAGATATTCAGTCAATGGATTGGCTCGATGAACTTCGCAACGAAGTCTCGCCTGATCTTAGAAAGTACATTAAAACATACGATCTAAGAACAGTTAAAAATAGACACGACGATATATTGTTTGTTATTGATAAGTCCTAAGCAATACGCATAATAGTTACTATAATTGAAGGAACATCAGGAATCGTTGGTGTTCCTGATCCTCTGGTGATAGCAAGAATACGAGCATTCGTATTGTCTGCAACCATATACAATTGAAGTGCATCATTTGCGTTAAGTGAAAGAAAATATTCAACAACTAAACAACTTTCTATTGCAGCAGACAATCTAATTCGTGTATTACTTTTAGGAACAGATGTTCCATTTACAACAGGAAAAATCTCTAAAAAATGAGTATTTGCTGAAGAATCGCATTGGGCTGAAAAAAGTACTTTATACACTCCTGTTGTCGGTATACGAATTACACTATTTGGATAGGTACCGCCACTTATATCGATAGATCCCAACGTTTTCTCTGAATATGTTATGGCAACTGCATTTGTTGTTGTGGCATTTTGAGTTGTATTACTTAAGAAAGAACTATACAGTGGCGATACACCGGGTCCTGCTTGTCCTGCTGGGCCAGCAGGCCCAGTTGGTCCTGGACATCCGCCTATTAGTGCTCGGCATCTTCGTAATTCTGTTAAATCAAATGAGCTACTCATTCCTATTTTTCTTTATTTTTTATTATTAAAAATCTTGGCGAGTCTCACGGATGAGTAAATAGTAGGACATATGCATACTCAAATCCAGCAGTCACAAGATCAATATTTCCTTCATATTTCCATCCAGCTGTCTGAGCTAAATGTACAATATCCTTGATATCGGTCATATTAAGTGTGTGTCGCTGACGTCTGACTGACTTATCCGCGAAGCGGAACGTTTCACGAAACTCGGCTGCAGGATCCTGCAAATCAAATTCAGCCTCATACGAGAACCGATCAAACTCTACCTTGCTCTTTGTTATGCGTTCCTTTGTGTATTTCTGTAGTGATACACCCACGAACGGGCTCGCCGCCTCCAGCATCGGATCAAACTTGTATTTGTTGACAACTTCAATCGCGATTGACCCTCCAGGGCGAATCCAATGAAACAAATTCTGAAAGAGACCCGCCTTATCTATAGAGTAGTAAATGACAAAAAAGAGAACCACTGCATTGCTAAATTGTCCTGCAGTAAATGTCGCCTGCTGATTCATATCACCCTGTAAAAAGGTGACGGAGTCCTTCTTTTCTTGAGATAAAGCCATCGCCGGCAGTACTACATTACGAGCACGCCGGAGCATCGCCTCACTCTTGTCTAAGCCAACGATTGAATGTACTCCCATTTTGGCAAAAAGAACCGAAGCTATTCCTGTTCCACAGCCAACATCAAGAACATCCATTTCATCCGTAGAGGCCGTCTTTTTCCACTGATGCAGAATCAGAGCAAGCTCCTGCGGATATCTACCCGAAAGTTGCGTGAGATTATCGTAGACACTCGCATAGAACTCATCAAATAGTTCCTCATTCTCGAACCACACAGTTCTTGATACCTCGGCATCACTTGTCGCTCCAGTAAATCCTTCACTGTATCCAGATTTGATGATTTCGTATTTATCCTTATAGATAAGCCAAATATAATGGAGGATACCCATAAGAATTAAAAACAGTAGAATCATTTGAAATGCGGATAACGTTGATATCTCACTCATCTCTTTGTTATGAAGATCTCTTTTTTCTACACGTCTTTGCCCGACTCGATTTCGTGCATCCACTGCGAAAGACTTTGAGAGTCTTACAAAGCGCCGAGTACTTGCAGCGGTTCAAGAGTTCCAACTCAGTCTCTAGTGCGCAGCGTAGAGACCAAAGCCACTTCAGCGTCTTATCGCGTGTTGATAAATCTGCATCATCGAATGAGCCATTTTTTAGCCAAGAGGCTCGCCACTCAGGAAAGGGTAGAACTGCAGCGAGGCTGCGCCAAAAAAGAATATATAACGGAAAACGTTCATCAGACGTTAAACAATTCCACTGGTTCTTCTCATCGTAATCAACCAGTAAATCACAAGGCAGTGCACCCTGTATCGGAACAGACTGCTTCGACGCCAAGGCCATCGGATGAAATTCAGCGATTGAAAAGAGAAAGTCCCATCCTGGAAACTCTGTACGCGTGCAACCAGTTCGCAAGAGATCGGTATAGTATTTTTCAACGGCTTCAAACGGTGGATCCTTTTCTGCCGTCAACTTCTGAGATCGCAGCTTCGCATTCACTTCATTATGAATTCTCCAGAGCCACTTTGTTAAAGTCTCTCGTGAATGAAGTGCCTGCGCCAAAGGATGCTTCTTCATATGCAAAGTCAGATTCGATCTGCAGTATTTGCAAGGTAGCACAAATGGAAGCATCTCAAAGAATGTCTGCATAGCTTTTCGATCATTTGAGGGTGTGTATGCAAATGTGATTGCGTGTAAAAGTCTCCAACCGGAAGGCCCCCAAAATCGGGTATCCATCTACTTGGGCTTATAAAGATAAGAGCTATACTTGTGTAGATGCTACCTTCATCAAACTTAGCAATAGGAATTGTCTGGAAAGGGAATGGACTAACGCCTTGTGATGCAATTCAGATTGTCGCAGTACTTCAGTATTGGTACACTCGTCTATATCAGGCAAATATGATATCTTGCTCATTTGAGCAGTTTCTCTTTGACGCAATGACAAAAAAGAAGGTTGGTCCTGTGATTGTTGAATGGATTGACGCTGCAAATATATTTACTTATTCAATTCTCCCCTGTATAATGATTCTAAATGGATTCTGGTATTCATTTCCAATTTCAAAAAAGATAACACCTATTTGCGTATCAATGTCGTGGATTCTTGACACAGTCAATGAAACAAATGCAAATGAACTCAAAAAGCTAGGTCCTATCGGCTGTCGTGAACATCATACAGAATGTCTACTACAACTTGCAAATGTTCCTTGCTTTTTTTCAGGATGTATTACTTCAATTATGGAACAAGGACAGTATAAATATCTATCTCTCTTCAAATCTACAACGACAGAAATTGCGGATAACAATACTGTCTATACGAATTTTACTGAACCTATTGAACTCGCATACGAGCAGCTCTATTTGATGGCTCAGACTCCAACTCCTATCAAGACTTCGAATCTGAATGTATTTGTTGCTGCACGGGCATTTGGAATACCTGCTACTTTAGTTGGTGAACCCACTCCGTATCATTTAATGCTAGTTAACAAGGCTATGATTGAGCCGCATAAACTGAAGGAGGATCTGAATGCGACACTTCAGAAGTTGATCTAGTATCTACCTTTCTCACATACCACCTCTTAGACGGAGTACAAGATGTAGCGTAGATTCCTTCTGAATATTGTAGTCAGATAGAGTTCTACCATCCTCAAGCTGCTTGCCAGCAAAGATTAGACGCTGCTGGTCAGGCGGAATGCCTTCCTTGTCCTGAATCTTTTGCTTGACGTTTTCAATTGAGTCAGATGGTTCCACATCCAACGTAATTGTTTTTCCAGTTAGCGTCTTTATGAAGATCTGCATTGTTATACTTCTTCAGTACAGAATATGGTTTAGATGGCGATGTTATTTATTCTGCTTTACATACGCATTCTCAATTAAGTCAGACAATTTCACGTCTAACGTAATTGTTTTTCAGTTTATGTCATATCAAAGATATGTGTTTTATAAAACTAAGTATTTTTTGGATCACACGGACTTTAATTACGCCGGGTTCCCTTGCGGTGGCGGCGTGTCTTTCTTTGCTTTCTGCGTCTACCACCGGCGCTGCCATTAAGAGTGCGGGTATTCTTACTACTGTTAGTGAAGCTGACATTACCACCAGGGCCTGTCATCTTGGTGTAGCAGGTCATAAACTCATTGCTACCTACATCGTGACGTCCCTTGCAGTACATAACCGCAGACTTGTGAGTCGCAGCATTAACGGGCATTTGTTTATACTTATAGGGTATAAATAAATTACAAGCCCATTCCTAACTGGCTTTTTTGCCAGTAATACGTACGGGGTTGTGTTTACATTCCCATTCCGAACTGGCTTTTGCCAGTACTGCGTATGGGGTTGTGTTTACAACCCCATTCCGAACGCCTGCATATTCAGCGGCGCCAAAAATGGACGCACAGTCTGCGCTGCCTCCTCAGACTTGCATTTGACCACCGTTGGCGGGCACACGGGTCTCGGGCAAGGGGCCGGAGGCGAGCACTTGGTCGGTGGCGGGCACTTGATTTCAGGGCAACGGGCTCTCGGGCAAGGAGGGCATTCACCTGCCGACTTCTTGCACATACTGTTATCAATGATGACAGGCTGCGGCTTCGGGATGCTACTCTTCAGAACATACTTGCTCAAATCAGGAACAGGCGGGCACTCCGTCTTCAGCATATACAGAGACATATCAGGTGCAGTTCTGCAGGGCGGCACCTGCGACTTCAGAATGTACTTGCTCATATCCGGTTCAACCGTACGCGGGCACGGTGCAATCGGAGGAGGTGTAGGGCACTTTGGAGCCGGATTTGGGCAACTGCACGACCCACTCTCACCACACGATTCGCAGACCGGAGATGACCCTCCAGTAAATCCATCATAACTTCTAAATCCTGCAATCATCATAGTTCCATAGGTTCCAATTCCTCCCAATATGAGAGCTGCAACTCCTACAAGAAATAAATGGATTAAGGTGATCTTCATACCCTTCTATCGTTAGTTGCTAATTTTACGACGACGCTTATAAGGTCCAACCAGACCAATTATCAGGCGGGCATCCACACGCTTGCGGCAATCCAGAATCGAGTGTCGCACCTAGACGACCACAGATCATCTTCGTGTAGCCTCTCCAAGAGAAAGCCGGCGACATAACAGAACCAGTCGGCAGGCAGCCAAAATCAGCGGGATCTAGACCGCGAAGGCGAATCTGCTCGCAGATATCCTTATTGCGTTTCTTCCAGTCAAGTCCTGACTTTGATGTATCGAGATAACTGGGTGTTGAGGTATCAAAGGGTGATCCAGTCATCTGAGGGCTGTATGAGGAATTAGAGGATGCACCAGAACTTGACACTTGCTTTACATCTCCCTTTGAGTCAACCGTAAATGAAGCATTATAGTTCGTGCCTGTATTGTTAGAAGATCCTGATGATGAAGACCCTGTAGATGAAGAACCTCCAGATGAAGTAGTAGATCCAGATCCGTTGTATCCAAACGAAACATCCACATTAAAGTTGCCATTCTTCTGAAAGTTCTTCAAGACTGTATCAAGATTACTTGGTCCTACTATCGAAGCAAGTGCTTGCCCAGTAGGTGTTGCAGCAAATTCACTCGTGCTACCACTGCTACCACTGCTGCCGCTACCGCTACCACTGCCACTTGAGCTAAATAGATCAGCAATGGCCTTTGCAGGAGATGCCAAATTCGGAAGAATTCCATCAATATCCTCCTTAAAGACCGGAACATCCGTTGCAGTCCAGATGCCTTTATCCAACTTGTTGATCATATCGGTTATCGAGGTGTACATATTCTGGAGATTAAGGATGCGTGCTTGAGTGACCGCGTCAACCGTTCCACTCGATGATAAGGTCAGAATCGCTGAATAGATACTGCTTTGCAGATTCTGTAGATCAGTCGCCGTTGCACGTGTCTTGACTTCAGCCGCATCCATAAATCCTTCCGTGATAACACCCGAAGTCTGGAATAGACGAACCTTCCTCTGCAGATACGTGAGCTGCTGCTGAATATCGGCAACGTCCTGCTGTGTTAGCGATGACGGAATACCTGGATTGCGATCTAAGATTGAGATCTCCTGCTGCAACCTGCGACTATCAGATCGCAACTGGGTCAGAGGTAAGGACACGGTCGGGTCGCTTGTGTTCATTAACTCAACCCCCTGAAAGACCAAGAAGCCCCGTATATCCTCAAATAGCATCTTCATCTGCTGTAGTTCAGCAGGCTGTAATGCAGGATCCTGGTATGGAAAGGATCCAACAGATGCCTGCTGTGCATACGGACCATACGGAAGCTCACCTGCAATACGGGGATCAGGAAGATAGTTTGTTTTCAAAATTACCTGATCGAGTGTTTTGGGGATACTCGGTTCAGCGGGCATAACGGGAACGGGGCCTTGAACAACAGATCCAGACGCAAACCCTTCGTTCATCTTGAAATCGAGCAAGTACGTGCTGTTAGCAACCCAGATGATTGCTACAATCAAAAGTAGTAAGTATAGTATTTGTGTAGTCTTCATCGAGACTCTATCTAATCGTTGGGTCAAAAATTAACTACATATTTATTTGCTTAAACTGTACTCAAAATGTCTTCACTCAAAACATCGTTCTGCGCACTTCCAACCGTCGAACTTGGTCTCGATGAAGCGGGTCGTGGTTGCTTTTGGGGACCATTCTTTGCCGGAGCCGTCATCTGGCCACCTGAAGATGAATGGACCGATGAGCATCGTGAATGGACACCGAAAATCAAAGACAGTAAGAAAATGTCTGAGAAACGCCGTTCAGAAGTTGCAAAGGCCATTCAAGCCCTCGCAGTCGATTGGGGTGTTGGATTCGTCAGTGCAGCAGAACTCAACGAAAAAGGAACCACCTGGGCTAATCAAGAGTCCTTTCGTCGTGCAAAGGCTGCGTGTTTTACCGGCCTAGAACCTGAAGTGCTCTTGGTAGACGGTATTCTCGAGCCACTCATCCAAGGTATTCCGTATGAGTGTATTCCTGACGGTGATGCAACCTACGTACCGATTGCTGCAGCTTCCATTCTTGCAAAAGTAGGACGTGATACGTGGGTTTCAGAATGGGCTAATAAAAATAAGGAGATCGCTGACCGATATGATTTGCTGAATAATAAGGGATACGGAACAGCAAAGCATCGAAAGGGACTTGAGGTCTATGGAGCTCATAGCTTACACAGATCTCAATTTATTAGGAATTGGGTTGCTACTGAATCTACGCAGTCAGGATGTCTTATCCTTGACTAGTTCAGTGGCGGTTGCGACGGTTGGTCTTGTTCTTGCGATTCATGCGGTTGCGATTCATACGATTGCGGTTGCTGCGGTTCATGCGGTTGGCGCGTTCTGTCTTGTTCTTACGCATCATAGGAGGCATCCTATCCTTGCGGTTCATGCGGTTGGCCCGGTATGTCTTATTCTTACGCTGAGTGCGATTCTTACGAGAGGCAGTACGGTTCTTGCGCTCCCACTGCCCATGCTTGAGATCTCCAAGCATTTCCGCAGCCGAGGTTACATTTGTTTTAATAGGATCAAGACCAGCCATCTTATTATACTTATGCCCTATATATTTATTTAGAAGCCAGCAGTCTTCTTCTCTTGTTTTAATTGTTGTCGCAAAATGTCCTCTACCATTGCTAATCTGTAGAAGTTTTAGTGCATCTCCAGTTTTCTGTTTAGTCCCTCGAGCCCTCTCAATAAACTTTAACACTTCATACGGATACACCTGTAGATCCTGTTCATCAGTACGCGCCAAAATAAACAATTCAGGGATTCCTTCACTCGGAATATGCTCCATAGGACTCCATCTGGCTGTCTCAACAAGATCAACAAAATCAGTTCCAATACCAAATTCTTTCGTTTCCAGCAAGGTAAGAGGCAACTCGGGGTTGCTAATCGTACGCAGCACATCCACATAAGGACTCTCAATATAGAGGCCGCCTACAAGTCCAGGATTTATAAGCGCTGTACTGCTAGCTAACAAGCCGCCTGCAGATCGACCATACAATACTGTCTTTATTGGCTCCACTCCCACTTCCTCCTGAAGGTCCAAAATCGTAAGCCGGAGACGTTCAATTGCAACTCGACGTCCACGACGCTGTCCTTTTTCACGCCATTTCTGTGTGTGATCACCTCCACCGGGAACTGAAACCGATGCGATCGCCCAACCCGCTTTCAGAAGAGGATGCCAGCGCGAAACGAGAGCACCTGCTTTTGTAGGAATCCCGTAAGCGCCATATGCATTAATCAGCAATCCTTTGATTTCCTGTTTATCTGGACGTACAACAAAGGTCGGTGCAGGTTCAGGAGTGTAGGTAACTGTAAACGGATACGGTAGAGGATTAGAAAGAGACCAGTTCCTTGTGTTAATTACATAGGGTTCATAGCGGACATCCGAAATCCAGAGTATTGTAGGATCTCGTGAATCAGATGTAATCTCACCCCAAACTGTTATGATTGCTTTCTCATCTCGATCATAAAGAGTCTTCAGACCAAAGGATCGTTTTACAGTCCAACCACCAAGAATACTTTGCGACTCGATTGGATCTTTTGCAGTCTGATCCACATAAAACACTGATTCAGACACAAGAACAATATCTGCGCCTTTTGCTTTCCAGTGCACACCTCTCGATGAAACAAATCCTAGACGTTGAGTTTCATAGTCATTCTCCAGAACTGCAACTGAGCCATCTTCCAATCGTCTGATCTCCAGAATCTGAGTCGGATCAGAAACACGGTAGATTACTTTAGATGTTTTTGTTGTAGGGTTCCAAAGCCAGAGGCTGTCGTAGTTCAGATCTTTTGAGGATTGTAGATAGACTAGATCTGAACTAGGGAGCCAGGCAACCTGAGGCCCACACGGCATCTTCAGATGATCAACTAGAGTGGGTTTACCTGTAGATAATGAATAGATCCTAATTGTAAACCGTTCATATCCATCTGATTCAGGAACTGCCCCAGCGAATAGACCCGTCAGATCATCAATATCTGCATCCCAGACTTTTATCTGAAAGTCCTTGGCAGACCAGACCTCATTGGGGCTCCATCCATCACCCTCTACAGTAAATCCTCTGTAGGTCCAAACTGGAAGATCTGTCTTGTACTTGTAGTGCGACATCCTTGATTCTTTAAAACCCTCGAGTGCTTTAGTAAATCGGCGATTCTCTGCAGCAACTTTCTTGGAGAATTCAGATCCAAGCTTTTCAAGTGGTGCAAGATTATTTTTCCACGATACAAAGTCTAAATTTCTTATTTTTGAACTATGAGACATCGGATGTCTTCTATCTTATACGGCTTTTTACCTTTCTTTGTTTTCTGTTGGGTCTAAACAATAGAAAGGAATCACGTATCAGATGCGTCGTGTTGTTCTTTTATTTAACCAGTCCAATACATTTGGACTGAGTCAGGATGCAACCTTGTTAGAGAATGCACTAAAGCATATCGGAGGTGAGGAATTTGAGTTTGTGCGCCAGGATCCTCTCCAGCCGCCGAGTCCTGCTGATATCGTAATTCATCTTGAGGTCCCTCATCCTGTATGGATTCAGTGGGCACCCATTCAGATCTGGATGGTAAACCCTGAGTGGTGCGTGCCTGCGTGGGATTCCTATAAGGAACTTTTTACGGAGATCTGGGTGAAGGAGGAGAGTCGTGTCAAGGACTTTTCCAGCAAGGCTGTCCACATTCCTTGGTGCATTCGGGGACCCCTGAAGCCGATAGAGTCGCTCGATAATGAAACTAAGGCTGCCCTCTGGGTTCTCGGTGGCTCAATCAATAAGCACATTGCTGCGAATAAGCTTCTGCCACTTTGGCCTGACAACTGTCCTGTTATTATCACGACAGCATTAACAGAAGCTGATCTGTCAGGAAACTTCCCTGCTTCAGTAACAGTCAAGCGTGGCTTTCTGGAATCTGTCGAGATGGAGAAGCTTGCGCTCCAGTCTCCCTTACATATCGCCATCAGTGCAGCGGAGGGCTTCGGTTTCACTGCAGCCCAGGCTGAGGCTCGTGGTGCATCCCTTCTGATCAATACAATTCCTGTCTACGAGGAAACCTTTGGCGGTAAGAAATATGCTACATTTTTGAAGACACCCGTTAATGCGATCAAGGAACACTGTGGTCTAGTTGCGGATCTGTCTGGAATCACAACTCTAGATATTCAGGGAGCGTACCAGCACGCGCTCTCAGCCGATCGGTTCGGTGGCAAGGATGCCATCGATGCCAGTGAGGATCGCTACAATCGGTTTCTCGCGCTCGTCAGCGACCGCATTCTACAGCGTCTCAAGAAGCTAAAGAAGGTCAAGCCGCAGCTACCTCCTAGTCTTTTACCTGATAACTGTCCTCCTATCAGTGTTTTAACCATCACGTATAATCGCAGAAATTTCATCGATCTTGCATTTGTCAATATTCTGACCACAGACTATCCGCGAAATAAGATTCAGTGGGTCATCGTTGACGACAGCGACGACCCTAATAAGATGATTCTTGACAAGATCAAGAAGTTCGAGGAACGTGCTCCTGGCTGCGAAATAACATATGTGCCAATGACGAAGAAGCGTGCTGTAGGATACAAGCGAAACAAGGCGGTTGCAGCAGCGAAGCATAGCATCTGTCTTCATATGGATGACGACGATGTATATCCTGAGACATCCTTTCGCAGACGCGTTGCCTGGCTTCTGAATGACCCCAACACAGATGTGGTCGGCTGCACGATGATTGCAATGTACGATCTCCGTCAGGGTATCAGTGCAGTCAATGTGCCGCCGTGGGTTCTTGAGCAGCGGCAGCGTGTGAGTGAAGCATCCTTCTGTTTTTATACGGAGTATGCGAAAAAGAATCCATTTCCTGATGTCGGCAGCTGTGAGGGTGAGCACTTTGTTCCTTCCTGCAAGACCTTTGTGGAAATTCCACCGCAGCAAATTCTCGTTGCGCTCAATCACGGAACGAATACGAGCACGCGAATCATTGCAGGACGAGCTCAGACGGGCTGTTTCTGGGGTTGGCCGCCGCAGTTCATCAAGTGGCTCCACGGATTAGTGGGTGTTGAGGTGGAGGATAGCTAAGATACTACATAAATCGTTCGCATCTACAACAAGTAGATGACAACAATCTATATTCTAGGACACGGTCGCACTTTAACAGAAATGCGCAACTCACCGCTCGTCAAGAAACAGTATGCACTCAAGACGAAGGATGCAACTGTAGTCTACGTCGACAGAGACCCAGCTGTTTCTCCAGATCTGTGCTTTGATGTATGCAAAACGTGGCCTTCTGAATCAGCTTCTGTCGATACGGTGATTGACACCGTCGGCCCTGACAACTATATCTTTTTTTCAAACCCAACCTTTGTGTCTGAGCTCAAACGTGTGCTGAAGCCTGGTGGAGAGTATATCGGATACGTAATGGCTAATAAACTAGTGGAGAACTTTCAACCACTTGAAAAAGAGTTCAAATCAGTGTCTACATTTCAGAATGTACCCATTGGTACCATTGGAATTAAGTTAACAAACTAAGAAGAGCAAGCAAGACAGTTATCCTTCTGCGACTCCTCATACTCTAGAGCTAGACGCTTCAGCAAAGCAGCACGATCTGCCTTCTTCTTCTCCTCCGCTGATAGCACCGGCTCATCCTCCTCCGAGGCTGCATCTTCATCATCACTCTCAGCACTACTACTTGCCCCACTAGCATTTGATTCCTCATCAGCCTCTTCTGCAACTGTCTTAGCAGTAGTCAAAAGGGTCGGATCAATTGTGAACTTCTGTGCCATCACAGGTGCCTTTGTCCTCAAGTAATAACAGCCGGTCTTCAGTCCAGCCTTCCAGCCATAGAAGTGCATACTGGTGAGCTTCGCATACGTAGGATTCTCCAGAAACAAGTTCAGACTCTGCGACTGACAGATGAAGGGTCCACGTGCAGCAGCCATATCAATGAGCGTACGCTGCTTGATCTCCCAGCTAGTCTTGTACAACGCCTGAATATCCTCAGGGATCTCGTCGAGGCCCTGCACACTGCCATTGAGACCAATGATCTTTTGCTTTAGCTCCTGCGACCAGAGACCCCGGCTCATCAAATCCTCCATAAGATACCGATTAATCACAACAAACTCTCCGGCGAGCGTTCGGCGCGCATAGATGTTTGTGGTCATCGGCTCGAAGCATTCCGTATATCCCAGAATCTGGCTGGTACTGGCCGTTGGCATCGGAGCAATCAGGAGAGAGTTCTTAAGACCCCGGGCAGCCATCGCCTTCAGAACTGTCCAATTCAATGTTCCTTCCTTTTCGGTTATCGGCTGAATGTTCCAGAGATCCGGCTGGAGGCGCCACTTAGATGCCGGCGATCCAACAAAGGTTTCATAGGCGCCCGTTTCCGCCGCCATCTCCGAACTCGCTTCAACTGCCGCAAAGTACATGTGTTCAAAGATCAACTGATTCATTCGGGCAGCTTCGTCCGACTCCCACGGCATCCGAAGAATTGCAAAGACATCTGCAAGTCCCTGGATTCCAAGACCAATCGGCCGATGGCGAGTATTGCTTCGCCGAGTTTCCGGAGTCGGATAGAAGTTGATATCGATCACTCGGTTCAGAGCCCGAACAACCGATTTGGTCACCGACCTCAACCGCGCAAAGTCAAATGTCTGAGTCTCCTTGTTACAAAACGCCGGTAGAGCGATGGAAGCCAGATTGCAAACTGCAGTTTCCTCCGGACTGCTGAATTCCATAATCTCCGTACAAAGATTGCTGGACTTGATCGTTCCCAGATTTTGCTGGTTGCTCTTTCGGTTCGCCGCGTCCTTGTAAAGAAGATATGGAGTTCCAGTTTCCATCTGGCTGTCCAGAATCTTGAACCAGAGTTTCTGGGCGCTGACCGTCTTTCGGCCGCGGCCTTCCTTTTCGTATTTCGTATACAATTCCTCAAACGTATCACCCCAAACATCCGAAAGGCCGGGAGCTTCATTCGGGCAAAACAGAGTCCAGTCTCCATCCGCCTCCACCCGCTTCATAAAGAGATCCGGGATCCAGAGAGCGTAGAAGAGATCACGGGCCCTCTCCTCCTCCGCGCCGGTGTTGTTCTTTAGCTTCAAGAAGTCCTCCACATCCGCGTGCCAAGGCTCTAGATAGATCGCAAAGGAGCCATTGCGCTTACCACCTCCTTGGTCAACATAGCGTGCAGTGTTATTGAAGACTCGCAACATCGGTACAAGACCATTGCTGGTTCCATTCGTGCCCCGGATCACGGACCCTCGAGCACGAACATTGTGCACGTGAAGACCAATGCCACCTGCATACTTGCTGATGGCCGCACAGTCGCCGAGACTCTTGTAAATTCCGGCGATACTGTCATCCGTCATCGCCATCAAGAAACACGAGCTAAGCTGAGGCCGAGGTGTTCCAGCATTGAAGAGAGTTGGTGTGGCGTGCGTATAGACTTTCGTCGACATCAAATCATAGGTCTCAAAGGCCTGTTCCAGATCCATTGGTGTCGTTGCAGCACCGCTGGTCCAAAGACCCAGAGCCACTCGCATCCACATATGCTGGGGCCTTTCAAGAATACGACCCTTTGTATCCTTGAGCAAGTAAGAGCGCTCGAGTGTCTTGAAGCCAAAGTAGTCAAAGTCATAGTCGCGATCATACTGGATCCGGGACTCAATTTCCTTTGAATACAGATCTACGACAGCTTCCAGATCCTCGCTGACATACCGGAAGTTTGTTCCAGTGTGCTCGAGTGTCTGATGACTAAGAGTCTTGACGACCTTACTAAAGCTCTCCTCAGTGTTCTTCTGGTGATTGCTTACAGTCAGACGGCAGGCCAGGATGGCATAATCCGGATGCAAGGTTGACAAACTGGCTGCTAGCTGTGCAGCGAGCTCGTCCAACTCGCTTGTCTTGACGCCATCATAGATCTGTGAGAGGACCTTCTGGGCAATTGCATCAGGCTGGACCTCGAGACCCTTGGCAATCTTTTGCATACGACGCAAAACCTTGTCAAAGGAAACTGACTCATTCTTTCCATCCCTCTTGATAACGCGCATACTACGGTGCATTGTGAGATTGTATTTGACCAAGGGGGCGCAAGCGGGTCAATTTTAGGGGTCAAGGCGAAGGTTGATTCCCAAACTCTTCTAAGCAGTCAAGTATCTCAATCCAGAGTTTATAGAACATAATCTCCGAAGTGAGAAGTGTAATCCAGTTTGTAGAATATGAAGTGTCTTGTCCAATGATAGTTGTTTCAGAATCCTCATCCATTCATTCCAACTGCTGCTACCGCGGTAAAAATTGAACTTGTAGCCTGTGTTTTAAACGCATCAAACAATGGCTGCTGCAAAACGAATTTCTCGTGAACTTACTGATCTTCGTAGTGATCCACCCGCAAATTGCTCTGCGGGCCCAATAACGGATTCGGATATCTTCAATTGGGAAGGAATTATCTTTGGTCCGCCGGACTCTCCCTTTAGTGGAGGCGTATTCAATGTAAATATTCAGTTTCCTGGTGATTATCCCTTTCGGCCTCCTCGTGTAGTCTTTACTACGAAGATTTATCATCCAAATATCAATTCACAAGGCTTCATTTGCCTTGATATTCTCAAGCAGAATTGGTCTCCGGCACTAACAATTTCAAAGGTGCTTCTGTCAATTCTGTCAATGCTGTGTGATCCAAACCCTGCTGATCCTCTAATGCCCGATATCGCGACCCAGTACACAAATAATCGTGCGGAATATGAGCTTACTGCGCGTGAATGGACAGTGAAGTTTGCTTCAGGATCAAAATGAACCCTCACGATAGAGGGCAGTATGTCTGTTAATACAATTCTTGCAAATATACACGCCATAGGCTGGTTTTTTATTGGAATGGTCGTGATGGGTGTAATTTACGCATTCTATCCTGCACTGTGCCGAAATGACGGATTTACCGATTTCTTGACGAACAGCGGCTATCCGACAACGCAGGAGTGCACGATGCCTCTGACGACCCCGATGCCGCTCAATTCTGGCCCTGCGAATGCAACAATAACAGACCAGAGAACTCCGTACCATCTGCTCGGCGATTATATGGAGTCAGGCCCTGAGCGTCTCAGTACTCTCAAATCAGAATGTTCCTACATGACTGATGCTGAGAGGTTGATTGAGAAGACCGGTTCATACGGTCAAGTGACGAATAACTACAAGCGCAAGACGCCTGACAATGGATCTGCATTGATGCGTGAGCTTGCGCTTTCATTTTACAAGATTTAATTTACGTGTTTGACGTCTACGTCTTTTATGGCGTGTTCTCCTTTTCCTTACACCACCTTTCCATTCAGAAACAACTAAAACCATTCCATTTTGTTTTAGCTGTTCCTCCACTTCATCGTCTTTCATACCCAAGAGTTTTCCTGATTTTCCAGATGCAGTCTTTGACCAGCCCGGTATAACCTCTTCAGCTTCTGCCCACCAAAAGGATCCTTTTTTTGAAACAGTGTATTTCTTAAGATTTACAAAATACTCTTTTCCTTGTACATCTACCTTGTATCGATCTCCCTCGATCAAGACCATCTAGTAGTTGCGTCGTGTTTTTCTAGCACGTCTCCGTGTTTTGTTTACTAGACGTCTACCACCAACAGGCGCTCTAAAGATTGATCCCGCAGCATTGTCGTTTGTAGTCTGACCGTAAGTAAACACTGGTGAAATTGCAGATTCTAGAGCCCGTTCATCTGCTGCAATCTCTGCTGCATTCCAGTTTCGTAAAACTCGTCCACCCGCCAATGGCGAAAACTTGGTAAGTTCTTTAGTAAGTTTCTCCCCAAGAGATTTGCTTGATTCCTTACCTGTCGGCCGAAAGCCAGGAAGGATCACCTGCATTTGGGTCAAAAGTACATTGGCCTCTTTGCTTCCTGCATAAAATGCATTCGACGGAAAGCTCTCGATGAACATTTCAGCAATCTTCTTATTGGCCATACGCACCTCGTACTTTTTGACGACTACGTAGCGATTCTGAATAGCATTCATTAAGCCAGTATGCATTCGCGTATCATCGAAATAGTAGAGTTCAGTTGTATCGACTGCTTGTCCGATGCACGCCGAAATTCCCGCAACAGACTTCTCACGAAATCCATTCGGATCTTTCGGTTCCACTGCACGGCACGGATCATCGAGAGATGCCCGGGGAGACAAGCACTGGAGTCTCCCACTCGGTCCAATCAGAAGTTGATCCTGAGGAACACTGTAAGGTTTTCTTACAAGTGTAAGTGCCAAGATGTGGTCCATCGTATCGAGCAGAGTCGAAATACCATTGTTGCTGTACAAAAAAAGGTGGTCGACAAGACCTTGTTGGCGCAGCTTGAGTAGCTTCGGTAGAAGTGTTAAGAAGCTCGGCCTCAAAAATGTGCCCTTTGTCTCGATTTCATTGAGCGCTAGCCGCAAATAAAAAGAGTTTGTTGACTTTTCTAGAACTGACCGAGTTACATTCGAGACGCTCGGTGATTTCAGGGCCCTAGGCATTAGCCGTTCGAGAATAAGGATAAAAGGAACAATCGAATATCCTTGTGCTAAACATTCATCAAAATCAAATCCGATGACCGGTGCCATCCTTCTTACTGCTACTCAAGTTTTGTTACCTGGACGCCTTTTGTTGCGATCGGTACCTCATCCGGTTCGGAGTCTACAATGAGACACTTCGTATCAGCCTTCTTACGTGATGACTCGGGCAGCACAAATTCACCTTTCTTTGCTCTTTCCACATCAAGCCAGAATTCATCTAGTTTCGGCTTCAGAGTCTCAAACCACGCTGCGTCGCGATACACCGTCGTGTGAAAGTAATCTGGCGATGTCCAGACATTGAGTTCTAGAGTCTGCTGATTGAGCTCGAGATCCGGTCGCCAGTTCAGATCACCGAGGGGTCCATAGACGTATTTGCAGGGTAACCACTCTTCCTGCACTTCGTTAAAGCAACCGACAACTGCAACAAGACCTTTCCACTTAGTCTCCTCGGCTGGCTTATAGTCAGCTAGACCGCATAAATCAAACTTCATCTCGACATACTCACAGGCACGCACGCCTGTCACCTCCATCTGAAGCTGCATCTGATAGAAGTACTCGAGCGGCAACTTGACACCGATCTTGCGCGACTTCGGACACTTAATTTCTAGCAAGTGGCCACCGCGCTCTCTGAACTTCTTGGCTCGTAAAATTAGACCATCCGGGCTAGCAGCAAACCGCGGATCTGTAGGATGTACGAAGCGACCGCACTCGTGAATCAGCGCATCCCATTCTGACTCGAGTACAAGTTTGACAACTGGCTCGAGACAGATTCCCCAGTCAAACGGACTCATCGATCCGAGTCGTGAGATATTCGTAGAACCCCGTCCAGATAGCTCAATCTTACCAGCCTTCTGGAGTGCGAGTGTTGCACGCTCACGCGGGCTACCGAAAATCTTATAGATTTCACTGGCTGTCACCCGTGTCAGAAACTCGGCATACCAGTTCTCAGATCGCTGTTCTGTCTGAGGCTTACTGAGAAGCGCGTGCACGATACCTGAGTCCACCGGCTCAGTATACGCAGGCTGCTGCCACGTAGAATACGCTTCCAAAAGCCCTGCTGTTATGTCGTGGACTAGATCTGACTGAGCCTCTTCTTTGACGTCAAAGTCGGCAGGATAGACTGTCTGAAGGTAGCGCTTGAAATCAGTCTTCCAGTCGTCAATCAAGTCTACGTGGCTCGGTTTCGGCATAACAGTCTCCCATTCCTCAAGACACTTAGAAAGCTCATCAAACATCAAATGTACTTGATCAGGTACAGGTTGATAAGTTTTCATTTTTTTGGCCTTGCTCGGCTTTGCAAGTGTATCATTCACTTGCGGGTCCATCTACTCTAGAAGGAGTTGTTGCTGGTTCTTTACCCCGTCTCTTCTGTGTCACAACTGCCTTCTTCTCAATCAGCGAAAACTTGACGGATCCCGCAGCCGTCGTGTGCGCAACGAGTCCCTTAATTTCGGTGATTTGCTCCTTGTCTGAATCATACGTGACAGATGCCTTGCTATTCAACACCTTACGATCAAGTCCCTTGATCAAAAGCTTGAATAGCAAATCCTCATCTTCCGCATTCAGGTTTAACCGAGCCTTTTCCCGCTCAACAAACTCACGTAGACGACCAATACGTAGTCCACGTTCAATCTTATGCCAGGGGCGATGAAGAGCATTTTCCGCATCCTGATGTAAGAACTGGAAGGTCTTTTCGTAAAAACCAAGAGCAACAGCTCCGCTCACATCCAAAACAGTGTGAGATTTTCTGTAGGTCTTACCCCTTGAACTGCTATCTTGGTTCATACCTTCTATAGTAATAATGATTGTCAGCCTTAGACCTTGCTAAAAAAATCTCTAATGGTGTTTACCTCAGGCAATGCAGTCGCACTCCAGAATTGATTACAAAAAACATTGCAACCGAGCAAGTCCGTCGGCATAGATAATGTTCGCCAGCAATCTTCAGATGCATTTGGAAACTCCACTTCTTCCCAGGTATAGAACTCGGTGAGATTTGTTTTCACTGTGTCAATCTCCACAAAGTAGCACAAGCCGAGTTTGACAGGTGGTCCAACAGCAATCAGATCGTTCTTCTTGAGAATTGTCTTAATGTTAGAAGGTTTTATAGTATCTTCGATCGACCAAAGTTCCTTGCCTCCGTTCGATAAAAAGAGACTGTATCGTGTCCAGCTGCTATCTACAGATTTATAATACGGGACGATAAACATCTTCAAATAACTCTGTTGCACCAGTTTAGATGTCGGTTATCATACCTACACGTATAGTGAACCCTACACCCTTACCTCAATTTGTTATCAGATCAAGGAGAGAACCATCGAGTCGCGATGTCGTAAACGCAGGATTCATTGAGTCCTGGAATTCTGGCCCTCCGGTTCTACAGTCAACCTACAGACCCTCTGCTCAACTTGTCCACTTAATTAATCGTAAGGGTGATACCTTCTATGACCAGAATGGACTTCCTTCACGAAAGATGCTACCATTAAGTCTTCCTGCAGCACCGTTTGATCCGAACGGAGCTAAACTCGAAGGCAACTCCTATTTTGACCAGTACTCACCGCGATTTGATCCTCGCAACGCGATGCGTGAACTCAAGTCCGTTGTTGTTGAAAGCCGTGCAGATAAGGGTATTGCAGAGTCTCGAGACATTTTGACGCGGAATTTTACAGGACGGTATTTACCTCCTTTGTTTGCGGAAGAGAACAAGTTGAATTCACTGCGTAGCCTCATATGAATACTCAAAAAATTGAGCTAGATTTCTACGATTAAACAAGCATAATGGCGACTCACTACACCAATGCACTTCCGAGTGCTACGCTCCCAAATCTTACGACAAATGGCTTCCGGTCATCTGTACAAACAACAGCAACAAATACGGAGCCTCCAGCAGTAGAGCCACCTGTTGCTCAGATTAGCCTCCTAGAAGATGACTTTCCGCAAGAGATGCTTCGCAGCTACGCAATTGAGGCCAAGAATCAGATTCAGACCTATCACCTAGATATCTTTGTAGCTGGTCTGCTTATCGGTACACATCTTCCTAAGATCGGATGGATGACACTTTCATATGCTGCAACCTTTCCTGTTCTCATTGCGGTCCAGCATCCTGATGTGTTCATTCAGTTGTATAAGAAGAAACCTGAGCACATTATTATTCTTGTATCAGGCCTAGTGGCGTGCCAGCTGTATGCACTGTTTTGTATTCGAAATCTGATCTTCTAAATTAATTTCACCTCTACTACTATACAATGGCCAGCCGAATGATGACTCGCAGAATGGCACGCAAGACTGCACGTAAGACGGCGCGTAAGACGGCGCGAAAGATGACGCGTAAGATGAACCCGAAGGCGATGAAGTGGACTGGCTTCGTCAAGAAGGTTTATCAGGAGTTGAAGAAGAAGGATCCGAATGCCAAGCTCGGTGATGCGATGAAGGAGGCTTCTAAGCGCAAGGCTGAGATGTAAATTACAAATTCACATCAGGAAGATGTAAAAAGGGTTTTCACATCAGGAAGATGTAAATTAGTTCTAGCGAACAAATTCACATCAGGAAGATGTAAAAAGGGTTTTCACATCAGGAAGATGTAAATTAGTTCTAGCGAACAAATTCACATCAGGAAGATGTAAAAAGATTATAAAGTTGTAATCAAAAACAAACACACATAATAAGATAAATGATCGGGCCAGCAGAATTAATAGTTCCAGCAAGCGAGGTCATTCTAGCATCCTACCCAATTCTAATCAAATCAGTCGACACAAACCTCTGGACGCAAGTTTTTGCACGAAACCTCGTCTACTCCAGCATTGCCGCCTTCATCCTCGGATTCGGCAAACATGGTTTCTCAGGTGTCTCCCTAATGAATACATCCGGTGGCGGTCTTCTCAACCTGTTTCACGTAGGCGTCAGCTACAAGGCCTTTTCTGATCTACCCGCCGGCAATGCGATATCTATTTTCTATGCCTATCCAATCTGGAATTTGATCGGTGCATACTTTATCTTCAATGAGCGTATTCCGTGGTATCAGATACCTTGGATTGTACTTGCCGTTGTAGGAATGTTAATGATTGCACGACCCGAGGTGAATTCACCTATCGCAGAGAAGCCGCTTGGTATCCTCGCAGCAGTCTTTTCTGGTATTTCAGAATCTATGATTTATTTCTTCTTCCGACTCCTCGGCAACCAAGAAACGACTTTCAGAGGAATGTTTGAATTGTACGGTGGAAGCCTAGGATGGATGTTGCCTGTTGTGGGTCTTGCGTCTCTTTTTGGTAGTACTAATGCGAGCTTACCAAAACTGGATCTATCAACCAAGTCGTGGGTGCCGATGATTCTCTTTAATTCACTTCTTGGATTTCTTGGATATTCGATGCGTTTCGCCGCCATTCCCTACGTCTCAACAATGATCTTCAGTGTGTTAAGCTTCTTCGGAATTGTCGCGGCCTACGTCTTTGGTTATCTGTTTGAGGGTGAAAAACCATCGATTCTCGCAGCTGGCGGATCTCTGGCTATTCTAATTGCCAATATAGCAATTCTAAGTCAGAATTAGATGGCAGCACCCGAGTATAGTGCCGATTTCTTTTTTAAGACTAATCAAATTATGAATCCTATATTTTATGATGAATATAACCGTGTTATAACAGATCCAACCTTTTATGAAAAGGATTCAATTCAACCTCACATTAGGAGTGTAAGTTATTATAGTGAAGTTATTCTTGTTCCTTTGCCCACTGATACAGATAGACCTCGATTTGAAGTACGAGTCGTTAAAAGTGATTCAGAAATTAATGAAGAAAATGAAAGTGCAAAAAGAATTAATAATAATGAGTATTTTTTAAATACAAATTCATTAAACTATGAAGAATTACTATCTCAATTAAAAAAGAAATATAGAAAAACAAATGGTTCACCTCCTGAAAATCCTATGAATGTTCCAAGCAATATCGGTAATCATCTGAGATTAATTGAATTGAAGAAGCAATTAATTAATTATAAGAAAATCCTCGAGCGTGTTCTAGCAAAGAATCTAAAAGATGAACAATTTGAAAATCTCTTTACAATGAATCTTAAGAAGAGCTTCTATGAAGATCCCCTTTCAACTCTAAAGAATATTGCAAAAGTGTATCCTAATTTGGAACTCAATAAGCTTGAAGTGTATAGATCGCCTGAAGAAATTCAAAAACGAATTGATGACATTGATGAAGATCGTATCAAGTATTTGAAGTTGGTTGAAAAGAATAAGGAAGAAATCGCAAAATTTACAGCGGTTGTCAATAAAAACGGAACACGAAAGCGAATTCGTTTGGCTCGTATGGGTGGCAAGAGACGATTAAATAAAAAATCAAGACGAAACAGAAAGTAATAAATTAGATCTTTATTAATCAAACTCAACCTTGATATCCACTACACGGTGGCAGACGGTATTATTTAGAGCAGTCTGAAAGGTAGTTCGTACACGCTTGCTCGTCGTGGTTCCAGGCTTTGACACGGATGCAGTAGAACCAGTCGATGAATCCGTTCCCGTGCGCGTTGACCGCGACCTGCTGAGCTGCTTCATATGAGCATTCATCTCCGTCTCCACCACCTCCTGGTTCTTCTTCAGATACTCGATGATATTCTTCTCGATGGCCCAGCGAAAGAAGTTGAGTTTACCAACCGTGGTCACAAAGGGCTCAACACCAGGCAGACTGAACATTATACGCTCACGTCTGCAGAACGGATCAAACAACTTCTTACTATATGCCTTCAGCTGACTCTTATAACTCATATAGACCATAAACTCCTGGCCCTCGAGGAGGTAGCCAATGCTGTGGCGCTTGGCATAGTTCGTCACAAACCAGTCAATGAGCCGAAGGCTGATTAAGGAGGTTCCCTGTAGAAGTTCAATGACTTCCTGCAGATCCTTGCGACTGGAATAAAACGCTTGAAGACTCATTACAATCAGCTCCTGCTTGCAATGAATCTTACGCCGCCTCGTCTGAGAATCGGGAGCGGTTCCCTCGATGGCGGTCTGAGGAATCAAGGTTATGGGTTCTTGTAGTACCTCCATCGTATGCTTGAGTTGATTTAGGTTTTTCTTAAGCGCCAAAATTACGTAGTGTAGAATTCCGTAGTCTAAGTTAGAGAGGGTATGTCAAATCCTTCAGTTAGTCTTCTTCCGGATAATCCATCAGCACACTTTACTCCAGTCCAAGGCGGCGGCTTGGGTGTTGAAATGAGTGGAGGCAAAAGATCAGATCCGCAATGGAAATCAACGCCTGTTTTGATTCCCGTTGCGCAAAACTCTGAAAGCTTTCGGTCAACCCCCACAAATGTCAAGCGCTTTCACACACTTTGGCGAAAGACTCTTGGTCCATCTGTTCCTTCTAGGCACAAGCCTCGTGCCGATCCCGTCTTTGTTATCGGTTCTTTGAATGAACGCGAGGTCAAGGGGTTCGTTGCGGCGCCTTTACGCGGCAACCGGAACGCAGCGCAGGATGTTCTCGGCTGGGCCGCTGTTCAGATTCAGATGCAGCCGGAAACCTATGTGGTCTTTGCTGAGCCCTTGACAGCTGGAGGCAGTAAGGCCGATGGTGAGTGGATTCATCGGCAGATCGAGTCCTTGGCGGCCAAGTACCCTGGACATATCATTGTTGTCGGAGAAAGAGAACTGAATACTCCGTATACTTTGCCAGTTGTCGATGGCATCTTTTTCTACTCAGTTCCTGATTCGGAGAAGCAGATTGCCTTTGGATATCTGCCGGATCCTAGGCTCGTCTATGAGCGCCACACACAGGCTCTCGAGTCGCTGGATATTGATACGATTCGGACACCTGCAGCGGGTCTGAAAAGGGCAGATGACTCGGAGGAGATCATCACTGTGAGTTTTCGAAAGCCGTCGACGGCCTACTCCACAGACAAGGAAATGAAGTCGCAGACGTTGAAAGGCAGACACGATCACGTATGGAGCGCACCTCCCGGATGGGTGTCGCAGATTTCCTTCGGTGATCGGGCTGTTTCTGCACGGCTGGCTCAAGAAGGAGGTGTAGATAAGGTTGCTGTCCCTACTGCCCCTGCTGCTTCCCCTGTTAAATCTGCTCCTGCAGCTGCTGCATCGCAAGGATCTGGCCTCGCACCTACACCTGCAGATTCTGAACTGCATACAGTCACTCTCGGTGATACTGCCTATAAAGTACGTAAGGTGACAGATGCAGTCAAGGCTGATTGGCTGGCTCAGAAATTTACGGAAGATGAAAAACGGCTGCTTGAGGATCAGCAGCTTCGATATGATACTAAGATCTATGCGTTGTTTCTCGAAGGAATGGTCGAGGAGCAATGCAATACAGAATCGTCTACCTATAATTCTCCTGCGTGTGGAGTGTTTCGGTATATAATGGCGGATCGGATGTACCAGAAGTTGAAGCAGCGCAATCGTGGTGTGGCGAATGTAAAGGTTGATGGTGTTGCTCCAGCTGGTGATACTGCTAAGCCTGCACCTGCTGCACCTGCTGCACCTGCAGCACCTGCAGCTCCTGCAACTCCTGCAGCTCCTGCAGCCCCTGCAGCCCCTGCAGCCCCTGCAGCCCCTAAAGTTTCATTTGCCCCTGTACCTACAACGGGTGTCTCAGTATTAGACGAAGAAGATGATGTAGATCATTGGGCTGAAGATGATGAGGATAATTTTAAATTATTTAAGGATAAATGGAAGGAATATGGTGTTACAGGTGATCCAGTTATGAAACGAGATGCTACAAAAGCTCCAACTAAGGGTTCAATTAATCAATTAAAAGCAGCAATAAAAGCAAAAAATCTAAGGATACGTGCATCAAGTTTTGCTTCACTTCCGAGAAGTCCTAGCGGAGGAACACGCAAAGTTAAGATGGGCAAAGGCAAGAAAACCCGCAAGAATCGTACTTAATAAATTAATTAACAAATCATTGTTTTTCATTCAAGACAAACAATGAGTTGTAAAGTGTATTTAGAACTATAAGTTATTTGAGTTTTTGTGCACTTTTTTCTAAAAAGTGCTTTACATACGCGGGAAGCCAACGAGGTTAGCGCCCATACCGAAGCCGGCACCCTGGCGAGCTACAACCGCGATGGAAGGGGTGAACGTGTCGAGGAGAGCGAAAGTGGCGAAGGCAGCAACACCGATGGTTGTGATCTCACCGAAGTTGGGCTTCTTCGGGTTCAAGACGAGAACGGCGACGAACGCCACGACGAGGCCCTCAATCGTATACTTGAGCACGGCAGTTAGAACATCACCGAAGGAAAAGTCCATCTTCTTATACCTTCTAGGTAGAAATTATGTGGCGAGACATGCGCTAAGATACTTTAAGAGTTTATCTTTTCATATCCCAGAACCCCAATGTCTTCTGATAACTCCGCTGCGCCCGCTTCAGTTAAGGAAGATTTCCTCGAGGAGGACCCTGAGATCCGCAGCCAGAAGTTTGTACTTCTTTCCTTTCTCAGCCCCGAGTCAGTCCTCGATAATAAGGACCAGTACTTTTTCAGTGAATTTGTCAAGCAGTACGAAATCGACTACAAGATCCGGAATCTGGAAACCTATCTCGTTTCAGTTGTCCGGGGAGTCAATGATAAGCTAACGACTGAGGCCGATCGTCTTGAAGCAGCCAGCCCTGATCTCAGTGGTGCTGCCCTTCTCTGCCGTAAGGGTCGCCTCGATATGGCATCCATTCTCCAGACTTACCACAACTTCGTAAAGGAGAATGACAAGACCATCAAGAAGACGACTATTAAGGAGGCCTACGACGATTTCCTCTTCAAGCAGCAGTCCAAGCTCGAAGATGAGTTCTTCCAGAAGAATGAGTTCCGCACCAGTATCCGTGGTCTGAAAGTCCGGGGAGTCACCGGAACTCACGGCGAGGCTGTTGCAATGGCCAAGAAGCTCCAGCGCTCCGATGCAATTCACAATATCTTTCTCGGTGAGGTCGGCAAGTGGCTGCCGTGGGATCCTAAGCCGCACCAAGTCCAGGATCAGGAGTACGCTGAGGACCAGCTCAACCAGCTGATGAAGCGCTACAAGGACAACGAAGAGGCTCGCGACAAGTTTATGACGGAGCAGCGCAAGAGTGGCATCAAGAGTAAGACAAAGGAGGTCCTCGGTGCTGATGGCAATCCGGTATCCGGAGAGGCATCAGAAGATGGATGGGGAGCTATGTTTGGCCCTAAGGGCGATTTAGCGATGCAGCGTAAGCAGGAGGCTGCTGCAGCGTCAACACCCGCTATTCCTAAGGATACGATGTCTTCATAAGTTAATTCAAGTTAATCATACCAATTTGATTGTACGCGGCGCCCTGGTCCGGGGCCGCGATATCAACACACTTATTCTCCTGGCAGAACGTACCCTCGGGACAGGGTGTCTCCCGCCTGGCGCACGGCGCATCAATACCACCGCACTGAGGGGCAGTGCAAGAGGACATATCCTTGCCGACATTGACTTCCATCGCAAAGCCCTCGATGCACGTGCCACCCATACACTTCTGGCCAACAGGGCACTGGCCATTCGCCATACACGGTAAAGTTGCACCACGCGCATTCTCCGCCGGCGGAGCATACGGCGTAGGCTTCATTATCTGAACAACAACGAAGCAAAGTACTGTGACAAAAAGGACAAGACCAAGAGCTAATCCTAAGTTCAGATTCATTCTTACTAACCTAGTCTGCTAATTTTGATTACGGACTAGGAGGTTAAGGATAGGTAGGGATCTGATTTGGCGGTAAGACTGGCTGATTTGGAATCGCGCAGAACCCATTCATACATACGGTTACTCCTCCGCACGGTGGCAGATCTACTCCGCATCGTCTGCCTGGTCCGCCTGCCATAAATCCTTCATTTAATCCGGAAAGTCCAAGAAGGATTGCTCCAACTCCTACAATCAATAAAAAGGCCATCCATAAGGGTATCTTAAACATCTGCTCTCTACTTAAGGTCTATATCTGTCTAGTTTCCTTTGCGTACCTGAATCTGCGGGCCCTTCAGCTTAATTGCATTCGATGCATCATACTTGTTGATCTCAGACTCCTCCTGGTCTCTGTAGTGCTGTGCTGAGTGGCTCCAGAATTCGGGCGCACCAATGCGGAAATCGCCGTGAAGCTCCGCCTTGTACCAGAAAATGATATCCTCAATCTTATTACTCTGTGTGTTGTTACTGATAACAAGACACTCGTAATTCTGAGTGCACTGGTCCATCACCTGGCAGAAGAACTCGAAGGAAGGAAATGCCGAGCCGTAGTTCTCAAAAATACGACGACGATTGCTCATATATGGCTCACGCAGAATGAAGACATAGTCGACGTTCGTTCTCAGAATAGGCGGAACACCCAACGGAT